ATACAGAGATTACGACAACGCAACTACCATTTATAATGATAATGGTGTTATGTACTTATCTTCCGCAGATCATGATGGTACAACTGGTGGCACTCTTTACACACTTCCATCTGATGAGTCAAAATTACTTCAGTTCATTAAGGAATGTACCATCTATCCGGATGATCTTGAAGATTACAGAGGTGAATACGCAGATGGTATGACAGATGATGAAATCCTTCTTGAAATGTTATATGATGATATCTGCCAAGATTCTTATGATATTGATTGGTTCAATCTCATTACTGGAGATTATACGAAGTATCTCGAACCGATTACAGTATAATGTATGTTCATTCAGTGCCGAGAATATTCTCGGCACTATTTTTATGTATATTTTTATATAAGATAAATTTTTTAATAAATTTATAATTTTCATATTGACATAGTTTACTCCATATGATATATTATTCTTGCCGAAGATAAATTTGGTAAATATGTTATCAGAAGGAGATTTTAATATGCTGAAACTATCACTATGCAGACCGATGCTCATTGACACACACATACAAAGAATTGCAGATAAACTCCCATATTCTATGGAAGATCTTATGTACGTTCTCAGATGTATAAAATTTATTTACAAGAATGATTCTGGTGAATTCGAATTTTTGGATACATCTGTCAAGTCAATTTCTAATGATATGGATGCAACTAAGCTATCTTATGGTCCAGATGCAATTATAGAAATTTGCAATGCACACAATGTAGAGATTCATCCGATTACAGAAATTGAAGTTCCAACATTGTTCTATTTTGAGAACTGCAACATTATATGGGATGATGTATGTTATTTGTTTGCCAGAGTAGAAAACAGATCTTCAAGACTTGGAAAATTATTAGAACTTAATGCTCCTAGCATAATCATCATGAATGAAACCAGGATGCTTGAAGAATATCTTGAAACATTAGAGCATAATAACCTTTATAGTTGGATGGGTTCTGAAGAACCAAAGCATATGCAGGATTCAAGTGGTAGAATTTATAGGGCATTGCGTGATGGTGGGTACTCTATGATTGATGGATTTGACCGTGAATTTCTTGATGAGATTGACAGCAGGTACGAAATCGAATCTGACAGTGATTTTGAAAGTGAGGATTAATGTATGACAGAATTTCAGGAACTGATTAAAAAGGCTATTGGGCCAAATAGAACTCAAAGTGAATTTGCAAAAGATGCAGGGATTACTCCACAGTATCTAAATCGTTTGCTTAATTCAGATTCAGTAGGTAAGCCTACAAAATCTACTCTTGCAAAACTTGCTGGAAATTCATTCTCCGGTATCCCACTTGCAACGTTTATGAAAGCATGCGGATATGAAGATACAGAAGATACTATGAAATCAGAACTTCGTAAATTACCAATTTATGAGCGAATTCAACGGTGTGTGGAAACAATTACAGATGGTATAAAGAAGTTGTCCGGATCCAATACGATTTACAATAGTCTTTATGAATGTGTGGATACATTCTTTACAATCTATGATGAAGAGGATGTTAGCGTATATGTTGGAAAGCCTATGGATGTTCCAAAAGGTGAAGTCGGATTTGCAGAAAAAGCATCTGTTATCACCATTTCCTGGAGTGACGAATATGATTTTGAAGTACGTAATGTGAAATACAAGGGATTTTCAGCAAAACTTGATATCCTTATATTCTATTCGGAAACAACTGGTGGATCGGTAATTATTTGTGATGTTAAAACTGATCAGAAGTCACTTATTGATTACCATTCTGATGTTGCATTTGAACTTGATTCCATGGGAGAATATCGTGAAGATGGGTATGCTTGTGTAATTCAGTATCATAGAAAACATAAGATTCCTACAGGGGTTACAGCTGAAGAACGATTACTGAACGCAATATTTGGTGATATGGATGGAAAAGTTTACACAGTAGTTGATGCAGGACCTGGATTTTACATTGACAAAACACCAATTTACGTGATAAAGAATTTCATTGAATCTCACAAAGATTCATTGGATGATGTATGCCTGTCTCGTCATGAGCAGCTTAAAGATACACTTACAGAACAAAATATTATGGAATACGAACAAGATGAGAGTTATCCATCCTATTTAATCAATTGTATCATTCGGAATGAATCTGGCCTTACTACCGTATCTAACTGTGATACTAAGTTTGAATCTAACCGACTTGCCATCATATATCCGGCAAAGCATCCATGGAATTATTCTGATGCTGAAAAGGAGATGTCAAAATCCACGGTTAATCAGATATTGGATAAGTATGCAAGAGAACTTAGATCTAAAGTAGAATTTTGTCACAATGTTTGGGAAGCTGAATCAGAATACTTTGATTAAGATAAATTTATTAACAAATTTATAAAATACCTATTGACATTTTATATTTGTGGTGCTAAAATAATAAATGAAAGCTGAGTTTGTCATTGGTTTTCTCCATATTCATACTGTGCAATGCCTCCTATAAATAAGTTTGTACAGTATCCTACTAACCAAGTGGACTTGTCACCCATAAGGAAGTAGGAATTCCGCCTCTTGAAGTTGGGCGCACTATCAAGGGACGGAGCAACCGGATAAGTGGTTTTTGCTGAGTTTTCCACAAGTTCGGTACAAAACAAATTGCCATGCCTCGTGCTCCTTTCCACGGGACATGGCAATTTTCTTTTTACCCAACATAGACCCTTTGACCACAATCATAGATTGGCTGATACCAATTAAATACTAATTCATTTTCAGTAATACCTTTCTGTCTTCTAGATGCATCAGATATCCGATCATTATCTTTTATCCACCATTTCGTGGGTTGAATGTCTCTGATGTATTTCATACCGATTGATTCATAGTCTTTGTAATTTTCAAAAGACATATTCACGTAAGCTACTATATTATATACACCCAACTCAGATGCTATAGCAGATAATCTATCATACCCACCAACTATGTTATATGTAGGACGCATCCATAATCTGGAAAGTTCAGCAAAGTATTCCTTATTTCTTGATTTCTTAAAAGTCATAATGCAGTATATTTCTGAACCATCCGTAAGACCGAGACATAAAACATTTCCCCTCGGTGCTTTAAATGGATGGTATTTATTTAGCCAAGAATCTGCTATCTTCTTATCAAGCCTATATAATTCCAAATCTTCAGCATACATCTTATGCACTCTCGGTGGCTGATAAAATATAGCAATATCTTTCTTATCTTCAAAAGTTTTCCTGCGTTTCTCTTGAACTTCTGGCAAATATGAAACATTGGTTACACCATATATTTTCATTAGTGTATCTATACGTTTTTCGTTTGAATCCATATATTTTATCACCCACCTTTGTAAATAAATATAAGGTTAGAATGTATCAAGTATTTGAACATCACATTTTATATAAATATAAAATATTTCTATAGAAAGGAGAAACGATATGTTTAAACCATTGTATATGGGGACAGATCATATGTTGGGCATTGATAATTTTGTTCCTCTAATGAAACAAAATTTTGAAGTCCGAATCTACAATATGGATGGGAGTTCCCCAACAGAATTCAGTGATTTACTTACTATGTCAACAGATACAGTAGGAGCTATTGAAGAATCTCAGGAAGAAATTACAGTTCATTATGGAAATGGTGTAATTAAGTTCCCAAATAAGGTTACATTTAACAATGTTCCTTGGGATCTTAACTGCTATTGTGAACCAAACGTGCTCGATTCTCTTCGTGCGTGGAGAAACCAGATTTATGATAGCAAGACTGAAAAGATGGGTCTTCCTAGTCAGTATATGCGTGTCGTATACTTCATAAAATATGATGGACAGGGAAATCCTAGGGATGTAATTAAGTGTCCTGGAACTTGGATTAACAACCTAAACAATGGGGATCATGCACAAGATGGTGGTCTTGTAAAGGTTAATGTTCAGTTTGTTATATCCAGAGCAATTTATCTTACAAAAGACGATTATATGTAAAATTGCATAAAATTTATCAAGTATGGGTGTACTTATTCTTATGTGTACACCCATATTTTTTTAGTTTTTGTGGATAAAATCGTTATAATATGTAGAACTATTTCTGTATATTCGAAAGAGGTGAATCTATGGAAAAACTAGAAACTATGCGATGGAAATATCTACGTGAATCTGATGTGAAATATTTTGATCCGAATCGTAATACACCATTAAAGGAGTATTTGTCATACATATTTAATGGTTATGACTTTGTTTATAATTCCAATGTACCAAAAGATGTTGTATTTAATAGAAACAAAGATGCAAAACTTCGTAGATACAAGCCTGATGCTAGATGTGAGGAACTTAATCTTATTGTTGAGTTTGATGGTATCGCACATTATCAAGATCCACAAGTTGTTTTGAATGATCGAGAACGTGATGACTATTTTGAATCTTTAGGATATATTGTTGTCCGTATACCTTATTGGATTCAGTTGTCTAATGAAGTCATATACCACTTATTTTCAAAAGTTTCTGAGTATATTACTATAGGTGATGATCCTATGTGCACATTGGATTGTAGTTTTCATGATATTGATAAAGAAGACTTTAACATATCCATAAGTGTAGGTGCAATGTGTGCAATAGGTCAGGCAAGATTTGTAGATGAAGTTAGTTCATTACCAATTTCCACACAGATTTCAGTTTATTATGATATATTATGGTGTTGCGAAGATGCGATCATGCACGATATATCACCAGAATATGTTATGCCAAATCATGTTATGCAGTCCTGGGGAATTGATTATACTATAATTGATAATATGTTACCGGAAAATTGCAATTTAGACTGTGCAATGGAACGGATTAATTACAGGGAAAACTCCCTATTTTTTGGTGAAGATTTTTCAAGTATGAATTATGCTTGCTGTGGAGTACGGAATTTTTACATAAATTATACAATATATAATGATGTCAAGGAACATGGATACTTTGGCTCTGAACCAAAAATTTCGAAGAGTCTGCATGACAGTTTAGTAAAATTTATAGACACAGTTCATAATAAGTGCGATAGATTTACTGTGTGTGGTGTATCAATACTTCCATTTGGATCTTCTGATGAATGTTGCGAAACCTATGTAACCGGATGCATAATGTATTTAAATTTTGATAATACATCTACAGACAACGATGTTGCAGAATTTGAACATATCTGCAAATCATATATTGATTCAGAAGAACTTCATATACATAGATCGACGCTTCAAAGTGAAAATGTTATACTGATACATACATAAATTATGTATTAAGAATCGTTATAAATACTGTGGCTCATTTCATTAGTTTGTGCTACAATGTAAATATCATCTTATATGTAGAAAGGGATTATCATGGAGAATAAAATTCCGTTGAAAGTAGTAACTACATTTTCCGGTATAGGTTTTCAAGAGATGGGCATCCGTAATACCGGATTATTTGACATGGAAGTAGTAAACACATGTGAATTGGATACAGATGCAATTATTTCTTATGCAGCAATTCATCATGGTCTTACTCGTAAGATGGTTGAAACATACTTGTTTTATCCAGATAGGTTTACTATGGCAAGGCAACTTCAGAAGATGAATATTGGTTTTGATTTTCTTGCAAATAAACCTTATGATTGGCTGAAGCTGGTATGTAGTGTAGATACTAATATGTTTTTGGAAACTGTTTGGCTTGCGAATAAGTTGAATAAGAATGTTGGTGATATTAGTATGGTAAAAGAATTTCCTTATTGTGATTTGCTGACATTTAGCTTTCCTTGCACCGATATCAGTTTGGCTGGTCGTCAAGCCGGTATGGTTAAGGGTGAAACACGTTCCGGATTGGTTTATGAGGTTCTTCGTATTCTCGGAAACATGAAAGAACTTAATGTTCTTCCACCGTTTCTTCTTATGGAAAATGTAGATGCACTTGTAAATAAGAAGAATCTTCCTCAGTTTGAACTTCTTAATGGAGAATTTGCTGAACTTGGATATGATTGTAAATGGGATGTAATCAATGGTAAGAACTGTGGTGTTCCTCAGAATCGTAAGCGTGTATTTGCAATCTATTGGCTTCGTGATAAATATGATCTTTCTACATTTGAATTTCCAAAGCCATATGATACAGGAATCCGTCTGAAAGATGTTCTTCAGAAAGATGTAGATGAAAAGTATTATATTACAAATGAAAGAGCACAGGCACTTATCCGGGATTTGGTAGTCAACGGAAAAGTAAAAGTTGATCTTACGAAGAAATCAGATGAACAGTGATAAGAAATTCAGAGTCCTATATATATCAGCATTGAATGATGATACAGATGGTTTATGTAGAACTCTGAAAGCACAATATTATAAAAACAATGTAAAGAATCTTGGTGAGTGGGGAATTTATGGATGCACAGGTGCAATTGCATATGTTGAATACGAAGATGATATATGCTGAATCTGTGGAAGAAAAACCAATAGATCGGTTTTACAACCTTCATGGAAATAAAAGAATCACTCACCTAGAGATATTTGGTGATGGAATAAGTTTTTGTTTACGGTCTGGAAATCTAATAAATGTATTGGTGGTGGAAGATGCATAACATCATTATAGCTGGAATTGTTCAGCCAGAATTAAATAGTGGTAGAGTGCATCTTCAGGATTACATTTATGATAGTAATGGTGTGGCACCTACTTGTACTGCTCGGGATTGGAAATCACCCAGGCAAATACTTATTGGAGAACATCAATGGATAAATCGGACATCCAAATAGTCGGTAGACTATATGTAGAAGAACGACAAAAATTCCAACAGAACCGGGAAGTGTATAGCAGCGAAGGACTTATCTGTGCATTACGTGCCATGCACTGCGGAAATCCACCAAGGATATTAATATATGAATCAGAATGATATGATCTACCTGGGTAGATTGCTTGGTATGACATCTGATAAAATCCATCAGAATCAGGAAGTGTATTCTATTGATGGGGTTATGTGCTGTCTAAAATCTACTCATTATAAAGATGCACCGAAGGTATTAGTTAATGAACAAGAATGAAATCTATCAAGTAGGATCTATAGCACATCAGATAGAATCTACAAGAGATAATCTACAAGAGATAATCCACAAAGATATAGAGTGTATCTTCCTTGTGGTATATCTCCAGCATTAAATTGTGCTCAAGGTGGAGGATTGAATCCTTATGTGGTGGTAAAATATGGTAGTGAATATAATTGCATATGATGATTTTAATTCAAAAGTTCCATCAGATATATGTATAGGATTTGTTGGTGCAATAACTACACATATAGGTAGTTCTGCTTTTAGAACTGGTTGGAAAATTATAGAGGTTAGTGATGATCCAGATTCTTGGGAACACAATACAGATAAAGCAAGCAACTAAACTCGGATATGTAGAAATTCCGTTAACAGGTGATTATCATGTAGCGGATTTTAGTTATCCATCAAGTAGATTAAGACGTGGCAGAGCACAAGGAACCCCCCCCCGGAAGTGTTTGTCCAGCATTAACTTGCGGATGTGAGAATTGTCTTGTAGTCATAGAGGAAATAGAAAGCGAGGAATAACATGGAAGAAGACGTAAAAGTAACTGATTCTTGGGAAGATTACGAAGATGAAGATTCTGAAGAAATTTCGGAAGAATCTGTTGAAGAATTATCTTCGGAAGAAGTTCAGCTTACACCAGAACAGGAAGAAATGGTAAAACATTTGAAGATTCGTAAGCTTACTCCGGAAGAATGTTTTATCCTTATGGGGTCGACCAAAGAAGATTGTCAAAAGTGTAAGGATGCCGGAGTTAGTAATTCACAGCTATACAAGCAAGCAGGTAAACAGAACATTAGTGCCTAAAATGCGAAGCTAATGTTATGCCGTCCATAGTGAAACCATCAAGTATACTATGGATTATAAGTGAGGAAATAAGCTGGAAAACGGTTTGCAACCGTAATCAGAGTGTTAAGGCTAAATGTAAAAGTTTAGTCAACCGCAACGCATAGGAGTTGAACCTTAAACTGAGATGTTTAAGAATATAATACTCCCAAGAGGCCTCGCTACCGGATGGTAAAAGATGCAGAATCTTTTGGTAAATAGATATGCTGGTCTGCATTGTAATGATGCAGAAGTGTAGATAAAAAACTACATGATAACACAACGAATGGCTTGATTAGTAACTGTGTACAATATTTAATGGAACATCTTTACAAAGTTGTTTATGATCCGAATTTTGAAACAACTGATGAAAGAATGGTACGTGAAGGTTATGGAACTGACGGTAAGTAATACAAATTTCCCATACAGAATTACAGCATTTGGCGAAAGAAACTTTGGTGGTAGATTTAGAATGGGAAACCGGGTGTATTCATCTAATTATATTGCCGTAGCATTACTATCACAGCCTGTAGGTAGTTTAGGTGGCCAGACGAATCTTTACTTGGTGATTGAAGATGGATGAACCGATTGTATTGGGTGGACTTGGTGAAATGAATTCTAATGGAGGGACACAATTCTATCAGCAAGATCGTGTATATTCTTCAGATGGATTTGCACTATGCCACCCAGCAAATATTCCAGGTGGAAGTTATAGATATTTGGTAGTTGAAGATGAATGAATTTACAGAAAATACTACAAAGAAAATAGCAAAATTTGAAGGAAAGTTCACTCAGGGAAATGCTGTATATCTTGCTGACAATATTGCTTGTGCTTTAATGGCACAACCTGTAGGGAATGTCGGTGGATTTTCAAACTTGTATTTGGTGGTTGATGATGGAGATATGTTCATTAGGTACACTAAATCCGAATAGTAGTCAACGGAGAATTATATTTGATTCTGAATACATTTGTCCGACATTAACAGCCGCTGCCGGAGAAGGTGGTGGTCAAGTTCCTATGATTTTGGTAATTGCTTATGATGTTTCTTGATGTAATTATAGGTGGTATGCAAGACCATCAATCCGTAAAGACAAATGGGATCTGTACTTGCTTGACATCTTCTATGGGTACTGGTGGTGGGTATGTGCCTATGATTGTTTTGGTGATTAATGATGAAAAATACAGTAAAAGTTTTAGGAACATTCCATAAAAGTTTCGGTCAACATTTTAATCTTTATGATTTTGATTATCTTGCACCAACACTTATGGCTACTATGGAACGCGGTAGTGGAAAGATTCCTATGGTTTTAGAAATTGTACTTCCTTCTGATTTTAAAAATTCTATTAAGTGAATTTAATATACTATTATATGTGTTGACATATAATAGTATATGTGGTATTCTATTGGTGAGGCTATATTATGATTAACAGTGGTGAGAAGTTTGATCAAATCAAATATCAGGCAGAATACAATAAGCAGCATTATGATACTGTTGCTATAAATGTTCCTAAAGGGATGAGATGTCAGATTAAAGAATATGCGAAGTCTGAGAATCTGTCTGTTACAAAGTATATCTTGAAAACAATAGAATATTATGAAAGTAGAAAGGAATTGCTATCATAAAACGATATATTAGAACTTCTGAATTTGCTGATATAGGTTTGGATATAGATGCATTAAATATTGTATCAATTATTGTTGTTGATGATGTGTCAGAATATCACCCTATACGTGAATATATTACTGCTGGTGAATACTATAAGGGCAAAGATATCACGAAAATGAATCATGATGAACTTATGACACTTCCTGACAATGTTAGAGAAAAAATAAGGGATGTACCAACACTTCGTAAGTTATCGTATGACGAATTGTTTCCCATGCAACAATTTATTGTATATCATGCAAATGAAGTTGATGAAATAAATCTTACATCTGCGGAGAAGAAAAAATTATTAAAAAAGGTTCAAGATTGTGAACTTATTTATATAAAACCAAGCGATAAGAATAATGATTTTAAGCAGATGCTTTTGAATCGAGGGGCAAAACTTACTGATGAATATGCAAAAGAAATTATAGATGCTATGACATATAGGGATTGTACATCTGCTAAATACTCTACTGATGTAGAACAGTGGAATGATATTCTTATGATTTTTAAGATTTCTGGACCATTTACGTTTCCACCAAGAAAGCGAAACGGCACACCTGTTACAATAGATTCATTGAAACTATATATAAAAATAGATGTAGATCATGAAACCAATAATGGCTATGTAGCAGTGTCATTTCACGAATCTGGTATTCATAACACTATCAGTAAATAATAAATATTATGAATTTCCAATGCCTACGATATGAAAGAACAGAATACGCAAAACAAATCAGAAAGAAATACGAAGCGCATGAATTATCTGAACGAAGATGCAATATGAGAACCTGGTCTGTAAGAACAGATGGAATCTGTAATACAATTTCTACTATATTAAAAGATACTACGATTTTGGTGATTGATAATGATTCTATCCGAACAAAATGAAATAATAACAGTTGGATTACTTCTTCCGGAGAATGGTAGCGAAAAGATGCACCAGTGGTGCTATATATATTCGGCTGGTGGATTGGCACCTACATTGATGGCAAGAGATTTCAAAACTCCGATAAGGGTTGTGGTGAGTGATGGATAACTTTAAGATCATGTTTTTGGGTGGAGTATCCGGGAAGTGTAAAGCCGGATATGATGGATCAACATATGATTCAGAAGGAATATGCCCATCTCTAATGACTACAATAATGACTGGACAGAAATTATACATTTTGGTAAGAGATGAAGATGAATGAAATTATCATTTTAGGAAATTATATGTTCAGCAACCATGATGCTTCCAGAATTGTTTCTGTGGGGGTGGGTTGCTCCGTGTGTGAAAGAAAACCATGGAACTGTAACGGCGGTACTTATTTGTGATAAATCAAGATACGAATAAAATACTGACAATAGGTAATTATAGTACAGGTAATTCCGAAGGTGGCATTGTTGTCCACACGGATGGAATATTTCCAGCTATTGTTTGTGGTGGTGCAGGACATGGATATGGATTTGCAAATGTTGCAGTATATGAATGGTGGAAAGATATTGGAATTCAATGTAAGGAAACTTGCTAATATATATAATGAAGATTTTGGAACTGGATATGCTGGAAATATATGGGATCCGGAATATTTTTGTCCATCACTAACAACTTCTCAAGGTGGTGGCAGAGTTCCAATGATAGTGGTGGATGATTATGAAACAATTCATAGCCTATAATGATTATGATTCTTATATCCCATCCCAATCAGATATACTTGGTAGTATAACAACGACTATAGGTCATTCTGCATTAAGGAATGGCTGGAAGATTATAGAGGTACAGGATGATGATTCAGATGTGGATAGTTGATGATACATATGCAACAGTTAGAAACGCAAGATTCTATAATAATTATGCACCGGCCTTTCGTTCAGGTAGAATGGATTTTCTTGTGATCTATTTTGGTGATGAAGATGAATAAATTATATTTTTCATGTGCTATGCGTGGTAGAAATCCAGAAAATCCATCAGACCGTACTCCTGGAATTTATCTTGAACAACGATTAGAACCGAGTTTTGATGGAATAGCAAATGCACTTACAACGGTACAGAAAGATTCGTTTGTGTTAGAATTGGAACTTCCCGATTAGATGGTGAGTTCCATTTTTGTTTTAACCTTTAATAGTAATATAGGACTTGTTTATATGTTCGATAGGTTGTTTAGACTTGAGATTCGAGGTGATTATGAAAAGATATATACATTGTTCCGGTGACCTTACTGTAGATGAATATATTAAGTCAATTATACCAAAAGTACGTAATTGTGGTCGTGTTGGCTATCCAGAAACTTCTGGAATTGAAGTTAAGGTTGACAGATATGGTGAACCGGTAATTGGGGAATTGGTAGGCTGTAATTCCGCTGGAACTTGGTTTCGGATTAGAATTCCGAATTATGATTATAGAGGAAGATACTTAGGATATGATGAATCCAATTATGGTGTAGAGGATATTGTGTTTGATGTATAAATCCTTGTAGTACATAGATGTGTTGATTGTGTATACCATATGAATGAGAGATTGCGAATTTCTGTATTAAGCAATCTGAATCTGATGAATTTGATGAAGACTACTATTATGACTAACAGATGAGGAAGGATGACTATTATGAATTATTTTATTTCATTTGTTTCTGATGATGATTTTGATTGGTGTGTATTTGAAACAACTGATAAGAATTATGCATATCGTGTATATGAGGATTTAGTACCTCCGCCGGAATATTATAAAGAACTCCGCAAGACAAGCGAACCTATTGATACATACCTAAGTTATGACATTATAGATAGTACATATTAATATTATTATGAGGTAATCCTATGCAAAATTGGTTTTTCGTACAAAGTGCAGAATATGGTAAATATTATATAGAAGTAGATATTAATGACTATGGAACATATAATATTTGGATCGGAATGTTATATTCAGATGGTTCTGTAGGTAATCCGGTAGATGAATTAACTACATCAAACAAGTCTTCTGCTAGAAGAAAATATAATAAATTTATTCAAGATGCAGAAACAGATTCCTATGGTTGGAATTCTCATATTGATAATATTACATGGGGATTCAATACTAATACATCATTGAATAGTGTTCAGGAATACATACTAAGTAATCCGAAAAATATAAAGGCTTCTAGCTATATAAGGGAAGGTGGTAATATGAAAAAATATGTAAAGGCTTCAAGTGATTCAAATATTAGACAAAAGGTTCGTAATACAATAACTGAAGCACTTTCGGATGGTCCAAGTAGTACAACTTATTGTGTTAATTTGGATTACGATGATGATGGAAATCAGTGGGCAGTCGTATTCGGATGGATTGATGATGGTGATGGTAATCCGCTTTTTTGTGGAAAAGTAGCCTATCTTCCAAAGAATTCGGGGATGTCTGAATATGACTATGATTGGATGATGCCATACGATGAAGAAACAGGCGAAGTTTGGAATACAGAAATTGAATTCACTTCCGCAGATGATTCCAACATTGATTGGTTGTTAGAACAATGGGAAGAAATTCAGCAAGAATATATTAACAGGGTAGATTTTTACGAAGATTCTGATGCGGAAATCGATTTATGGAATGACGAAAGTGAAACTGATGATATTTGGGAGTCTACTAATATCCGTGGACGTAAGAAAATCATGAGTGTATCATCCGGAATCCGTAAGATGACTCAGAAACAGATCAAAGATTATGTCCGTGATGGTGCCGCAATAGATATTACAAACTATGGATTTGGTGAGATGAAAGATTTCCTCCATTCCCATGATTTAAATAAGATTGCAGTTAGTAGAGGTACTTATGGAATCAATGGTGGTCTTCTGCAAGATAGAGATACCGGAGAAATGTATGCAATTACTGCAAGAAATAGTGTACTTATGATGGCATTCTAATATATAAGGAAGTGAGGATAATACATTATGAATAAATATGTAAAGGCTTCAAGCGGTAATAAGAAACTTGCTGAAATTTCTATATTCAGTAAGTATTACGAAGAAGCAAATTTGAAGATTGTAAAGGCTCTTCATGATGCAGGAATGGGTGTTGCACTGATTCAAGATGATGGTAGAGTTGCTGATTATGCTATATATGAACACGATACTATCGATCTTCTTGATAAAACAGATACAATTGAAATCAATTCTTCAGAATCTATCAACTGCGTAGGTCATAATGATTACAGCAGTGATGAATTGTACTATCGTGATAATTTTTGTACTATGCGTTATTTAGGGGATGGGTATGTTCTTTATATGGATAGATCCGGTGATTATTTTCCTGTACCACTTCGTTGGGCAGAGAAGATTATAGACTTCTTTTCACATGGCAATCTTAAAAAAGCACATCATTATTTAGATATGGCAAAAGAGAAACAACCGAAAGATTTTAGTTATGATAAATATGTCAATTCTTCAACAGCCATCAACTGTGTAGGTCATAATGATCCCGGAAAATATTTTGATCTCATTGATTACTTCGATGTATGGGGTAATGAGGAAGATGGTTGGGAAGTAAACGATCAAGCAGTTGTAGAAGAGAAGATTTGGATTTCAGATGATACAACTGAAGAGGAATTGTTCAACTATCTGAAAGATACAGTAGGATACTTCAATAAGAATACAAAGTTCTCTGATGTAGAAATTCAGTGGTATGATCCTGACTTTATTGAAATTTTCCAAGCAAGTGATGGATGCCCTGTATGTTCACTTAGGAAGAGTTATGCAAAATAATTATACGTTGTAGGTAAACCACCGTGACTTACTTGTTGCGGTGGTTTTATGCCTGTAAATCGTTATAATAAATAAGGGGGAACAAAAAAATGTTTTACTATGAAACTACAGAATATGTAAACCGCTTAAAGTCAAAACTTGAAAACTTTGAACATTCTAACAAAGTGTATGAAACTGGAATATTGAAGGGATTATTTTACGCAATTATGCTTGCAGAAAATGGTCAAGAATTTGCAGATAGCAAGCTAAACAACGATTCTATTAGATACAAATCCGAAGAAACTGACCGGATTTTAGATAAAGCAATATCTACTTTGAGTAATCCAAATGTATCTGTAGAATCTTTAGAAGAAGTTCGTGCCGGATTGGAAATTGTTAAGAAAAATCTATTTACATGAGGTGAAGTATGGGAGGAATGAAAGATTTGCTCGTTGAGCAGGAACTTTCTGATAATGGATTTGTTTATGGTTCCAATATAGTTAAATGTACGCATTGTGGTAAGAACTATAGACAGGAAACAGAGAGCCAGATTCCTGGATTCCGTGATAGAGATTATGATGTCTGTCCATATTGTCATGAAACTAATGAATCAAGCATGGAAGTAGAATATCGTAATTATAAGATCAACTAAATGATATTTCTAAAACACCTGTGAGTAGATCATGGGTGTTTTTAGTTTTGTTAAATCGTTATAATTATTGAATGTATAAATATCTATTGACACATTTATAAATATCTATTATAATAAGGAGTAGAAAGATTATGTCCGATACCAAAGAGAAATTTGATAGGATTTCATATCAGAACAACTACAATAAGAAGAAGTATGATCGAGTTACAATTATGCTTCCAAATGGAGAACATGCTAAATTGAAAGATATTGCAAAGTCAGAGGGTATGTCAGTTAACGCATACATTCAGACTGCAATAGCTTATTATAAAAATAGAGGGGTGGATTAGATTATGATACTTCCTATAACATTTGATTTGTTGGTGAATATATTTTTAGATACAGATGATCCATATATAGCTGCAGCAACATATAAGGGATTCTATATACCTGATGGTGAACTTATAAGTGGTGAAAAGAATGCTATAATCCCACCACAGGCTTTAGCAGATTATAATGCGTTCATAGTTTCTGTAGAAGACCTATGCATTGATTATTATGGTTTAGAACTTACATATTTGAATTTTTCAGAAGATAATTCAAATTATTATAATTTTATTGCAAAAGATGCAGATGGAAATACTATACTTAAATTTAGACTAAGACTTCGAGTATCGACACATCCTGCACATAGAACTAAACTGCAACAGCAACATAAAAAGGAAGAAGAACAATCCACAGAACTTCATCGATTTACACGTGGAAAGAAACTTACACCATATACAATAGATTATGTGCTGAATAAAGAAAATACTGAAATCAAATCTTACGAAGATGCATTCATTCAATTAGATCAACGAATTCAACTAGCAATAGAAGTCATGACCAGATAAATTGCACCTTGTATATAGATATAACATTCTGTTTGTGAGGTATTAATTATGAATACAGAGATGATTGCTTATTATGAAATAATGAATACGCTGGATGATCTTGCACTCAACAATAAACCGCTTATGCTGCCAGATATCATTAAACTCCATGCACTTGCAAAAGAGAATGATCTTACCATAGAAGATATCGCAGATGCAAATAACTGCGGAGAATGTCATGAGTGGAATGAACTTGTTGCAGCTTTGAAAGATCAATTTGCATCCGGTGAACGTGTTCCTATAGAAAGTTCAGAGTTTGTTGAATATTGGGAGAGTGATTTACCAGAAGATACTTTAGCAGTTCTACAAGATTTATACACAGAAGCGGAGAGCCTATACGCTGAAGAATCTGGTGGAGAAGATTATGATACCGGACTTAAGGATGGGATAAGTTCTGTACTTGATCTGATTGAGAAATACTATGATAGATTGGAAGCGAAGTTACAATAACAAATTGTCCGGGGACTTTCACAGTTCCCGGAATTTTTATACTCATATTTAGATAATTTATTTACTAAATTTATCATAAATATGTTGACATATTATCTTATATAGTATATAATTGTCTTAGATGAAAAACCTATATCAAGTATTTAATAGAACGGAGTGATACAAACATGAACAAGTCAGAGATTGAAAGAACATTCAATGTAAAAATTGACTTGGAATCCAAAGTAGGAAGATCATACTTCTACAAAATTACATTACCAGATGGTAAAGTTTTGGACAATCATGTAAGAACTATGTACCGAGTAGAATACCTTTGCACACAATATTTTAAGAATGGAGAATTATCATGAAGAAGACTATTTATGAAATCATCTTTGTATTATCTATTATCCTTGCTTGCGGAACTGCCGGAGCATGTAATATGAACATCATTAGTTTTTCGCAAGCATGTATTCAGGAAGTAATTTCTATAATCTGTCTGATCGGAAGTAAGTACCTTATTTCTTTAGAAGAAAGGCGTGGTAGATAATGGGTAGGGGTAGAAAATCAAAATCTATAAATCTATTTGCAGATGATGCAACTGATATAATTCCATCAAAGGAGCAAAAATCATCTCCTATAAAAAATATAAGATCATCTGAATACGTGATACGGAAATATGTTGGAAGAACCACCTGTGGATTTATACATAATCACAAATATCTTGTGAAATTGTCAAGTAATTCGGATGTTGGATTTACAGTATGGGCAATAGAAGATCTTACAGATTCTGATGAAGTAGATATTGGATTAAAGATTGCGAGCGAAAATAGTTGGATTCATTTCTTTAAGGAATGAGAATTTCTAAGTGTATCATGTGAAAGTAAAGTATTCATTATTGTTTTAACCTTTATTATATTTAGTAGATACTATACTATTTTGGAGGTATATATTATGTATAGACAATATGAAGATCCAAGGAAATTACAGGATCAGTTAGATTCGTGGCTTGAAAATCATCCAGAAGATACTTGGGATGAATATGATTATGAAACCTATAGGGATTTGAAAGATAGAATTAACTTTGCATGGCAAGATGATGAATACGATGAAATGAATCGTGATCCTGAAGATGAACGGTGGATGGAAGAAAATGTGTATTCTGCAACAGACATAGATAATCATTATTACTACCGCATTTCTATCGGAACTGGAACTGCTTATGTTGATTCATTTGTAATTGAGACAGATCATCAAACTACAGACTATGGCGCTCTAACAGATATCCTTATTGATTATCTTGTAGAACGGGGTGATTCCAGAATCCTATATGAACCTGAGTACGAGTGGGATGATGAGTACGAAACCATTCATCCAATAGGTGATCCGGATTGGGTTATTTATCCAGATGAATTTGTTCAAGGTGGAAATGCTGGTAATATACTTCATCATTATGGGGAATTCCGTATTGAAGAAATCACGGAAGATGATATTACAGAAGATGACATAATCATTACCGAAGAGTGGTAGAAAGGAATACTATAATATATGAAGAGATATATAAGAAGTGAATCAAAGATTCTGTATGATGCAACTCCGGAGCGGTTAGAGGAATTAGAAGACGGGGAATACGAAGCGTGGGATCCATATAACGGATTCAAATACAGAGTCATTTGCGGATATGACTCTTCAAGTACAAATAATCCTAAAGCTGCAATAAGACGATGGTTTAAAGGCCAGAGTAAAAATCCGATGGATTGTGCAATTATGGCAAAATACAAATCAGATGCCATTGACCTTGCAAGACTTGTGACTATGGATCTTCTTGAAGAAATGAATGAGCAGTATCCGCAAGGATACAAACTTGATTGGCTATTTGATTACGCGCAGAAATTTGTACGTAGTAATGGTAGTGGTTTCCTTGGTGACGGTGATATGGGTGATCAAGTTCCACCATTTACATACGGATAAATCGTTATAATATATGAAGGAGATTAATTTATGAAGTTGGATAGATCAACAAAAGATTATGTCAGGGTTGGTACAGAACTTGTCAATAAAGATGAACATATTATTGTAACTAAACTTGAACAATCTGGTAGATATAGAAATGGACTATCCATAAAATTTGATTGGGTAGATGCTGATGGAAATGTAACACCAAATCGTGCATACGGAACCACTCCGCTAAGTTCTTTCTATGGTTGGGAAATACTTGAAAATTCTGAAACTGATGTTGCATTTGCATTTATTGGTGAATGTAAAACAGTTAGTGATCTACGATATGTACTAGATTCTATCCCTGGATCATTCTTAGTAAATGTACTCGGAGATTCTTGTAAAATCTTTGTTGATGATGTAAATGGTGAAGTTGTTATCAGCAACGATGATGTTCTGTAAAATTATGTAGGAAGGTTGTGATATCATGCTGAGACTCGTAAATCAAACAATTAACGCTTTTTCTTTCAGCCGTGTAGTAGACTACATGAATAACTACGATTGCATGTTTATCACTGCATTTCGGCACGAATATTCTGTAAAGGAAAATCGTAGAAGAAACAAAGAACTTGCTTCAGATATTCATGGAAGTGATCTTACATACATTAAGGCATTTGGTGGATTCATTGAACGTGGTGAAAATCCGGATGGTGTTCGTGTAACAGAAGATACATTTTGTGTAGTAAATAATGGATACCGGACAGAAGATTTCATCAAACTTGCAGTGAGTTGGTGTAAGAAATATGATCAGGATTCTGTACTTGTAACTATTCCTACACAGGATAAGACAAGGAATTATGCAATCAATGTTATAGGAAGATATTACGATCGGAATGGAAACATTGATATGGAGTTTGATCATGCAAATGTAAAAGATGCAGAAGAGTATTTTACAAACATCTGCGGAAAAGACTTCGTATTGAGTTCTACTGATATTTCTGTAAATGCTACGGAGTATGAACCATATTCTGGTACTTCTGGATATATCAAGGCAATGAAACGATTTAAAGACCGATATCCTGAGTTGTAACATCTATTTATACCTATTGTAAATTGACCAACAACCTTTTATAATAGTATAGGGTGCATTGCAAAACTTTCTGCGATACCCTATACTATTTTTATATTTACCAATTCAAAACTGTTGGAATGGAGGAAACTGAATATGGCTATGTCTGAGAAAATTGAACTGTTGGGAAAGGGATTATATACTGATATCCCAGATGAACTGACTCTTACTAGTATCCCAACCGCTTCGGAACTTGATTATGTTGGTAGTGAAGATTTCGAAAAGACAATGATTGAAAAAATACTACCATCAGCAGTAGAAGAGAAAATTGATTTTAGGAAATTACTTGAAATTGATTTTCAATGGGTTTGTAGATGTCTTCGTATATTGAATTATGGACCGTATTTTACAACAACTGCCATCTTCTGCCCAGACTGTGAAAAACTTACCTATGGTGAGTATATAGTAAATTTGGAAACTATTGATTGTAAACCATTACCACCGGGTTTTGTTAATGATATTGTAATCAGTAAAGATGAATTTATTGATTTCAATCAGGATGTGCATATTAAATTACCTACTATTCAACAGATTATGAACTCTGATAAGGATAAGGCATTTAAGAATGCAGAAGGTGAAACCAATAGAGAGCTTGCTAGAATCTGCTATATGATTTCTTCTATTGGAAACAAATCAATTCTTACACCTATTGAAATCAAGATGCTTATTCAGAAGGAATTTTCATCTGCTGATTACATTATTCTCAGAAATATGGTAAGTCAACTTGCAGACTACGGACTTCGTGTAGGTGGAAAAACCACTTGTCCGAAGTGTGGTAGTACAGATGGTATATTCTATGCAATGTTGAATGATAAATTTTTTCGTCCGACCTTGGGAGATTTACGGGAATGGAAGAACAGTAAACATTCAGGGGAAAGAAAAGACTTATCACCAAGTAAGAAAGCAGATGTATGAGAATATAATTGATGAAGCCCTGTTTATATCAAGAGCATCTGAAGGTGCTGTGTCTACCGAATGGATAATGAACCAACCAATATTTATTCGAAAGAAATATGCTGAAGCCTTACACGATGAGCTTACTGAACGTGCTAATCGTCTAAAGACTAAGAAATAGCATTTTATGTAGAACAAGGGCAAGTATGTAATTACTTGCCCTTGACTTGTATCGGAGTAAAATAAATGGCTGATACGAATAACAACAATTCAAGTATATCTGTATTAGAAGTAACGGAAGCAGCTGCCGGTAATAATGTTCCACCGAGAATACTACTAGACATTCTTAATCATGTCGAAAATCTTGATAAGAACATGTCTTCATGGGCTAAAAATGGTACACCATCTCAAGCCAATGCTAGATCTTTTGGAAATGATGCAGGATCCGCATTTAGAAACAGACAAGCAAACCGTCTGACTTCTTTTGATGCAGATAATAAGAATTCCCGTAAGGGATTCATGGATAGTTTTGAAGATGCACTTATTGATGGATTCCTTGGATCTGGATTTAAAAAAGAAGTCGGCGACATATTCAAGGGGTTTGCTGGAAGACTTAATACAGATATAGATGGAATTCAGGGTGCTATAGGAAAGCAACTTGGGCAGTCATTTATGTCTGCATTCAAGAATACTGATACCGGTAGAGCACTTACATCTCAATTAAATACTCTAGGGTCAAATTTCTTAACAAATATATCTACAAGAGGAAATGCATTTGTCAATAATCTTGTTAGTGGTAATCTCGGTCAACGTGGTGCAAATGCTGTTGCAAGTAGATTTTCCAATGTTGGTACCGCACAAACAGCAGCTGGAAATTTCCTACAAGGTGCTGGTGCTGGACTTCGTGGATTGTTTGATATAGAAAAAGGTGGATTATCCGCAGCAAAAAATGCACCTGGATTCATTAGTAGTCTATTCAAAGCACCACAGGTTCCAGGTAGTAATGGTATACCACTTGGTCCACAAGATATGCCTGGTCATATTATTGGACCTGGCTCTGGTGATATTGCAACTCAACTTGCTAATGTTGGTAATAGTGCCGGAAAGGTTGTAAATGCCTTTACTGGTGCAGGTGGTGGTGCAGGTGGTTTAGCTGGTGCAGGTGGTCAAGTAACAAAGATGCTTGCTGGAATGGGACCGCATGGTTGGGCAGTAATTGGTGCTATGGTAGCACTCGAATTAGTTACTGACCGATTGATGGAAGGATTTAAGGATATTGGTGCAGGAATAAAACAAATATTCGGTGCATTCTCAGCAGCATCCAAACGTGATGTTGAAACACGTAAGAAGAATCTTGAATTATCTAAACAACGGATGAAAGATGACTATGAAACTATGGTCAAATATCCGTTTGAACTACTTCAAAAAGCTGCTACTGACCTGTATAATGCTTGGGATAGTAATTTAACCAAGATATCTGCAACTCAAGGGTACACTAAATCCGATGTACAAGACCTCATGGCAAACTACGCAGAGCGTATTCGTAATGAAGGTCTATCTAAATATGTAAATGGCGCAAACCTTATGGATAACCTTGCGAAAGTTCTAGATTCAGGATTATCCAATAAGATTGCAGAAGAATTCGCATATCAAGCAACACTATTAAACAAAGCAGTACCTACACAAGATTTCTTCAGCTACGCTGCAACTTACGCATCTGTAGCTGCGAATGCTCAAAGAGCCGGAGAGTCTGAAGCACAAGCAATTGAGAAAGCCAATGCTAGTTTAAGATCCTTTGCATCTAGTCTTCTCTACGCAGATAGAGAACTTACAGGAGGATTTACTACAGGTTTACAAAACGCATCCTCACTATACAAAGATGCTGCAAACATTGCACTTGCAGCTCAATCTGATAACATTGATGCCATAAGTAGTACATTAGTAGCTGTACAAGGATACATTGGGGCAGTTGCACCTGATTTAGCAGATGGACTTGTTAATGTAATCAATAAACTTGCTACAGGTGGCAATTCTTCTGAAACCGTTGCACTTAGATCTTTAGCAGGTGTAAACGCATCTAATACCGAATTCCTTAGAGCACTTGCAAAGGATCCACAAGCAATCTTAGGTGCAATGTTTGAGAATCTATCTGCTATGTTTACAGAGTCTCCAGATGCTTATATGGAAAAAGCAGAAGGATATGCATCATTATTTGGTGTAGATGCAGCGGCATTCCAAAGGGTTGATTTTGCTGATCTTGCTAAAGCAATTAAAGAGATGAACGTGAATAATTCATCTCTATCTGAAAACATGGCACTTCTTCGTGAAGGTCAAACCACAACTACTACCGAGCAGCTTAAAAATCAACAGATCAATGAATATATGATCAATGAAGGGCTTGCATTAGTCCTAGATAATGAAGCAAGTAGAGCAATACAGCAACATATGTGGGATGAACAGATGCAACGTGATTTAGTTCAATCCACATTCTCTGTAGAACTTATTGGTGAAACTAAAGAAGGACTTCTCAAGATTGGTGAAGGTGTTCAGAAGATACTTGACTTCTTAAATCCATTTTCTTGGTTCAAGAAACTTGGTAACGTAATAGCAACAGCTGATGAAGGTTTCCAACAGCAAGCAGATGTTGCACAGATGTTGCAATTAACTAAAGTAGGTCAGGGTAATACAAGAGATTTTAGAAACCTTGTTACACGTAACGAATCATTGAATTTAACAAGACCACTTGTCGAATTGATAGGTGGAAGATCCTTATATGGGAATGCAAGTGAGTTTAAGGGTTGGTATGGTATATCCAATACTTTATATGGAAATGATGGATTTGCATCTTCATCGATATCACAAATGAAAGAGCTCCTTGATCAAGCAAATGGTATCTATCCATCTGTAAGTAGTCCTACTTCCAAATATTCCTGGGGAAGCCTTCGTAATGTATCTAAAACACAAGGTAGAATAGCAGATATGATACTGAATTCTGCTACTGATCTCGTGTCTACTTTCACATCTTCATCTAATGCACCATCATCATCATTAAATGCTACAGCAAATGCTGCAAAGCAAGCACTTGATAGGATGATGGATCAAGCATATATCAAGGATGAATTTGTAAAGCAAGGTAAAACATATGAAGATTGGGCATCAACTTCTGGTAAATTCGGTATTGCAGATTTAGATAAAGCAATGGAATCTGCAGGATATCAAGAGTCTGATATTAAAAAATTCTTTGAAGATGTTGAAGCAAAAGCCGGTCAAGAAGAACAACATGAAAGAAATCTTCGGGAAGAAGCCTTTTGGAAGTCAGGTCAGAATTATTGGGACGAATATTATCCAAATACATTTGCTCCAGAACTTCATTCTAAATTGGATGTTGTTATCCAAAATCAGGAACAATGGTATGAAGATTTCTTCGATTCTTGGAAAACTTGGACGAAAGATGAATATCCAGAACCTTGGCTTGCGTGGTTGGGTACGGATAAACAAACTGGTGCTTGGGGTAAATGGGTTGGTTCTTCTGGTGCTTGGGCAAAATGGATTGGCGGCTCTAAAGAGAATCCTGCATCTACTTGGTCAGATTTTACTAAAGCAATAAGTGATTTTTGGGGATTTGGAACCAAAAGAGGTGGAACTTTCCAAGAACTTTATACACGATTATCTGACTATATGGCATACAATTCTTACTATGGTGTATCATCCAATGGAAAATTTAGATCCTCTACATTATTAAAAGAACTTGAATCTATAAAGGTAGATACTAAGAAAGAAGAACGTAAGAGTATTGCAGACCAAATGGGTCAAGTACTTGCTGATACTCTTATAACTGATCAAACAACAGATCCTACATTACAAACAAATATTCTACTAGGTCAGATACTTGTTTATGTAGGACAGATTGTTCAACAAACAAATACACCTGCAGGTGGGACATCATTTATTGATACACTTTCTGCTATGTCATTAGGACTGACACAGAAAACGCCATAATCACCTTGTATATCTATATAACAATTCTGGAGGAACGATACATGCAATTTATAGAATTTCCTGTAAGTGCTACAAACATATTTCCTTTATCTAATTCAACCGCAGGAGGACAGATACTAACTGAGTTCAATATTCGGTCAAGGGAAACTGTAGCTACAGATCCTACAATTGAATACAAAGTAGGACCATCTTATGCACATTCAGAACAAGATTTTGCTATTTCATGTTTAGCTGATGGCACAAGTATTCCATCTACAGCTATACAGATACAACCTGGTAGAGCTATAGTAAATGGACATTATGTAGAATTGCTTACACCTATTGTCATTGATCTTGCTACTGTCAATTTCAAAGCAGCTCAAGAAGGTGTTGCCCCTCTTAAAGGGGATTTGGCAATCGGTCTTGTCATGATGTATAGCACATATACAACGCTTGCAGCATCTGCACTTCCAGAAAACGCAGATGGTTACTATGAGGGTGTTCGTGTTGTCATTGTTCCTGAAGCAGATGTCAGGAGACCTATAGATGTTCCAAACCAAATGGAAGATGTAAATATGCATCTTCTGTTGGGTCGATTTACATTCTTCAATGGCACTGTATCTAATGTGCATCAAGATGAAGATAAACTTCGTGTATTTGACGCAAGTAGAGTTGGAAACTTGAGTAATTCACTTTCAAGTGAATATGTCAGCAAAGTTGGACTTGATCCTAATAGTTTCTACGTATTCGCAGGAAAGGGTACACTTGATGATAAAGATACTTGGTGTGCTGCACAAGATAGCTTGATGGTATGGGATACTCATCCTCAGTTGGTACCAGATATTGCTACATCAGATGTTGCACATTTTGAGTATAATAAATTGTATGGGGCATCTGGAGAAGTAGTTTCTGGTGCTACTGAATTAGTTGTTCCGCATAAACAGATTGATTATGCTGTAGATGAACAAGGTCGTAGAATATATTTTCCAGATAAACGATACGCAATTCCTAATGCAACATTCTCTCCTGGAAGTGGGGGTGTAGTAAGCCCTGCATACACTAAGCGAATACTTCATATTGAAGAAAAACTGAACCAGATATATCGTCTTCCAAATGGAGTGATGCGTAAATATCTTACTCAGCTTACTATTGACCCACATGATACTTCTAAATATGGGGAAGATGGTGCACTACCAGAAATTCCGATTGGTGAAGGTTCTATACAACCGCTAGACATAGATACAGTGATTCAACAGATTATTTCAACTATCAATGAAGTTTCTTCATATATATCTACCAGTTGTGGTAGTGTTGAAACTGTCATTAGCACTTTGAGTCAGGTAGTTTCTAATCTAGGAGATTCGGCTGAACTTGCGTCAAGATGCGATGGTACGGCAAATGATATTGCATCTGCATTGAATCATGTACATGCGGATCTTGGTTCGTTAGTTACTCACGAACCTACTCATGGAGCGTTAGAAAATTGCATAGAATACTTAAAAAATGCACTAAGCGAGCTTAGTGAAGCTACTCCGGATGTTTCTGCAGCTAAGAATGATATATCTATTGCGAGGGACATACTTTTAAATGATATATCAGTTGCTGTAAAGAACAGTTACGCACAAGTTGATCAATGTTATCAAGATTTAGTAGGAAATGGTGGATTAATATCTAATCTTGAGAATCTCAGAACCGGAATATCTACAGAAAAAGATTCTGTTGGAAACGCAATCACCGCTCTTAGATCCATTATAGGTACGGCTTCTCAATCAGGTACATTACAATATTGTATTGCTAAATTAGGTCAAGTTGTTACAACAATTTCCTCATTATCTGACACAATAACACAGTATGTAGATCAAGAAGTTCAACGTAGATTAGATGAGCAAACTGTACTTAAAGAAACTGTATGGAGTCCTGGCGATTATGTTTTAGTTGCACAAGATATGACACAACCTGTTAGATCAGATGGTACATATCCATCTACAATGTATTTTGTAAACTATGGCCAGATAGAAACAGTTACATCTGCCGGAAGTTTATCTGTAACTATCAATGAAGATGATGCGGATAAGTATAAAAAATTAGATCTGTTCCTGCACAAAGTTCCGGTAAGTCCGATTAATCTAGCAGGTGGTGTGGAACTTGAATATAACACAATTGTAAATGAAACACCTACACCTACAGATATCACCAACTTGAACTTCACTCAATATTATGGTGCAGTAAAGAAAGATTATTTCGTCATGCACTATGAGAAAGAGAATTATCGAACAATTGATGGGCAAGAGGTTCTAGTTTCAAAAACATATACAAACTTCTTCTATACACCATCATCTACTAAACTTGAGTTGACTTATGCATTACCTCCAATTCTTGTTACAGGTGGAGTTCCTATTGCTACTACGGAAGCCGTTGGTGGATTTATCGCTACACCGGAAGATGCATATGGTAATGGTTATGTTACGGTAGATCCCAATGGGCATCTTCGTGTAGTTGATTACAACTACCTTGTAATGGGATTAAGAGCACAACAACTTGAAGTTGATGTTGAAGTAGGATCTGGTCTAGATATTTCTGCTATTCAGACAAGTTTAGATGATTCTGTAAATGATAGAATATGTTATCCGAATGACGATCAACGTGCTATATCAGATGCAAATAATCGAGATCCTAATTCTATACTACTTACATTAGATATACCAAGTGTAACAGAAGAATCTGTTATACACATTCATGATATAGGAACTCGTGCCGGTGGATACTTATATGTAAAGATACTAGGTTCGGCTACATCTGCAACTACTATCATATTTGAAAACTGCGATAAACTACGTATAGATGACACAATTATTGGACAACCTAATATTGTTTTAAAGAATGTGAATCTATACTATAGCTCCAATGTATTAGATAAGGCAGGTGCTCATAGCAGTGTTTCAACTATAACTGGTATAGAAAACTTGAAGTTGTGGTATGAACGTGACTACAATGATTCTAGTTCACCGGATCTACAAGTAGATGGTATGACGGTTACATTGTTAAGTAACATAGAAAATACTTCAACATTTGATCCGTGGTCAGCTGAGTATCCGAATGATAATCATTATTCATATGCACTCAGGTCTATAACATTTGCAGGAGATGGAAGTATAATTGGTGCAGGGTTGCTTGTTTCTGATGATTCTACTCCTAACGTAGTAGAAATTGGCAAGACTATATCTAGAGCTAATTTCACACTACCTCAGAATTCTGGATTATCATATCCGTCAACAAAATTGACTCGGAGAATAAAGATTGTAGGTTCATTTGTATCTAGTTATTGGTCTACAAGTAACAGTAAGTATGTGATGAAAGAAACAAATTTCTCAGCATTAACATCTACTGCGATGAGCAGTACACCTGGATCTATTGCATTCTGCACCGATACATACTTAGTATCCTCCATAATAGGTGTAGGTGCAAATGAAACAATTGATTGTTGGGCATTACATACACTCAATATATTCCAAGGTGGAGCAATTGATTAGAGGTAACAGATATGTTTATGAATGACCTTGTGAAAATCAAATTATCTCGTCTAGGTTACTTACCAAATTATCCTCCGCATCTGATTTCGGATGCGGAGATGTGCGATGCATTTCTACCATATCTGTACGATACTGCTAATCCGTTAAGCGGATACGATGATTGTATGAATGCAGAGTTGAATTACTTCCGAGATACATACCCATTATTATCTGATACTTTAATGGGTGCTTACAGATTGTTGGTTTCAGAAATCGCATACCATCTTAACATATTAAAAACAACGGTTGATACTGAATATGTTTTACCGGATTGGGTGTATTCTTACATGATCGGTTCGGTTGTGAGTGTAGATTCTACACAGAAGGATCGACATGATCTATTTGTATTATTAGGAACTGATAATCTATATGATGAATTTGATGAAAAATGTTCGGTAGCATGCTACAATGAAAGTATAGATTGGTTGAAGAAACTACCTACTACATATAGACAACATAGACCACCAACAATGTTCGGTGAACCACATGTAATAAAATCGCTGAGAGTAAAAGAACTTACAAATCAGTATTTATCTAATGGAGTGTGATAAGGTATGCAATTATTATCTATAAATAAAGATACTACTTTATCAGATTTAAATGAAGAACTTGGCGATGCTCTAGATAGATTCTTGCATCTAAATGGTGTCAAACGGGTTCCTAAAATTGGAAAAGCATTTATTGATAGATGTAATGAAATGATTTCAGATTTATCAGAAGTTACTTATGATCGGAAAATTTCATTGCTGAATGGTTTGACTACAGATTCAGATATATTTGAATATGCCGCATTAATGGATGATATTGGGTGGAAAATTTTATCTGCATGTAATACATTACCAGAAATGATGCGTGTACCTGATTCCATAAGATTACAAGATTCTACAGAAGTTATGGGAAATGGTGAATCCGTTCAATCTGGAATTTATAATAAAGTAATGAAATTCTTTAAAAATGGTCAAGAAGTAAATCCATCCGTATTTAATGAATATAGTGTGGCAACAACACCAGGTGCATTTGATGCTACAGTTAGTACCGGAAGTAGTGGTGGTACGGAAGTATTTCAATGGTTCAAGATTCCTTGGGGAGAAGTAACACTTCATTCATCTATAGACGACAGTAGAATAGATTTTCCTGTGTATCCTGAAGAACTTGGTGATGGAGTTAAGGCTAATTATACAACGATGCCTGAAATGCTCTATCAATATGAACCATGGCAAATCTATCAGAGTTCTGGCCCAAGAGAAATGTCATTTAGTTTCCATTTCCATCGAGATATGTGGACAGGTGATCATAGAGATGGAAAAGCTAATGAATTGATTCGTGCATGTGAAGCCAATTGTTACCCGGAATACAAAGGGTCTGCGGTGAATTCATCTACAGTAACACTATATATACATGGAAATCCAATCATATCCGGAATCATGACATCGGTTACTCCTCATTGGGGTGGACCACTTGGGTTAGATGGGTTCTATCTTGAATGCAAATTAGATATATCAATAACTGAAGTATCCGAGACCAAGTTAGATTTCTACACGGTTAAGAATAAACCATTGATTGGATAGGTGGTGGTGCATAATGAAATGGTATAATACACTAGAACCTTATGATACAGTTCCGCATGATGGAATACAGTACGGTGTATGTCGAGATTACAATCACATATGCAGATATCGTAGACTTCGACAAGTAGTCAATAATCCACAATCGACAGAAGATAGGTTTATCACATTGGAAACACCTAATCCGTTTGTTACGAATACCGAAGTAACTTACTACGAAGTACCTACTTCTGAAGAAAATCGTCTTGACATTATTGCATATAAAACTCTGGGATCGGCTCAGTATGCATGGGTGATTGCATATTTCAATGGAATTCAAGATGGATATACTGCTAAACCTGGACAACGATTGATGATACCTAATGATATAACTCAATTATTCAGTAAGGGTGAATGCCTTGCAAGTGTAAGTCCGATCACATTGAATCTTGGAACGGAGTAAAGAATGATTATAAGAAAGCATAAAAAATTCAAAAATTTTACCCCCGTAGATACATGTTTGAATCCACGAAAAGACGAATATTATCAATATCTAGATGATCATATTGGTGGTGTAAAATCCTCTTGGTATAATGTATTGAAGCCATATATGGTTGAGAATGAATATGGACAATATATTATTGATCTTGCAGAATCACATGTGAATGAACATGATCTTTCTAAGTTAGAAGATGTGGAGTTCATTCCATACTGTAACCATTTCTATCCGTATGGAGATGATTTCTATGACGATGAACTTGCTTTTGACCTTGCTTGGTTGCATCATCAACATGTAAATCCTCATCATTGGCAGTATTGGGTACTGGTAAGAGATTCCGGTGATATTGTTCCTATGGATATGCCTTTGGATTATATCTGTGAAATGCTTTGTGATTGGCACTCATTTTCATACAAGAATCCGGAATCTACAGCACTTGCATGGTACAATGAGCATAAAGACGAATTTATATTTACAGATACAACACGTGAACTCGTAGATACTCTTGTAAAGTGTATGGACGTTCCTATAACTACTGTTTAGGAGTTCTATTTATGAAGAAACAGACTTGGGTAAATTTTGCAATCGCAGGGGTATCCCTGACCGATTTTGGGTTAAAGATACCATCCCCATTCAGTAAACTTGAAATGAATAATTCTGAAATAGCATCATTTTCCTCATGGACATTGACTGTTATAGTTGGTGGAGATGCTAATAAGAAATCTAACATAGCTGCATTTGAAGCTCTGCTATACACATCAGCACAAGCTGCAAGTAAGTATCCAAATTCATCCGGAATTCCAGTAGCATTCTCCTTTGGATGGTTAGATAATGATGGAAATATTTCTGAGTATCTGTCATATCAAGGATTTACATTGCAGTATAAGGTTAGTACTTCTGGATTATACATGACTTACACAGTATCTGGATATGCTTCGCAAGCAGCACAGAGTAGTACACCTATTCTTCGTATTCCAGAAGTATCAGGTATTGTCCAACCATCTGCACTTGTTGAGGGGCTTGCAAAGGCAGTTAAAGCAACAACATATTACAACTTAGATATAGATCACAATGATGCTCCTACACTTGTAACACACGGAGCTTTAACAACTAGTTTCAATCAATATGTTAGGGGTACATATTCCGGTCAAGACGATTATGATACATTTCCCGGATTGCTAAAGTTATCTAAATCTTATAGTAGTTCAAGAGATAGTGCAGGATTGATTCCTACGGTAAAGAAATTAAGCCAAGTGCTGAATAATATTACCATATCTCCTGTATCTAAATTCTTGAAGAAGGGACTTACGGATGCTACACCACAATGTGCATCATTTTCCTATTGGGTAGATGAACCTACAATGACATCTCCAGGTACAATACATTACAAGAGTAACGCAGGACTTACAACTTCTCAGATACGTGATGTATTGCAGTATGGTACAGCTGACACAAATATTCTATCTTTAAGTGGTTCCTACAATGGTGTTGCTTACAACATGACAGATATGAACTTTACATCTGTAGGATTTATGGTAGATGGTTCTGGAAATACTGTTATACAAGATGCAGAAGTAGTGAACAGTTGGAGTAATTCAATGTCAGATGTATTCCAAACTGTGAATATCATAAATGATATCAATGCTATTGCATCTCAGTTTAGCGGAGATTTCACAGTTACTATTTCAGGTAGCACTAAGAAATATAATGTAGCACAACCAGTTTCATTATTAGTAATGTCTGGTAATACGCTATCACCTATATCTGGGATTTACAATATAATGTCTGTGTCGCACTCTATATCAGATACATTTACTACAACTTTGAAGATTCAAAGACTTACAATGAGTTCTGCAAACCAAGTGGCATCAGCACAAGGCATATTTGTATCAGGTGCTAGCGGATATCCTGCAGGTTCATTTGAACAAACTACTAACATAAAAACTCCATATAAAGTAGATTTCGGAACACTTTTCCCAACCTACGAACATATGCAATCCGAAGCAAGTTAGTGAGGACATTTTAAAATATGATTATCCCAAACTGTGCGATAACAATGAATGATACAGAATTACTCAAACCTTGTGTCATGAGTAAATCTAATCCAGAATTTAAGATACTAAAGAAGTTTCATACCGGAATTGATGTAAAAGCAAACAATGTATTTGCTGTTTACCGAGGACGGATTGCTTATATTGGGTATGAAAATTCCGGACGAACAGTTGTAATACAGACTGGTTCGTCCTTTTGTGTTTGCTACAAACGACTTAAAACTGTAACAGTAACACTCAATGATATTGTAGAAAAATGGTATCTCATTGGGTCTGTGGACAAATATGTACATGCCGAAGTGTATACGAAAGACGTATCTGATTGGCCAGTTAGAATAGGTACAGAAGATTGGTACAAAGCCGATGCTACATCACTCATAAATGGTGGATTGCAAGATTTAGCAGATTATGCATATACTGAACCTTATGATACCTATTTTGAAGATTCTATTGATGCTACAGGACTAGATAACATGATTAATAATGCAGGGGAGTGATTATGGCATATAGTAGTCTTGTTACCAAATCTATAATATCTCCGAATTACACTAAGAGAGCTCATAAGATTGATTGCATAGCAATTCACTGTCCATGTGGTGTGTTATCATTGGATAGTATGGGAAAGCTATATGCAGATAAAGCGAACAAATCATCTTGCCACTATGGCATAGATAGTTACGGAAACATTGCTGTGTTTGTAGACGAAAAGAATGCAGCTATGGCATTGTCCAGCACGGGTGCTGATAATCGTTCTATATCTATTATGGTGTCTGCTAGTGTGGATAAATCCCCATATCCAATAAGTGATGCAGCGAACCAAGCTTTAACTGATTTGCTTGTAGATATATGTATACGTAATAACATCAAAGAATTAAAATGGAAGAATGATAAGAAATATGGTCAAGCGGCTGGAGCAGGTGGTCCAATTGCTGAGCAGAACATGTTTATTCACACATGGTTTTCTAAGAAATCAGACCCTGGACAGTGGGTCATAGCACATCATCCTGACATTGTTCAGATTGCCAATGCACAGCTTGCTATAACACGAGAGAATATGCGAAGAGTCATATTCATAGGTGATTCAAGAGCAACTGCTTTACACAATACAATAGGCACCGACCTGAACTTTTGGTTCACTAAGAAAGATCCTGCTTGTTCATGGATTGGATACGACAAGTTTCTGTTTGATCAAGAAATCAACAACAAATCTGCTGTATGTATCATGGGTGGTTGGAATGACCCTAATTATACAAAAGCAAAAGATTATGCTGAAAAGATCAATAAGTACGCAACTAATTGGTTACTAAGAGGTTGTGGTGTATACTTCACATCTATCACACCTATCAGCAGATCTGGTCATGGTAACATGACAAATGCTAAGATTGAAAAATTTAATGCAGAGATGCAGAAATATCTTATTCCTGCCATTTGTTACATTGATGCATATACTGCTATCAAAGATTCTTTCGTAGTAACTGGTGGTAAGAACTATGATGAAAACACAAACAAGACGATATACAATACTATCATTCAACAAGCTAATCGTGTTTCCGGTGGCGTTCGGTTGAATCTAAACTTGAATCTGGATCCAACTAATTTCAATCCCTATATTGCAATGTTTGATAGAAACGCAAGTGTAGATTACAAAACATTGAAAGATATAAGAGTAACCGGAGCAATCATCGAAGCTGGATACAGATATGATACAAACGGAAGACGTACTGCTAAGTTTGACAATCCTAACATAGAAAAACAGATTGCAGGATTAGATAAGGTGGAAATACCTTATGGCATGTACACAATATGCAGAGCAAAAACCACAGAAGATGCGAAAGAGGAAATTAAATATTTTCAGTATCAAACCTATCGACATCCACCAAGGTTGGGTGTATGGTTAAACATAGAAAATTTAGGTACTACGAAAAAGACTAATGATGCTCTGCTCACACAATACAATCAATCTTTAGCCAATCTAGGATTCAGCGGTAAGATGGGCATTATCTGTAACAGGAAAAAATTAGATCAAATCTCATGGGATAAGTGGCAAGACGAATTTTATCTTTATCTGATAGAACATCTAAAGGACTTAGATCCATTAGATAACTTACTTGACCCAACATTGTTTGATACGGATGGTACAGTTGCTACACCCGGCGTAACCCCATCACAATTACTTGCAAATGCTGCTGAATCTATTGCAGCAGTAGCAACTCCATCTGCAACAGGAGCGAATGGATTCTTAAGGAATCAAATGGTTGCGTATGCAAAACAATATGTAGGGACAGCTTATGTTTGGGGTGCTACAAGTACGAAACCTGGAGAACCTACAGATTGCGGAGGACTAATATGTGCTGTATATAAGAAATTCGGTATGAATCTGTACCCTAATCGTACTACATTGACTACGGCATACGGTAAACAAGTAACAATCCAAAATGCTCAACCTGGAGATGTAATGCATTATCCACACCACGTAGCATTGTATATTGGTGGAGATCAAATGATTGAAGCTGCAAGTCCAGAACAGGGAATCATTCAATCTAAGATAAGATTAAATCAGTGTGATAGAATCACGAATATAATTGACTATTGGAAAAGTTGAGGTGATGCACTATGCCATTACTTAATTTATCCGATCCTTTACATCCTGCAAATATTGTTATTTCCGCAGTGGAATCTCAACTTGGTTCCGGCTATGAATGGCAGAGAAAAGTTACCGGAGTTACATCTGATTGGTGTGCTGCAACTGTAGTAGCTGCTGGAATATATACTAATCTAAGCGGTACTGTATTTCCTAAGAAAGGTCAAGAAGGAATATTCTATGCAGGTATGTGTGGAAAAGCCTTTGAAACTTATGGAGGTAAACGAATAGATGGTCCACTATGGGGTAGGACAAACGTTGTTCCATCTCGTGGTGACATGATAATATTTGTATGGAAACGAGGAAACGAATCTTTCTACAATAGTGTGCGAAATGGAACTGCTACATATGGGAGGTATTCTGCATCCCACATAGGTATGGTTACAGATTGCAGAGACGGAAAAGTGTATACAATTGAAGGTAATTGTGGTGGTTCTGGAGATAGAAGCAGAAACAAGATAGCGAAATCCTCATACAGTATAAATTCTGAAAACATATCATTCTATGTCAGACCTGATTGGTCAAGAGCAAATGGTGTAGTTGCATACACTGCACCAACAACAGGGACCTATAGTCCAAATGCAGATCCAAGTATGTCTACTTACCAAATTGATGGTACATTCTCTACGCAACTGTACACTACAGAAAGTACAAAAGCGGATGCATCAATCCGTGAAGTAGCATATTTAGATAAGGATGGGAAACCTTGTATAAATATGACAGGTGTTCGGTTAGCGGTGGTGAATTACACCGGATTACTTAATGATTTATACAGACTACAAAGTGGTGGAATACCTGGTATTAGTGGTTCTCCTGATAACATTGACGGACTTGACACATTACCAAGAACTTGTGTTCAATACTTAACTGGTAAAGGATTCAATACAGCTGCAGCAATTGGAATCATTGCTAATATAAAACAAGAAAGCGATTTTAGAACCAATTGCATAGGAGATAGTGGTACATCATTTGGTATATGCCAATGGCACAATGCACGTGGACGTGCAATGATTGCATATGTTGGATCAGGTTGGGAGAACAATTTATCTGGTCAGCTTGATTTCCTTCTTCACGAATTAGATACTTCTTATTCAGGTTTAGTTGCTGAATTGAAGCAAGTTCCGAATACACTAGAAGGTGCAAAACATGCTGCTGATAGATTCGTCCGAGTATTTGAAAGACCTGCTAATGTTGATACTTCTTCATTGAGACGACAAACAAATGCTGAAAATTTTTGGTCACAGATAGTAACTACATCCGCAGCTACTAATGCAGATTATTCAAATAATCCTACTGTACAGAAATCTGTTACAACTCCTTCATGGTACCTAACATGGCCTGTACCATCTGTAACTGTAGGTAAGTACACATCCGGATATGGTTACAGAGGTAATGTAGGTATAGCTGGTGCAACTACCTGGCATAATGGTGTAGATATAGGTGGTGGATCTGGAGCATCTATTGTAAGTTGTGGAAATGGAAAAGTATGTAAAATAGACCGTTCAGGTGCAAGAGGTCATTATGTTGTTATAGACCACGGAAATAAATTCTACACTTTATATCAGCATATGCAGAGTAGAACTCCACTTTCTATGGGTGCAACAGTTCTAGCGGGTCAAGAAATTGGAAAAGTAGGAAACACAGGACTTCCTGGGATGGCAGCACACTTACATCTAGAGGTACATGTCGGTGCATTGCTACAAGGTACAGGTTCTGGTTCTAACTATAGAAGCACCTCAACGGTAGACCCTGCACAATATTTTCCAAAGTTAGGAAGTAAAACATGATTATAAATGGATATGTAAAAGGCTATAAGTATGCAGGTGATGGTACATTACTTATCAAAGTGAGGATACCTTCTATTCACGGACCTATGGACCAAAGGGAATACAATGGTCAACAAGTCCGTGGATATGTTTTAGATGCAGATTTACCATACTATCCATCCGTGTTATTACCACATCTTCCTAATGATGGTGAGGTAGTAGCATTGGCATCTACCAATGAAAGTAGTTCAAAATTCTTTGTTTTAGGACTTACAGGCGGAGCATATTATTCCAACGTAACCGACGGAGGTAATAATCGATGAATAACACAACAAGTATTTCATTCCCTACAATGTTTGATGTATCAAGAAATTGTGTTTCTGTAAAAACCGGGAGAGATTCTATTGTAAATCGGTCAAGACTACTTATCTTGACAGAACCTACGGAATTGTATAATAATCCAACATTTGGTGTGGGATTAAAACAATACCTGTGGCAGTACAATACAGCAAATACTAAAGCTATAATCCAAGATAGAATCAAAGCACAACTTGATGAACATGAACCTTGTGTAGAAGCAGATAAAACACAGTTCGCAGATGGACTGTTATTTACAGGTTCTGATGCAGAATCAAATGCTGTAGCAGATCTAAATTCATTGAAGATGACAGTAGCAATGCAATCAATTTACAAGGATGTGCTAAATGTAACTATTGATATGTCAGAGGAACAAGATAGATTATTCGGAAGGAGTAGTGGCTGATGGCAACAGAAGATTTCGTAGAAAAGGGATTAGTTAAATACACTAGCCGAGACTATACTTCCATAATGGATGATTTTTGGAATCTTGTTCCGAAGATGACAGAATTATGGAAACCCGAAGCCGATGCTGATCCCGGTGTAGTTCTTGGAAAGTTTCTTGCATCCGTTGCTGATATGCTTGGTGTTAATCTTGATGCACTTGCAACTGAGATATTTGCACCATCTGTCAGACAAAGAAAAGATGCAGAACGATTATTTTCTTTAATCGGGTATGAACTTGGTTGGTATACTGCAGCAAGAACGGAAGTAACTTTTACAAATAACATTGATGAAAACATCACATTTGATTTCGGATTCAATGGGGCAAATTTCGCCACATTGAATGCATACACTGATATAACCAATCAATCAAGAGTTATCACTTATAATATTCTACCGCTTACTAATACATATGGTGCTTCATATTCAAGAAGTACCCGTTCTGTCGTATCACCAAACATAAATGTATTTGTAGATACAGATGAAGTTATACTGAAACCTGGAGAAAGTGTAACTCGTGTGGCTGTGGAAGGAGAATTCCGCTACTATTCAATTTCAGTAGATTCTATCAGAAAGAATAATTATATCATCAATATTCCATCTCAACATATTGATACTACAGCAATTTGGATAAAGGCGAAAGCATCTAAAGATGCAGATGAGTTTTTAGCAACACAGTGGATTCAGTGTGCTAGTCCATCTGAATTCATTACACCAGAACCAAGATTTGCTGTTACCTATGACTCATATTCCAATGCACAGATTCAGATAAGTAACTATTTGGATCAGATGGAAGCATATGATTCTAGTTCGTATCTGGTAGTATATTGGTTAGATTGCTCAGGAGTTATTGGATGTGTAGGTAAAGATGTACTATCCAATTATCTGCAAGCGAAGCCGAGTTCTACACTTCCTGATGAACTGTCTAATGCTTGGTCTATATCCAATCTTTCTAATACGGTTGAGTTACCAAACACTTATACAGTAACTGGTAGAAGTCCTGAAACAGCAAAGGAAGCATATTATAACAGTAGAAACTACATCAATACTTGGGATAGTCTTATTACACTTCCTGACTTCAATAGATTCTTGAATAGAGAAGCCGGAGTAGATTGTGGAATTGTTCTTGACTGCCAGAAAGCATTAGAAACTAATCTTGCAATATATCAAGACACTAATCTGAGTAATTCAGAAAAACGAAAGATGTACATAACAAATTATGATTTTCCACAAGGTGAATCTGATTTAGATTGGTTATCAAAAGTAGATACAGAACTACTAGTTACAAAAACTACACATCGGCTTTCATCAGAAGAGACGCTTGAAACAGTAGCAAAATTATATGGAGTTACATTAGCGGATTTACTTGCATACAATAATCTTACGGAATCTAGTGAGTTGTATCCTGGATATCTATTGAAGATTCCTGTAGGTAAATATACCGAACCATCCATAGAATTTATAACTAACTTCAAGACATACACAGCGATGTGTTACGCAATACACAATGACTTTGCAATGACTACGAATTGGGGAAGAAGTCAAACATCTTCTGCTAAGTATGCGAATAGACAAGTGTTTATTAAATATAAACCACCTCAGCAGTTTATTGATGCAGTAAAGAGAGATTTTCGTCCACTTCAAGCTATGTCAGTTGAATTAGAATTCGGAGATGTACGAGTATTTCCATTCTATGTTGCAGGACAAATATATACTAAGAAACCTGTTTCCAATGATGTTGCACGAACAATAATCGCACAAGTAAAAGAAAATCTTGCATTATACTTCTCTCCAGCTAATCGACATATGGGGCAGAAGCCTACTACAATGGAGATAGTGAAAGTAGTACAGAATTCAGATACTCGTATTGATTACTTTGATGCAGGTTCTGTAACTAATCCGGTCATTGTGTGGAACAATTGTGATCCAGCTTATATAAATATTATTAGTTTCTGTAGATTTACTGACCCGGGATCTACCGCAACTAATCTAACTGTAGCACCTGAATGTATTGTTAGTACAAGAAAGTAGGTGATACTTAATGAATATCCGTGATGTATCCGTTCCAGATGTGTATACAGATAGTCAAGATTTCCGATTCTTTCTGGATTGGTTTGAAAATGCTCTAACTAAAATTCATTATGACACCGAACATTTCTACGACTTATATGATCCATTGAAATGCCCTGCACATCTGCTTTGGATGCTTGCTGATACAATGGGTTACAAATATGATGATAGATTACCTACATCCTTCAACCGATTTGTACTTGTGTATTTCATGTCAATGATTCGTAATCGTGGTAGTAAAGATGGTGTTACACTTGCAGCAGAAGCAAATCTAAAACAATTTGATATAGATTTGATTGCAGGAACGGGTTATGTGAATCGTGAAGGTGAAGTTGTACCACCTAAAGATATATTGTATGACAGATTAGAAGACACATCTATACCTGTGAATTCAGTAGTAGTAACTCCACATACCTCCGAAGGATATATTGATGTAGTATATTTCTCTGATAGAGTTCCCACAGATGCTTGTATTGAATACGTAAGACCTTTAGGTATGTATTGTTTCCAGAATGCCGGTGTCAGAATGGATGCTAGAACCAAGTTATCCATTGATGCAAGATTAACTAACATTGAAGATGTTCAAATGGATATTGGACCTACACATGTTGGACATTATAGTAGAACAGATTATGCGAGGATGCAGAGATTACAAGAATCCGATTTGAATCCAGCTCATCCTAAATCTATGGTGAAACCTACTGATTTATCTGATAGTCGAAGAAACGCATGGTATAGAAATGCAGATTACGAAGGTTATGCTGATACTCCTGAAGTACAAGCTAAAACACGCAGATTCAATCCAGGATATCGTGCATTGTACTCTTTACAATTATGCAACAATGAACATATTATGAAATCACTCATTCCAGATGGCGATGGTGAACCATTCTTTGGACTTGGTTGGAGCCCACAAGATGTTACAGTATCATTCCCTGATGATTATGTACTTCCCGATGTAGCTACTGAAAATGACCCAGGTGGAAGATATGCACCTTGGAATTTGCGATATGATAAAGCAAGAGAAAAACAACTTGGAGATGATGTTTACACTATTGATGATGATCGTTCTTATAAAGTAATATCTCCAAGACCTGCTATTAATCCTATAATGCGTGTAGTAGGGGATGCTTTATCCTTAGATGATACTGCAAATAATAGATTTGCTACTGCATATAATCATGATGGATTTTATCAATTATCTGATGAAAATATCAACGATAGTCAGATCCGACCTGTTATGAGAAATGGTGAATTTGCAGTAGGTGATTTACATATGAATGATGAAGTACCAAGCATACATGAACCTGAAGATGCCATCTTAGATAGGAACAATGATGTAATACTTGATGCGGATAATTCATACATTCGTACAGATGACAAATAGAATGGAGGACGCAAATGGGTACTAGAATTAACCAATATCCATCAACAACTACATATCAAGATAACGATTACTTGTTGATAGATAATGCTAATAGTGGCACTAGACGAATAAAAGTATCTGATATTGGTGGTGGAGGCGGACCATCCTCTGGAATATCACAATCAGTTATTGCTCCACCATATGATCCTAATTCTTCATATGATACCGGAGATACATGTACATTCAGTGACAATTTCTACATTGCTACATCTCCAACATCAGGAACATTTGATTCCCATGATTGGGATGAAATTCCAGTTGTATGGTACATTGATACTAAAACACACGATATAAGTGTTGTTGTAGATACACATACAACTCAGATATCCGGATTAAATAATATTGTAGAAATATTAATTGAAGACATTGGGGAAAACTTCATTGAAAATCATACTTACAATGAAGGTGATTTAGTTATACATGACAACATACTGTATAGATGTACTTTAAATAACATATCTGGTACATGGTCTAGTGTGTCATATGCATTTGAAGTCAAGTCCATTTCTTCGTTGATTCAGGATCTGAGAACTGCTATATCTTCGGTAGCATCTGACCTTAGTACATTGTCATCCAATGTGACCGCAATAAATGCAAGACTTGTTACTGCCGAAGGAATTATCACAGAATTAAATACAAGAAAGTCTATTGTAGGACAAGATTATGTTCCAAGTAGGACGTATTCTGCTGGTGAATATGTAGTTTATCAGAACGAATATTACGTATGCAGATATGATAACACTACAGGGGCTTGGGATGCTAATAGTTGGGTGAAAACAGATATTGCATCACAACTTAAAGCGATTAAAGACAGTTCAGGTGGAGCACATACTTATCAAGGTACTACTGAACCTACAGTGTCACTTGGTAATGATGGTGATATCTATCTGCAATACGGTTCAAATGGTATATCTGTTGTATATGGGAAGATCCTCGGACAATGGATGGAATTTCCAAGTGGTTCTGGTGGAACTATTGTTCAAGCACTTGAGCATATTGCAAATACACAATTATCTACAAGTCCATCTCCTTTAAGTTTTACAGGTCATGTAAAAGTAACATTAACAGATGATGCTACGCAACAGGAGACGGTAATTGAATCAGATAATATGCAAACCAATGGTCTTGCAGAGTTCTTTACAAACTGCGGATTTATGAATAGTGATAACACTGATCGAAATAATCTAGTTAAACAACTATTAGGTGGCATGCTTGCATTTGATTCTACTGTAACTCCATCCGCATCTACTGTACTTCCACCATCTAGTACATCGATGGTTGCTAATGCTGCTTATGATGTATCAAATGGTAGCACAACTGGTGATCCATCAGAAATGGGTAATTGGGTTGCTGAAGGTACAGATGGAAGCGGTTGGAAAGATGACGGTTCTTACCATTTCGTTTGGGAGTGGGGATTAAGTCAAGGAAATGGGACTATTGCGGCAATATCTTTAACATCCCGTAACTGGGGTTGGGCAGGTATGGGAAACGCCATAAGTAATGTTCGTAAACCTTCATCTGCTGAATTAACTAATGCATATGGTAGTTCAACTCCTTACACTATTATAGGTGTTCCGTGTAGGCTCAGTATATCTGATTCATCCGTATATGGCGTTGTGTTTGATACTACTAATGATAAAATAATTATCCATAAATACAGGTTGCCATTGACAGAATTGAATCTTAAGGGGACTACATCTACATGTCAAGAAATGCAAGAACCTGTGGAACTGACTATGCCTGCGGATCTGAAGACAAATCTTACATATAGTGGTTATACGCAAGGAATAACGGTAAGTAACAGACTCATTCAAGATAATGGTACAACTTTAATATGCTTAAGTGCTAATCAAGGTGGTACAGAGTGGGGTAATGGTTATGATCAGAAGATGTGGGAAATTGATCCCGTAGCCGGTACATGCACAGAATCTATCATACCTAATTTATATTCTGGAACTCGTACGATGTATACTATGCGTGAAGCTATTTGGATTGATAAGGACACAGTTGCTTGGATAAATGGGTACTATGGATATGTTTACTCGGAACTTCGTGAAACTGACATAATCTATTCAATGAAACGTACAAATGGTACTTGGGGAAATTTCCAAGAATGCACAAACACATTTGGTTGGGAACTGACAAGTAGATCCTTGGGTTCTGGAAGAATGTTACTGTGTAATGGTTATGGTAACAATACAAGTGTATTCAACTTTGATTCTAACACTATTTCCCCTGTAAATATGACATATGGACCTGCAACAACTTCTACAGTATGTAAATCTAATGATAAGCCGATGATTTCCTATATTGTAGTATCAAATTCAACTACCGTAGATTGTACTATAACTGTAATGCGTATGCAAAATTATCTTGCAACTGTTTGGACACCTTCACAACCATTTACAAAAACATCCGGACAGTTCATGCGAATTGATTACGGTGTATTCTTCAATGAGTATGAACCTGATTCCGATACGGATTCTGATTCGGATTCTGATACTGAATAGTTTCCTAAGTAAACTAGCACATGGGTGGATCTTACTAACCTAAGATTCGCCCTTTCTTTGTACTATCAAACCTTTTATAGTTATATAATAGAATGATTCGTGAGGTAACAAATTATGACAAGAGATTTAGGTAATCCACAGAATCGAGTTGAAGCAATACTTGAAAATATGCTTGGTGCAAGTAATGAATTACAACCACCTCAAACACGGGTTGAGGAATTATTGATGGAACTCCTTGAACAAGGTGGTGGCGGTGGTGGAGAGAAAGCCGTAAAGTGGATTGGTGTAACAACTACTCCACTTTCTGATGGTGCAACTACTAATCCTATTCAAGTTGATGGTAAATCTGTAACCGCAGTTCGTGGAGATATGGCATCTTACAATCATGATGAGTTTATCTATGATGGGGAAGTATGGCAAGCACTTGGCGATGTATCCGGTTTAGGACTTCTTGCATTTAAGGATAGTGCATCTGGCACAGTTGATGATTATGTCACAGATGCATCCAGTACATTTACAGGAGATGCCCTAACTTCCACAGGTACATTTACACCAGATGGAACTATAAGTGATGTAGTATTATCTACAGATTCCATAAATAGTATGACTAATGCCGGGACACTTCCTACCGCTGAACTTGTAGATGATGTGTTAGTATTCCATGCCGGAACACTTCCGACTTATGAGGCTGTAACTGTTGCAGATGGTGTATCAACACAACCTACATTTACAGGTACAAGTGGAAATGTAAGTGTAACAGGAACACCATCCGGTAGTGTAGATACAACACTTACAAAATCAGAAAAGACTATAACTGTTGAATAATAGGAGGGCTTGACAAATGGCTACAAGACCTGCAAGTAAATTAAATCTACAAGAGTTTGGAATACAAGATGAAATTGAACTTGTTGATAAGAAAGGAAGAACGGATTTAACTTCACTTACACAGAGAGTTGATGATATTACACCACCGGACAACATTGATATATCCGAAGATGGTGTAAAAGTTTATGCAAATTATGATGTAAACGAACTCGGTTGGGGATGTGAGAATAAAACATATTATTTTGATACTGCGGCTGAGTTCTCATTAGGGGATCGAACATACACTAAGACGAATGCGAAGCCTGCATTTGGTGGAGTAATTGGTACACCAGGTGATGGTCAGAATCATGCTATTGTATTGGTATCTACAGAAGCAGATTCAACATATTTCTCATGGAATAACACAGCATATAGTTTTGATTATAATGGTACAACATGGTATTACTGTGGCGGTACTTATGCCTATTGGGGAAGTCCTGCTACTGGAATTTCTGTAATTCCGGATAAAACTCTGTCTCTTGAAGATGCCGCAAGATATATGTTAGATTCTGCACAAGTATATGTAGATGATGGAAAGTTTTCAGAAATAGCTGAACCGAATTCCGGATACTTGTTTGCAGGTGGTGGATCACAAGATGATTATTCTGATGCAACTTTCAAAGTATCTAAAGAAGGTGTAGTAACTGCACAGGATGTAGAGATCAATGGTGAATCAATAACTGATAAGATTGATAATATAATTGATGATACCGCAACAGATACAGATACTACATGGAGTAGTAATAAGATTACAGAGGAAATAGAAGATAAAGCATCCGTAACCAAGACCGCAAGCGGAAATCCTATCGAGATAACCGATGGAGCAGACGCACCTTTGGTAAAGTGCGTAACCGCCATCCAAGGAAATCAGGACTTGCATGGATATGATAAGCCGTGGGTAGGTGGTAGTGGAAAGAATAAACTCCCTATGACGGTTGACGGGATAAAGGCAATCAATACTGGTGGTACTTGGAGTGGAAATGTCTACACTCGGAATGGAGTAACTTTTACGTTAGAAACGGATGGTGATGATAATGTTACGGGTATAAAAGTAAATGGTACGGCAAATGCGGTTACTTATTTCCTTGTTGCGAATATTACATCGTTAGGCACATTTGATGGAACTTATGTTGTAAATGGTGGTATAAACGGAGGTTCTGAAACCACATTTGCATTACAGGTATATTCCGATGTAACGGATATATTTATAAACGCATATAATGCAAATGATTGGAGACTCATATCAGAAACTACCCCAACCGCAAATATCAGCTCGGCATATATTACTATCCGTAACGGTTACACGGCGAACAACCTTTTATTCAAGCCCATGATTCGTCTCTCTACAGAATCCGACCCCACCTTCACCCCCTACTCCAACATCTGCCCCATAAGCGGATATACGGAGGGGGAGATTGAGGTGAGGGGGAAGAACCTCTGTGATAAAAATGATTTCAACCACACAGGCACTCTCACATATAAGCCTATGTTTGTTGGTGAGGGAACATTTACCATGTCAACTAATTGCCCTCCAACAGGCGGAGGACAGGAAAATTATAGAGATATTTTCTTCTTGCCGGGAAATGTAGATAGTGGTGCATCATCAGCCACCAATGGAGTTATCAATTCAACACCTATAACGTGTGAGTCGATTGATGGATATGTGACGGTGGCAAGTCGATATAATCCGGTCAGAAATGACCCACTTGATTATGATTGGCAAATTGAAAAGGGTTCTGTACCAACCACATACGAACCCTACACCTCCACCACCCACACCACCACCTACCCCTCTGCTATCTATCGAGGGAGTGAGGATGTGGTGAATGGGGAAGTGACAACAGAGTGGAAAAAGGTTGTATTTGATGGCACAGAAAACTGGCAACAAGCCTCAGTAGATAGACCGACATGTTTTATATTAGACGGTAATTTAGGGTTTGCTTCAATTTGGGGGCAAACACTTGATAATGGATTTTCCAATTATCTTGTTGCGGACAATGAAAGTGCATACGCTGGAAGAGGCCCATCTTTTGCTTATGTAAATAACCGATTATATGTAGGATTTCCGAGTGCTTCAAGTCTTTCTGATTTTACTAATTATTTATCAAATAACAACTTGGAAATATGTGGATTGCTCACCACTCCCACCACTGAAACCATCACCCAAACCAACCTCCCAATCAAATCTCTCTCCGGCTACACCCACATAGAGAGCAGTACGGGAGATATGGAGGTGGAGTATATCACAGAGGAGTTTCAGCCGATTGTTGACCTCATTGAAAGCGCAGTTGAACTTCCAGAAGTATCAGATTTAGATGATGGAAAAGTATTAACAGTTGTTAATGGTAAATGGGTTGCTGCTAGTTTACCAGTCGGACAAAACATACAGTACTAAAAGAAGGGAGTAATGTTGAACAATGAGCATGAAACTTTACGAAGAAGGTGATATCCAGAATCTCGCAAATATGATTCGTGAGAAAAATGGAACATCTGATACATACACAATCTCCGAAATGGATAACGCAGTAGAAGGACTTAACAACTTCAGCGGAGATTACAACGATTTAACAAACAAACCAACCCTTGGTACAGCATCGCCTAAAGATGTTGCATCAAGCGGTGATGCATCTGCTACACAAGTGGTTATGGGAAATGACTCACGCCTTACTGATAGGCGTGGGTCTACTTGGGGACAGATCAATGGAACATTATCCAATCAAACAGACTTGAACAACAGTATCAATTCCTTACAAGGTCAGATAGATACTTTTACTGCACTAACTGACGGATCTACCACTGGGGATGCAGAACTAACCAACATTCGTGTTGATTCCACTGGACATACTTACCCTACTGCCGGAGATGCAGTAAGAGCGATTGATAGTCAAGTCAACGACATGAAAACAGGATTTGATGGGGTAGAGTATGATTCGCCGGAAGAAATGATTACAAAGGTAGATGCAAGTCTTTATAATGCAGTTATGTCTGGCGAATACCCATTATCTTTCAACTGGGAATCTGGTTCACTTGACGGAACTGGTGCAAAATTATCATCAACAACCAGGATCAGAACGATTCTTCCGCGAACGATAGACGGAGAAATAATTAAACTTTCTGTATCAGCTGGAAAGAAATACATGGTTTATTATTATTCGTCAAATGTAATTAGTGCATCAACATTCATCGGCAGATATTCGTCATCATGGCTTACTGACGGAATAGAAATCATGGTGAATCCTGATTATTACTATGAATTTTTACTTGCGAATTCTGATGATTCTGCAATCAGTCCGACAGCTGGATCAGCTCTTTCTGTTGCAGAACTTACAACAACCGAATCAAAAATAAATGATCTTGAATTCAATCAGAAAACAATCGGAATAAATACACTTAAAATCAACGAATCGTCATGGGCATATGGCGGAATAAACCCGAACGGATCAAATTCCGCCGCATCATCTACACGAATTAGAACAAAAACACCGGCAAAATATGCCTGTGTAGGATGCAAACCGGGATACAAGTTTCTTATAACTTGTTATCGTCAGGACGGAACGGCCAGAACTGTCGATTATTTCAAGCCGGATGTCAGGGGGTTTGTATCAAGTGATCCGTGGATAACTGGCGAAGTTAATTTGACAGAATTTCTTTATGAATTCGGAGAAACCGATTATTTCAGATTTGCACTTGCAAAGACAGATGATTCGGATATTAGCGTTGCCGATAGTATCAATTTCTATTATAAGCCGGATAGTTATATTCTGGACGGAACTTTTACAAAGCAAAACAAAGCACCGTCTTCGATGCTTACTGGTGAAAGATTTTCACAAATCATGGACAATACATCTATTGAGTTTGGAGAACTTAACACATCAACTGGTGAATATATTGCATCATCAACAAAGGCAGTTTCTGGATATATTCCAGTAAAAGTTGGAACAACCATTAAATCAAGCTATTATATGGATGTATTTTCATATGATAATGTGAAGACCTTCAAATATAGAAGTTACAACAAGGAACAGCCGCCGCAGTATTTAACAGAATGGACTTCAGTTGCAGACGGATTCGTGCGAATCGTGTTTGTCGGTGGTCATTATGACACAGCGGGGACAGTTGACATCACCGAAGAAGATATTCCGGAGATTCCAAACAGTGTGTTGGTTTCTGGAATGACAACGATCAATCAGAAGACATACGCTAATTCCATTTTGAAGATCAGGGCAGAAGATGGTCTTTCGCAGTTGGCTGATGTTTTGGAAGCGGCAGAAATTGATCCATACAAAGATACATATCTGAAGCGTGGGAAAATTCACAAATCAGGCAACCAGATTCTTGATGCACAGAATAGCCCGATTGTTCTTTCCGGATTCGGTACACATTTTATGAATGAATACCAGAATCTTTATACAACGGACGTTTTCAAAACCCTTGTGTATCGTGGGTGTAATTGCATAAGAATGACATTTTATCTGAATGATTTTATTCCAAGCGGATCAAACAGAAGGAACGGTCACGGATGGCTTAACCATTCAGACGAATTAAAAGCAATAGCGGATAAACTGATCAAGAATGCAACGAATCAGGGGCTTTATATTATCATTGATTGGCATACGCTCTTGACGGATGGGGATGTTACGCAGTACGCAAGCCAGCAGCTGGCATTCTTCAAATATTTTGCTGACACATATCTTTCGACACATGACAATCTTCTGTGGGAACTTCAGAATGAACCGTGGTCAAATTCATCAAGTGGAATGCTTTCCACAAATAAAGCGTGTGCTGATTATATTCGCGGAATTGATCCTTCTGCCATCGTTATTTGCGGTGTCGGTACGGATGGAGCTTCAGCAATGAATACTTTATATAATACCACAAATAATATGAATGTATTCATTTCGCGGCATATTTACACGGCAGAAAATACGGTCGAAGAATTCATCCTTCCTATCATCAATGCCGGAATTCCGTTCTTTGAAACAGAATGGGGAAATTCCGAAGGGACAGGGTATGGTGATTATGATGACGAAGAAGCGCAGCTGATGTTTGACACATTAAATGAACACGGAATCAGCTACTGCCTGTGGAAGTTATGCTATCAGGATTTGACAACCGCAATTCTTACACATGATCCGATTCGGATTGAATATGGTTACAGATACGGAGGATGGCACGATTCGGATTTGACACATAATGGAAAATTTTACTTCAAAAATATAACGAAGGAAAGATTTGATATTTAGCATCATGGATCGTCAACGGTCGAAAATTCCGAAAACGATCCGATAATAACCCCATAAAACCGTTATTTTATGTCACTTCTAAGAACTCCTCAATGAACTTGGGGAGTTCTTTTTATAATTTCATTAGAAATTTGATGGGGTAAATCGTTATAATATATAACCACATTATATTGTCAATAATCCAAAAGGAGTGTGATACTTATGGCGAGAAAAGTACAGAAAAATCCATTAACTGATGAGAACTCTTTGAAATTAGTGAAACCGGAGAACAAATTTCTACTTCGTGATTTCTTATCTTACATGAAGTCTATTGACAGAGCACCGACTACTATCTATGAGTATCAGAAAAATATCGAAGCATTCTTTGTGTATAACTTGATACATAATTGTAATAAGGAATTTACGAAGGTTACAAAACGTGATTTTATTCGGTTTCAAGATTACGCACTCTACACATTGAATTGGTCATCCAGTAGGATGCATTGTGTAAAGTCTGCACTTTCTACTATGTCTACTTATATTGAAAAGATTTTGGATGATGAGTATCCTGGGTATAAGAATATTGTAAAGCAGATAGATTCACCTCCGGTTAAAAAAGTTCTACCGAAAACTGTATTTACAGAAGATGAATTAAACGGACTACTGGATTATCTTGTAGCACATGATAGGATTCGGCAGGCAGCGGCGTTAGCATTGGCTATGTATTCTGGTAGAAGAAAATCAGAATTATTTAGATTCAAGATTTCTGACTTCAAAGATGAAAATGTGATTTATGATTCGTTGTGGAAGTCTACTAATCCTATCAAAACGAAAGGTAGAGGAGTACAAGGAAAACAGATTCATCTATATGTGTTGAAAGATAAATTCAAGCCTTACTTTGATCTTCTTATGGAAGATTATAAGAAACACAAGATTCGTGGAGATTGTCTATTTGTATCTTATAAGTTTCACAATAAACCACTATCAATAGAGTCATTAAATCATTGGGCAGATGATTTTACAAAAATACTTGGAAAAGATTTCTATTGGCATAGTATCAGACATTATTTTACAACTATGCTCATTAAACAGAATGTTCCACTTGATATCATTATGGATATGGTGAACTGGGATTCTGCAACTATGTTGCAAGTATATTCTGATGTAACCAGAGATGCAAATTTAGGAAAATTTTTCGCAGAGAATAAGATAGCTTAATCATAATTTAAAATTGCAAGGCATCTACCTTTTATATAGTTATGTAGAATTATTCTACAAATATATTATATGAAAGGGGTGATGCCAACATGACTGAACTTGAGAAGGTAATAAAATCCTTTGCAGACCAAGTAGCAACTGGATATACTTGTAAAGATAGAAAGTCTAAATATGCACTTGATATCGACAAGAATTATACGGATTGGTACAACGGAAACAAGTACGGATATGATTGGTGCACAGTTTTCTTCGATTGGAATTTCATAAATGCCTTGGGAGAAGACCGAGCAAGAACAGTTCTAAATCGTCCAAAGGACAGTTTAGGAGCAGGTGTAAGGTATTCGAGAGAATATCTGAAAAGTATTGGAAGGGTAGACAACAATCCAACTGTAGGATGCGCAGTTTACTTCGGATCACTTCCATATCCAAGACATATTGGGTTTGTTTACAAAGTAACTGATAAGATGATTTATACTTATGAAGGTAACTGCTATGTAAGTAGCGGTGTATCTGGTGTAAAGGCGAAGAGCTATTATCGCTCTAATAGTGATATCCTTGATTATGGACATCCTGTTTATAATGTAACACCTGAACCAGAACCAAAGGAAATGGATGGATACAAAGTAGACAATACTTATGAAGTTAAGTATGATGGTGTACAGATTCGAAAGGGTCCGGGAAATAAGTATGCATCAACAGGATCTTTGAAAAAGGGTGACAAGGTTACTTGTACAAAACTTCGTCATGATGCTAGTGGTAATACATGGCTTCAGCACAAGTCTGGATGGTCTTGTGGTCTATATCAAGGTACAAGATACATCAGTGATGTAGAGATTCAGACCGGATGGGTTAAGAAGAACGGCAAGTGGTATTACTACGATGAAAATGGCAACATGGTGAAGAACAAGTGGGAACTTTACAAAGGCGGTTGGTACTACCTTGGTGCTGATGGTGCTATGCTTACCGGATGGCAAACCATAAATGGTTGCAAGTACTATCTATATCCTGATGGACACATGGCAAATATCGAGTGGATTGATGGGTTGTTCTTAGATGCGAACGGTAAGCAAACTTACAAGCAGAAGGGGTATTGGAAATCAGATTCTAAAGGTAAGTGGTTTACTACTGCCGAAGGATGGTATCCATCAAGTCGAACAGTTCGAATCAATAAAGTTGATTATGAGTTTGACAAGGATGGTTATGTTATAGTTAAATAAGTTGTTCCTAGGGTGGTGCGCAGACTTGCTCACCACCCTTTCTATGTGTTCATAGAAACCCAACCTTGTATAATCTTATAAGAAGTAATGGAGGTGGTAGTATATGCCCGACCCTACAATTTGGCCAAATTTAGATAAAACTTATACAGAATCCGACCTTCAAAACTTAACATACACAGATGCAGATGGAAATGAGGTTCCTTATCCTATTGCAGGTGCAGGTTCCGGTTGGGTTCAGACCGAGGATGGTACAATTGAAGATCAAATTGCATATGATAAAGATCAAGTAACCGGATTTACAAATCCAAATCTTCATAGACGGATTGATCCACATGAACCCAAGCACGAGGATAATCCACTGAATCAAGAACTTGCACCAAGAGAATATAGATTAGAAATCAAAGGAACTAATTCTTATAGAACTACAACGATTACAGTACATGATGAAGAATCTACAACTTCCGAGATTCCGTAGAGGGGGTAGACATGCAGAATATTTCAGAAATTGCAAAGAAATTAGATATAAAGCAGAATGTATCTATTCAAGTTCTTGATAGATTGACAGGGGATGTAGTTCAAGAAGTAAGTGGACATAACGCTGCTACTAACTCACTTCTGTATGGTGTTGCACATCATCTTATTGGTGATTTTATGCCAAATGAACGGCATGGACTTAATCCAGGTTACTCCATGCTTTCTAACTATGTTCCGAGATATATTTCACTTGGAACAATGGGTCTTCTAAATCAGGAACAAGATGCAGAAGGACTTCCTGCTGGAATTGGGGATGAAATTCCAAGCTCTACAGATCCTGAGTATCAAAGACTTCTTGAAGAAATGAATGCAGCCAAGGATGCATTAGATGATGCTGAAGCAGCACTTAAAGATGAATGCCCATACTATCCTGCAACTACAGCTTGTGAATCTTGTCAAGTATGTTCAAACCGAATTGCTGGTAAGAAGCAAGCAAGAGATGATGCTAAAGTTGCGTATGATGAGGCTTACAATGCGTTTGTATCCTACAACGAAGAAGCACGATTTGTTGAGTACATGAAACGTGTTCCGGGTTATGGGGCTGATGGATATCCAAGAGATGATAATAATGGGAGAAAATATCCCGGACTTGGATACGCATTTACATCCTACGATGTTACTTCTTCTTATAGAGCTGCATCTTCTGGTCATAATGCAGACCAAGTAATGTACAAAGGGTTCTTATACGAATGTACTTCAGATACATCTGTTCCTGCAGGACCATTTAATGATTCCAAATGGACTAAGTTACCTGATACTGCTCAACCATCGAATGGTAGAACTATAAACATGGAACTCATTTCTACCACATTTCCTAGAGTTGAGATTTCTTATCGTGACATTGTTCCAGAATACGCATCCGAACAGCCTAAAGTAATTGATGTAGTTTATAGTGCTATGATTAGCACTGGAGCATTAAAACAATTTCGTGAAGAAGGTAAAGATTATGTGTTCATTACAGAAGCAGGTCTATGGTCGAAAAAGACTTGGCAACTTGGTAGTGAAAATGGACTTCTTGCAGGATATAGAATCGGTCCTCCAAATGAATCTAACTGGGATATGACTGTTCCAGAAAACAGGAAGATCCTCAAAGAGAACATACTAAAAGTTGGAACAAATCAAGTTGTACAAGTTGTATGGAAGATACAGATAGGAAGCATCAACGAATTCCTAAAAGGTTCCATTGAACCTGTTCCAGAGCCTCCTGCATATCATGATTTCTATCTTACAACAGGAGCAACAAGTTCTGGAGCTTTAAATAAAATATTCTTGGAGAAACTTCCTTCTCGTAGTCGTTCTGTTTATTTTGAACAGGCAGATGAGAAAAGAGGTTATCTTGTTGACCCTACTGTATTTAGTACGGAAGAGAATCTGTATCTTGATTTTGTTACAAATGAAGATGACACAGAAACAATATTTTGGTGGACTGCTGAAGGTGAAGTAAACTATAGCACAAGAACTACAGATCCGTTCTATAATCTTACAATGATTACACAGGATATGACTAAATGGCATTTTAATGGAGTTGATTACACATATCTTCCAAATGAATATGCTGATGACTTCGCAGAATTATTACCATCTTCAGGATACTATACTCCTAAGCTCAGACGCATCGTTCAATTATACAATCCGGAAACTGGATATTACTCTGGGTACTACATAGGTGGAGACTTCACCAATACTACTGATTACATTGATGCTTCAGAAATTAAGCAATATCCAACATCTACAATTCCTACATCAATGGACGAATATCCTATATACGCAGTAAGTGGGGATTGGGAGCACTCAGGAACTACAACATTATCAGATCAGATATTCTACACTTGTGAGGCAACTCCAATCGGATTCTTAGATGATGAAAATATCCATACGGTCATGAATGCATTTTACACTTGTTTATCTCCGCAAGATAATCCAAATGAATTGTTTGTAGATTTATTGGATTGGGATTATTCTAGAGTAACTAATATGGATTACTTATTTGCATCTAGAGAATCTACTGAACTTACTAGACGTAATGCTGATCCTGCATATCATGTACATACTACATGGCAGTTATTTGGAATAGATTCCGCAGTAAATGTAACATCTACCAAAGGGATGTTCCAAGGTAGTGTAGATTCTTTTGATGGAATCTTCAATGGAAGCGTATACGAAATCCCAGAGGGTCATTCCGCATTCATGGATGTACTGGCAAACGTAACAGACGCATCATATATGTTTTCCGAATTTAATGGTGAATTCTCTAATATATATGGATCTGATCCAGTGGAATTACCAAATGTTGAAAATGTAAGTCATATGTTTGATGGTGCTAACCCTGGTATATATACTCATTCGGGATATTATTTGGTGAATGGTGCGAAGTTCATTTTTGGATCTTCTACTCATGAATCAGCATATCCTATAGATGCAACATATATGCTTGCAAACATTGATGCAGATAGTATCAATTCCGGATGGTTTACATTCAATCGTGAAGTAGATGCATCTTACATGTTCTATCATTCTACTATAGCTTATGTACAGCTATATGATTACGAATATGATTTTGCTAAATACGCAGTTAGTATGTCACATATGTTTGATGGTGCAGATATAAATGCTGGATCGAGTCCTGGAACACTTTATGCTAATTCCAATGGTGGATTTCCATATCTTACAGATACATCCTACATGTTTAGTAGTATAACTGGATATGATGGTTCTTCCATTTTCATAAACTTCTATGCAGATGACTATGATTGTACGCCCAATCTTGAAAATATGGAGGGCATGTTCTATCAAACTGACAAATTATCTCAATTGGATTATGAATCTGCATATGGTTTTTACACGTTTGCGTTGACAAATGGTTATGTTCCACACGCATATACAGGTTATGCGATAAACTGGGATGTAAGTAGTGTAACCAATTTTTCTTATGCGTTTTATCAGTTACCATCAGCTAGTGCTGCATTGATGAACCTTGATTGTTCTGGTGGTGTAAACTTCAGCCACATGCTTGAGGGTGTTCTAGGTAAACAGAGTGTATATGTACGAGATGATTATGATACTCATACAGATACACATAGTATATCAGCATATGGGTCTGGAGGTGCATATTCATTATCTGCATGGGTCAGTCCAACATCTGAATATGAGACTGGATATTTCTCCTCTATGAAAGTAAGTTCATCTGCACAAGATATGAATAGCATGTTTGCAGATGCTAGAGGTATTTGTTTACCATTAGATCTTTCTGAATGGGATGTACGGAATGTGACAGATGTAGAACACATGTTTCACGGATTTACATCTAAACCTATTTACTACCATTATTCACGCTATGAAGATGATGATATACATCCAGCATATTCAGAGGATGTTTATGTAGGAGACACTGGATATTATGCAGTTCCATTAAATGTAGAACATCCTGATAACTTCTATATTAAATTGCCAACATTTAATTTCAGCAATTTAACATATTATTCACATGCAATGGATCTATGTAGCGTACCTAAAGTGGTGCTGAATAACATACATGTTGACAGTGTATCTACATTGAATAAGATAAAAGCATTCTTTGCAGATAATCATATATACTACTTTGAAGCTAAAAACTGGACATTTGATCCATCTATAACAGATTTATCTAATTTCTTCACACGTTGGCGTAAGTTATGTGCAATAGATTTATCTGGATGGGATGTATCACACATAACTAACTTCCGGCAAATGTTTAGTAGATTAGAAGCTCTAGAACCTGATGAGGCTAGTCCATCTCCTGGTATCATTGATTACTCATCATTGGATGATTGGGATATTTCTAGTGGTGTAGACTTCTATGAGATGTGCGGATCCGTGCTACATTGTTCAGATCCGGATGCTACTGAGGATGATGTGGACTATTATGGTAATGGCTATCCTGTACCTTGCTGTTGGTTCAACGAAAAACCTTGTGAGAACACCTATAGATTCCCAAATTGGAATGGTACTTGGGATAGGACTGGATTATCTCAGTATGAATCTGGGGAGTTTGATTACCCATATTACGCATTTAATCCATATGGTAAAGGTATTGCTGAACCGAAAGCTGGTTCTGGATTTGGAACATTTACACCTGCTACACCTTCTGGATTCGTCACATTAAGTTCCAGTGGTATCAATCAATTAAGATCTGCGTCTAGTAGTGCTTATAGGTTCTTACCACTTGAAACAGGTTATGATACAGCTGTACTGGAGTATCACTTACCTGAAAATAGTGAGTCTTACTACTACGAAGAGCCCCAGTCCATTGGTGAAACTGCTGAAGAATTCAGAATGCATGCTCAATCATTAGATACAACTGACCCTACTACTTACGTGTACTATGACGATGGGCTTTATTATTGTGATACACCGTTGCAATTTACTAACTTGCAGAATTTCAAGGACATACTTGCAGCAATAAATGGTACAGAAACTATTTCATTCCGAAATTGGGATGCGTATAATCTCACATCATTAGAGAATCTGTTTGCTGATAACCCATGTAAATACCTGGGTATTGATATGGAGAGTACTCAGAACATAACAAATCTATCCAATACCTTTGCGAGTATGGACCACATACATTGCATATACGGTATCAGGGAATGGGATACAGCAAATGTAACTACCATGAGTGGAATATTCCAATATGATTACACAGGATATTTCTATGGTGATGATTTATCCAACTTGAAACTAGATTCACTTGTAAATTTGAACTATGCATTTGAGGGTTCGGATATACCTATTCCTGAACATCTAGATACTTCAAATGTTATGTACATGAATAGTACATTCAAAGAATACAAGGGGTCACAAGCGGAGCTACATTGGGATACATCTAATGTAACAACTATGGAGAGTATGTTTGAAGATTGTGATACTTATGTAGATATATCTTATCTTGATACCTCCAGTGTCACCACTATGGAGAACATGTTCCGTGGTGCAGTTGTATATGGGGATGTATCATCTTGGGATGTAAGTCATGTTACGAATATGTCCCATATGTTTGAATCCACTAAAGAGTTCTATAATGATTTACACACTTCATCCTGGAATACAAGTAGTGTTACAGATATGTCGTACATGTTTGCAACTAGCTCGCAATCACTGGCTGATTTATTATTACAGGTTCATGGATTAGAAAACTGGGATGTAAGTAGAGTAACCAATTTTGAATTCATGTTCAGTTATGGATATACTGGTGAACATCGTAAAGTCCCATCAGGAATTTTTAGTAACTGGAGCATAAATTCTATAGAATCTGTTTCTGGAATGTTCGAAGGTTGTGATCTACATAATTACTCTAGCACTGATTTTGATGGATGGATTAATGATAACGGTTACTTCACATGTGATTCAATGTTCAAAAACGCAATTCTTCCTAGTACATATTCGCAAGAATATGATGGATACATATTTGACATGAGTTCTTGGAACATTGGAGAATCTACTGACCTATCAAGTATGTTTGAAAGTGCTTCATTCGGATCAGTAAGTGATCACTCTGTGCTGATACTACCTGATAGTCATGGAATGAGTTTAAGTCATGGCGAAGGATGTTACACAGATTTCTTCCAAAACTCAGATATAAATAAACTTGTATGGAACAACATGACCATACGTTTTGGAGACCATACAAGTTTATCTGAAATATTCGGATTTACTGGTTCAGATATTATAAATGATAGTCCGAAGTTCCAAACAATTATTGCACGTAATTGGTATATTGATGATGCATCATTGTCCAATATGTTTAGTAATTTACATTATCTCATAAATGTAGATTTATCTTCTTGGGATGTGCATGATGTTACAGATTTTTCTGAAATGTTCTACAAACCTAATGATGTAGAGAATTATTCAGGTCATGATCGTCCGATGCCAGGTGTACTAGACTTCTCATCATTAGATCATTGGATATTTATTAATTATTCTTCTGACTTTACTAGAATGTGTGCATCTAACTTAGATGATGTTGGTAATGAAACATACCATGCATTTGAGCAAGGTTACAGATTTCCAAATTGGAGTGGAGGTACTTGGGATACAACAGGTTTGCAAGTAGTCCATATTGATCAAGCAAATTATCCTTATTATTATGATCAGGCAGGGGAAGAATACGATGCATATTGCTTCGGAACAAATGGAACACGTACTGATTCTATAGGTGGTCAGAATGTAACTACACCTATACTTGTAAACAAACCACCGAGAACTTCAACTTTCGGTACATTTGTACCTACATCAACAAGTTGGACATACAATTGGGATTTTACATCTAGTCTTGTTGATACTGAACAGTCTGCAAACTTGACATTTGCAGATAACACTACAACACCTGCTACAGGTGAGTGGGTGCAAGGTACAGGTATTCGTATACAGGATGCTGATGGCAAAAACATATGTGTACCTGCAACCTTGTTCGTTCCCGGTACAGTAGTAGAATTTGATGTAACTGATTGCACAATGTATCACCGTGATTGGGCAGATTCTTGGATCATTGGAAATCTTATAGGTGATGCTAGTCAGTACATTGGGTTCATAACTGCCGATGAAGATTACGGGCAATGGGGATTTAGTGCAGATTGGTATACATTTAACCCAACGGTAGAACACGCAGGATTTGTTAGTTTAGGTGTAGAAGGTTTAACTTATTTTGCAAATTCTACATTCAAGATTGAATCTGATGAAGGTGCTAATGGTAAACTTGTGCTAAAATTCTATAAAGACAACACACTATTAGCAACTACACCGGAGTTGAACCATAACAATACTGATTTCTTACCTAAAAACAATACAAATTGGGAGTTCTTCCTTACTGTATCCAATATGGAAGATGTAACAATTACAGGTCTTAGAATCCGAAATGGATCACAATCATAAATAGAAGGGAGTAATGAATATGGAAAGCATAGTATTTACACCAGCATCACTTATTGATCTTCTTTCAAAAATAGAAGAACTTCAAGACCTTGATGTAGGGATTTCAGAAACAATAGATGGTCAAATTCAGTTGAATATTGGTTCATCCTTATATATAATAGATACCGATAATTCAACAGATGTATCCGTAGACGATCAAGTTGTTGAAAAGGTTGAGGATACGAATCTTGAAGCCTATGAAAACCTTGATGAATCTATTGATGTTGTAGTTCCAGGTGAGGGTGACGAACCTGTTGAATCTGGAATTATAAAGGAACTTGCTAAGACATTACTTGTTGGTGGTCTTGTTAGACTTTCAGCAGGTGTTGCTAAGAAAATGCTTTAGAACATAGTGTGTTCGAAAGGAGATAATAATGAAGAAAAGTTCGGTAAAAGCGGCTGATCTGAATAATCCGGTAATTATAGGTACATTTGAAGGTGAATGTGCAGATTCTAATATCACGAATAAGAATGGTCTCGATATTACTCGTGAAGTTTGGGAAAATGTATTTGCTTCAGAAGAATATGCAGAAGGAATTGAAAATGGTTGGTTTATTGGGTTCTGTGGACATCCTGAAGATCCTAATTGTATGGACTTCCGTAATGCTTGTATCGTAATGACAGAAGGGCATATTGATGACAATGGTAAAATCTATGGGAAATTCAATCTTGTTGACACACCTGTAGGACAAGTTGTAAAGAAATTCATTGATGCCGGAGTGAAATTTGGTATCTCTGTAAGAGGTGCAGGTGATATTTACAATAACTCTGTAGATCCTGATACATTTGTATTCCGTGGATTTGACATTGTGGCATTTCCAGCATATCCGGAATCTGTACCAGAATTTACTGCTATTGCAGCTTCCACTGACGCGGATAAGCAAGCTAAATACAAAGCAGTATGTGCGGCAGTTCGTACAAATCTGCAATCTATCACTTCTTCGGAAGCACTTGATGTCATTCAAGCTCAATTTGCAGAGCAGTCTGATGAATACAAGATGATTGATGCTAAGAAGAAAGAACTTGAAAATTGTAAGGTACAATCATCTGAAGATACATCTGATGAATCTGAAGATATTGATATTCAAGAGCAGAGAATTGAAGGGATCACACAATTATATCTTTCTACACGTAATGAACTGGCTGATTCACGGGATAGATTTAATAAACTTAGTGAATCTAGTCATAAGGAGATTTCTGAACTTAGAAAAATAAATGCATCACTTAATGATGAAGTTTCTATGCTGAACAATCATATTGCTATTATGGAGTCTTCTGCAAGTAGAAAGATTAAAACACTTGAAAGAATTACTGCGTCTCAAATGAAATCTATTAAATCTGATCTTGATGAATCCAAGAAAAGATGCAAGATAATGCAGTCAACTAACACGAAATTGAAAGATGAAAAAATTAAGTTGGACAAGAAAATGAGTAATTTAGTTACTGCAAATGAACAACTTTCTAAAGAAAATAAATCACTTTCAACGTCCAACCTTATATATAAGCAGAGGATTGAAGCCACCGCTAATGACATTGATGAAAAAGATTCTGTCATTTCTGATCTTCGTTCTGAGTTACGTGAAACCGTCACAGCAGCTACAGAGTCGGAGAGTAGGACATCTAACCTGGATGCAAAGATTAAGAAACTTCAACAAGAGGTGTCGGCGGCAACTAAACTGATACAAGAATATCAGGATGCGTATGCTAATTTATACGCAAACGCAATTGGCGTCCACCTCGAAGATGTGCGTGTGACTTCGGCTACATCTGTCAGAGAATTACAATCTATTATTGGTTCAACTAATGTAGGTTCCCAACAATCCGTAAGTCAAGATGATGATTTCATTGATGTTGGAGATTTTTCTGATAATGATGATGATGACCTTGTTACATTGTAAGAATCGAGAAAAATTATAAAATATTAAGTTAAAGGAGATAATAGTATTATGGCTATTAAGAAGACTATTCATAAGGCTACTCCTGCAACTCGTAAGATTGTTGCATCTCGTGGAGTAGCACAGGCTCGTCCTACTTTTGGAACTCGTCCGGCTATGCGTCGTCCGATTACTGCAAAGACAAATATCACAGCAGCCGTACAGAACCGTAAGGCATCTGTATCCAATGCAAAACTTGCAGGTCTTACACCTGAACAGAGACAGTTCGCTCGTCAGCTTCAGACCAATATGCGTAGAGGTGCTTCTGCCGTAACAGCAGCAACTAACACAACAAACATCATGGCTCGTCCGGACTTCCTGGAACTGCTTCCGATGTTCGTTCAGAAGCTTCTTATTCTTGATGTTTATGGTTCTGTAGCAATGCGGTCTCGTCAGCAACTTGTTCCTTACTTCAAGTTTATTGCTGAGAATACAAAGGGTGAGACAAAGGCTGGTGATGTTCTGTCTAGTCCGTTTGTAAACCGTCAGGGTATCGATCCTAACTTCACAGGCCGTGTTGTTAAGAATGAGCTGATGGCAGATGGTACTGAAATTACAGATAACCTTGCAGTAGCTTATACACCTGTTCTTCCGAACACTGTAACTCTGAAGTACAACGCAGCTGGTAATGTTACTGATTATGTTGATGATGGTAATGGTAACATTGTTGATGCAGGAACAAAGACTGCTATCGGATATATTGATTACTCTACAGGTCTTGTAAGCATCACTTCTGGTCAGTTTACACCTGCCGCAGGTAATGATGTAAAGGTTACCTATCAGTATGATAACGAGAACGTAGGTCCGAGAACACCTGGTAATGGTGGTTATGGTTATGAGTATGGTGCTCAGATGGCTAAGGGTTACCTTGAGCTGGATGAGTTCAATCTTGTAGCAGAAGCACATGAGATTGCTTGCTACTGGTCAATTTATGCGGCATTCGCAGCTCAGCAAGAGTATGGTTCCAATATTGCTGATGTAGCAAAGGAAGCTGCTATTGGTGAACTGACTGCTGAAATCAATACGGCAGGTTTTGCAGAGCTTGCAAGAGTAGCATCTTACAAGCCTCAGTTCAACTGGGATGCATCTCCAGTACTGACTGGTGCAGCATATCCTTCTGATTATCTCAATATGTTCAAACTGAAGCTGACACAGGCAGCTGCATCTGTATATCAGGCAACACGTCTTAGCCAGCCGAACCGTCTGATTGTTGGTACGAATGTAAATTCCTACATCAGCATGATTAATGGCTTTAAGGCAGATGCTACTACAGATAATGTTGGTCCGTTCAAGTCCGGTACTCTGGATCAGTTTGAAGTATATTGCGATCCGAACTACAATCCGGATACTTGGGTAATGTGCTGCAAGAGCAATGACATTCGTCGTAACTCTGCTCTGTATGGTGAGTACATGCCGATTGTTTCTACAGATGCAATTGGTCTGGCAAATGCTTCCGTACAGCAGGGAACTGCAACGATGTATGCTATGAAGGTAACTGTACCTGAGACCGTAGTTTCTGGTAAGATCCTTGGTGTATTCTAAGAATCACCAAACAATATAAGACGAAAAACTCTCACCCTCGTCTAAATATACAAATAAAAAATAACCACTCATATATCATTTGAGTGGTTATTTTTGTGTATAAATTTTGCTATTTTTATACAGTAAATTCAAGTTACATCAGTTAAGTGCATAAGTTTTACCCCTACAGTAAACTTTGTAGGTTACGAAGTCATCATATACATGCTTTTCAACTTTTTCAATATCTTTCAGTTTTACAGATTTGCATTTCGGTTTACTCTGAATGAATGAAAGTACTTTTGCTTTTGCACTATCAGGGAATGTATAGATATTCCGTACTGCGGATGCATATTTCTCATATCTGCGTTTAGTTCTTTCCGCAATCTTATCTTTAAGTTCCGCATATTCTTCTTCTGTAACATAGTATGGGTGTCTGTACTTACCGATGGTGATGAAACTAAGTTCATAAATTGTTGTAAGTTCCTTTGTCCAGACAATATCCATATTGTAGATATTTTTCTTTTCTTTTCCGATCAGTTTTCGTTCTGCAACTCTAATGTAAATTTTATCTACATTAGAATCAAAATCAGGCTCTTCATCCATATAAATTCTGATAAAACTATCATCTTTAACAAGATCAACACGACTTGTTCCATCAGATCCTGAAAAACTATTCGGAGTGATTACATATTCATTTTCGATATATTCTGTTACCTTATCTGTAAAAATCTTACACAGTTCTTTCTTCGTCATAATATTTGCACCCCTTTCAACTTGCCTGCTCTATGGATCTTGCATTTGCTACATCCTTACCATCCCGGATCCCTCGTTCATAGATTCCAGAATCACCACCAATGGTTACTTTTGATCTTTTTGTCTTAAATCCCTGTGACATTTCGTTATAGGAATCAATTACTTCTTTCGGTGTTACAACCATAAGTGCTGTACACTGTTTTGCAAGAACTTCTCTGATTCCTTCACAGAACCCAATGAGATAGGTGTTCATCACATATTTTGTGTACTTTCCGGATCTCTTTGCTACATAGTATTCATGTCTTGCAAGTTTGATACCGGTATTGAACAGGAACGTAAATACTTCCTTTGCAATCCTAGCGTCATGCTCATATCCATAGAATACTACATAATTTTTTGTTATTTTAGTGAAGATGCCACGTTCTTCCCTGTGGTATACCTTACAGCAGAAGTTTTCTGCGACAATGTTTGCCAGTTTTGCTTTCCACTTCGACGGTCCAGATCCATCTACCATGCATGATTCCTCTATGATTTCTACTCCGGCATCATGGTCAAGGTCTGTGAGTTCGATATGATACTTAGCCATCAACTCTTGTGCTTTCAGAGCAGCGGCTAATGCTTCATGTTCATTAGGATTATTATTTGCCAAGTCAAGCAGGTTGCTAATCTTTTCAATCATCTTATCCATATTCTCTGTACACATGTTTGAACCCTCCTTTTGGATACTTGATATTTGTTCCTTACAAGTATAAGTATATACTAATATAGATAAAAAGTCAATACCAAAAATGAAAATATTTTTACAAAATTCTTTCACGGATAATCTGCAACTGCTCTTCAGTAAGTATGTCTTCTATATCAGATATGCTTACCATATTACGTCCGGCGATTATCTTATATCCATTTTTCTGAGTAGGACGCTCTTTTAAATGCCCACGGTTATATAGTGTCTGGAAATATCCGTAGGCTTCTTTCCATTCTTTTGAATGCTTGATCTCATCTACAGTGCGTTCAGCTTCTATAAGTTTAGGTGCAATTCCTGTAATGTAGTCATAGTGTTTTTCGAATGTCGTCTTGTTTATCCGCATCATTTACCACCTCATTTTCTGAATGTGCATGTAGATTGCTGTTTTTAGTTTCAGATTTTATATCATCCCGGATCAGACCCTTTATATATCCCTGTTTATTATCAACTTTATCTAGTTTTTGTAGTATATCTGCATCTGTCCCTTTATTCAGTTTTAGTAGGATCTGCTTCGTATGCTCCTTGTCATATTTTCTAATAGCTTTCTTTAATGCTTCTGATGTTGCCAAATTATAATCCTCCTTATTATTTTATTATTAATCAAACAACGTATACCAAATAACAAGCAATATAAATGAAATCCATATTGGAGATAGTACCCACCACCATGACCAATCAATTAATCCACACAGTTTAAGGACGATAAATATGGTAGTAAGAACTTCAATCAAACCCATTCCACGCTTTTTCCCCATTATTCTTTACCTCCATGACTCCCTTCTTTTATCCTAGTATATCTAAACACCATAACAATTCATAAATTGCTAGTCTGAGTGAATCACGCTTGATTTTAATAAGTGGTGGCTCAACATACTTTTGCAAAGTTGGATCATCTTCTTTAGCTATGTCATATAGTTCAGCAAGTTTTTCCTTAATTTGTGCTTCACTTTTCATTTCAGTTATCCCCTCTCATTTTTCGCTAAGACATATAAATTTTAAAGAATCTTATTATTGGTTAGAATGCTACAGAAACTTCTTTTCGAATTCCTGTCCAAGCAATCTGACTACCAAAAGCAGTAATCATATTTCTTTCACCGTTACGAGCATCCTGCTCATTTTCGTATCTGTATTCAGCCTTGTCACCATCAAACCAAACAACTGTAAGTGTAAACATATTAGAACCATCCTTTTGGATACTTGATTTGTTCTTTACATTTATAAGTATATATCATATAAGTATATATGTCAACAACTATTTTGAAAAATTCTGTAAATTGTTGAAAATTTTCCATCCGAATGGTAGAATACTATTATTATAACGATTTGGGGGTGTTACATTTGAGTAGATTATATTCAGAGGAAGTTATTAGTAAACTTCTTAACGAATGTGTTTCGACTTGGGAAGTGAAAGACAAACTTGAGAAATTATCCGATGATGAATGTGCTATATTGGATACATTTGAATTATCAGAAGGTGATACGATTGTCATTATGTTTCCAGATAAGGATGGTTATGCTGAAGGTGTCAGTAGTGTAATTCGATACTTGGATGCTATATACCCGGATGTTCCGAAAATAGGTATACTTTCAGATATGGATATCCTTGTGCAACAGGCTGATGACGCATTAAAAATGCTTGATGGGATGAAAGCAAAAATATCTATTTTGAAAGATACACCGGCAGAAAAGAAGATTATCATATGAAAGTATTAATTCATGCATGTAACCAAAGACTTTGGTACGTTCATCAATTTCTAGTACCATCTTTAAAGGCACAGGGAGTTGATAATATTGATATTTTTCTTGATTCTAACCATTTGGGATGTGTATATGCATGTATGAAAGCATTTAGTATGTGTGAAGGATCTGGACATACATGGCATTTACAAGATGATGTTGTAATTGCAGATAATTTTAAAGAACTTGCAGAATCTTACGATTGGTTCAATGGCATTGTCTGTGGAATCTGTACACGATACGATGATGGTAAGAAAGAGAATTTCAACAATCCTGCAACGGAAAGAAATCAAATGTGGTTATCATTTCCATGTATAAGGATTCCAGACCAACTTGCAAGTGGGTGTGCATTTAATTTTTATCATTCAAAGTCTGGTGTGTATGATAAATGGAAAAGGACAAATCGTGGGGATGATATGGTATTTAGAACATACTTGAAAAAGTGTGTACCTGATGCACCTTATATAAATGCAAAGCCTAATTTGGTAGATCATGTTGATTATCTTCTTGGTTGGTCCACTTCTTCTGAGAAAGCACCAAGAAAACTTCCATCAAGAGCAAAGTTTTTTGATCAATCTATAGCGGATAAATTATCTATAAAATTGCCAAATATGGTTCAACCTTATATATAATTGTAGGTAATTGGACGAGGGTGAGAGCTTATACAATTACATTACATAGAAATTCACTTTGTGTGAATGAAAGGAGATATCATGGCAGCAGTAACAGTTAAGATTATTTACACTGGTCCAATTGTAGACGAGATCCGCAATGGTGCTGAGATTGCACGTTACTTCCTTCCGAATAACTCTTATGTAGATACTCCTGTATTTACAGAGGGTTACAAGAATGAAGGTTCTGTAGGTGATGGAAAGTCTTATGGCAAGTCCATCTATGCTACTAATGTTGAAGGATGGGGTTCTGTAGCTGGACTTCTTCCGCAGGCTTCTTTCACTGGCAAGTTTGCTCAGTTTGAGATTGCCAAGCTTGCAGCTTACAAAGCATCTAAGACAGGTGCAGAGAATACTGGTATCACATTTGAGATTGAGGGTTATGAAGAGCAGATCTATTGGACTCAGATGGCTCGCAACATGTGGAAGCAGGGATTCTACATCGAGGTTGGTGACGAGAAGTTTGGTCCGGAACCGGAAGCTGACACTGACACCGATACAGATACTGACACAGATACTGAGTAATCTCAGAAATTATTAGTATAGGAGGTCGGGCATTATGAGAATGGAAGAGATAGTCGACCAGGTAAGTTTTATGCTCGGCTTCCCTACTAATGATAATGTCGAGGAACTGCAAGTAGAAAAAGCTGTAATGATTGCATTCAGGGAACTGAAGCGATACATGAAAACGCCTGTGGAAAAGACAGTGCCGTTTAGCACACGAATAGATTTACTTTCTGTAGGAATACATACAACTAATGTACTGTATGTACAAGCTGCAGTTCCAAGGATTGGGTTAACAATGAGTACTATTGATAGTGGGAATGTATTCCAAGTGGCAGCGGCTGTAAACACTTACAGTCAAGTCGGAAATACAAGCACTATCAACATTGACCCAATCATGACAGAAATGGCTATGGCACAAGTAAGAAATACACTTAGTACGGATTTCCAATGGAAGTATGATCCGGACAACCAAGTAGTATATTGTGCTCACAGAGATCCACGTCCATCTGTAGTAACTATTCGATATGTACCTGATTATCAGGATGTATCCGAAATAAAGAATGAGACTTGGATAAATTATCTTATCCGTATGAGCGAAGCCAATATGAAAAAGGCAATTGGTCGTTCAAGGTCAAAATATAAAGTAGATGGTTCAAATGTATCACTTGATGGTGAAGCATTACTTGCAGAAGCAAATGCTGAACTTGAATCGATACATGAAGAGTTGGAAGCAAGAAAAAACAAATTCGTAGTATTAAATTAATTTTATGAAAAGGAGATACAACCTATGCTTAAGAATCGTAGAATTATGGCTGATGAAGAGATTGAAGTAGCACCGGAGGCATCTGAACTGCTGTTTGAAGCCCAGGATGTAGCAGAACTTGTAGCAGAGGTTACTGGTGAAACTGTAGAAGTTACTGCTGAAGGTGACGATGTAACATTCGTAGTAGGCGAAGGTGAGACTGTAGAAGAGTACACTGTATCCGCTGAAGGTGATGAAGAAATCCTGGAATCTTCTCGTAGAGCATTCCGTGGTAAGAAAGCTGTTTCTGCATCTCGCAGACCTATGGGTGCTCGCAGACCTATGGCTCGTCCTGTTTCCGCATCTCGTCGTCCTATGCCGGCTCGTCGTCCTGTTTCCGCATCACGTAAGTCTGTGGCTACAAAACCTGTAAAGGCTTCTAAGTCTATTCGTGTAGTTCCGAAGTCTAAGAAAACACAGTAATCAATCATTTAGATTGGATAATTGGTAGAGGATGGGACCTTTGGGTGAATAGATTTCATCCGGAGGTCTTTTCCATTGTAAGTTGAAAGGAAATTTTGCCATGTATAGACAGTATGAAGATCCATATAAATTGGAAAAAGAATTAGAAGATTGGTTGAAACAACATCCTGATGAATCCACTTGGGATGAATTTGATCATGAAACTTATCAGAATTTGAAAGAACGGATTAATTTTGCATGGCAGGATGATGAATACGAATCCAACTACATGCGGGAGAATTATCCTGAAGACTATATTTATGATTCAGAATCTACTGATGGTAAAGAATCTGTAGAAGCTGGATTAGTTTCTACTATTTTAAATACAGGTGCTAAGTTGTTTGATACATTTCTTAAATCCCTCAATAAGACTTTTGACAAGGTTCTTACAGAGGATACTGTTGAGAAGATACGTACTAATGGAAAAGATGGCAAAGAAGTTAAGTTTGATAGCGGTTGGGATTATATGGAAGTATTAACAGCCGGAGATTATACTGAAGATCAAAAGAAAAAAGGTAACTACCCATATATATTTGGTATAAAACTTGTAGGATGTTCTGATGATTACGCAATCATTGATTGTGCATTGAGAAGAAAAGAAGATGATAACTCAAAGGCAGTTGTTGATAAGGCTGTAAAGTTAAGTTTGAGTGAAGATATAGATGTTTCTGAATTAACAAATGAAGAGTTTGCGAAGTTAGTTAAAAAAACTGTTAATGATACCATAGATGATGAGATGGTGAAGCTGTTTGAGAAATTAGGTGTTGATGAAACTGTGGAAGATACACAACCTATACAGTTGTCTACTAATATAAAAGTTACATTACAAAAAGTAGTAGCAAATGATATGATGGATATTCAGTTGGTTGCTATAGATTCACCTTGTAATGTTACAGATACCACTGAGTTAGTATCCAATATAGTAGAAAATCCGGATTTTGTAGATTCTCTTCCAGAGAATGAACCTGCATCATATTCTGTAGAAATGGATGGGGATAACTATGACATAGTTCCCTGTGATTACTTTGAAGTCAGTATGGATACATGTATAGATGACATTCTCCGTACATTATACAACTTGTCATTAGATTGCCTGTGGGCATCTTGGAATGTAACTGGTCCTAATTACACAAGTATAAAGACGATTGCAGATTCTTATATGTGGATGTCTAATGGTCTTATTGATCAACTATCTGTCGAACATTATAAGTTATTCGGATATGCACCACATCCAATGAAACTTGCAGATGCTGTTGATAGAGATAATGTAGAATCTGTACTTGATGTACTTAGGGAAGATATTGCAACCATCATATGTACTATTGATTTGTATTATTGCAACTTTGATGGCACAATTCAGCAATGCTTATTGGCAGCTAAGGATTCATTTGAAACAGAACTTGCATATACACTTGCAAGATTTGAATAAAATATCAGTAAGACCCTTGGAATACTCTAAGGGTCTTATTTTTATGCTTGACAAATACGAAATTATAGTATAACATATAATTAGAAAGGTGGTGGGATAATGGAGAATCTTATTCCTGTGAAGGAACTACGAAAACTTACTGGATTATCACAGACAAAGTTCGCAGCAAAATACTATCTTGGAGTACAACAATTACAGAATTGGGAACAAGGTAGACAGAGAACACCGGATAGTTATCTATATCTGCTGAATAGATTAGTGAAGATAGATTTTGATTTGGAGATATGATTATGAAATTATACATACATAGTGCTATAGAAACTGACAGATTCACAACATTTGAATTACATGATGTAGATGTTATTCTTGCGTCTAAACGATTTATTTCTGATGTAGAGAGTAAACGCAAATTTAGTGATGAGTTATTTGCATTTATTGATGAAGCCTATGATGAACTTGGTGGGTTTAGATCATTTAAGGATATGGATAGATTTATCAATGATTCTTATCTATGGTATATTACTTATGATGGTCCACAACCTAGTTCTGATTCCGATCTTGACATAGATCGAGTATATGTTGTATCAGTTTATCGTAAAAATCATGGTATGAAACTTGTAGGTATAGCTAGACGAAAAGTTGCATCTGATACATCTTCTAGAGAAGAAAATATTACCGTTAGAACAAAAGCTAATTCTGCATTGATTCAGCACATAAAATTTATGAATAGAATCGGATGGGCTGAAATTAGTGGTAAATTAGAAACTTATTTTAATAAAGCACTTGGAAATCATGCTATCATCCTTCCAGAAGAACTTATAAAACACAACGTATTTCCTAACATGGAAGTTGATACAGATGAATTCCATTATCTTAGACCGTTGCGTAAAGGTGGTCAAATAATTAGAAAGGTTGCATATGGACACATAGATTGGGATAAATATGAATAGCATATTTATATTTTGTGGAGGACAGATGCTTGACTACTTAAAACTTTGTATGAAAACATGGAAGTTTGATTACACTGTTCTGACTTATAAGAATCTTGATGAGTATATCATAATGTCAGGACTATGTTATATAATATTTTAATGGAGATACTATGATTTACATTATTATGGCAGGTGGTAAGTATGAACATTGGGAATTGCCAAGGCAGTTGGTTAGGATCAATGGTGAAACCCTTATACAGCGGACCGCAAGATTATTAGAAAAATCCGGTATTCCGCATGAGGATATTTATGTATCAACAAATGTCGAATCTATAAAGGTACATTGTCATGATATAGATGTAAATTATCTATGGATGAATAACAATAATTGGGTAGTACACCGGCCAGGACATTCTTCCGGGTATTGGTGCGATGCCTTTTACCCAATCGGTGAGCCTGCTTGCTACCTTATGGGGGATGTTGTGTTCTCGCAAAACGCGATCAATATTATCGTGAACACATCTACAGATGATATCGAATTCTTCGCATCTGCTCCACCATTCTCAAAAGAATATATCAAACCTTACGCAGAACCATTTGCTTTCAAAGTTGTAAATACAAATCATTTGAAAAAAGTACAAGAAGAATGTAGGAAACTTGCAGATCAAAAGAAATTCAGAAGAGCACCAATAGCTTGGGAGTTCTGGCAGGTAGTTAAGGGAACACCTATTAACAAGATAGATTACACAAACTATACAGTAATCAATGACTATACTTGTGATATAGATACACAAAAGGATATAGATAAGTTTGCTAAGATTTCAATTGACTAGAATGTCATCTGTGAAAGATTTTTTGTAGAAAATATTTTCATTTTTGGTATTGACTTTCTATAAATATTAGTATATACTTATACTTGTAATGAACAAATATTAAGTATCCAAAAGGAGGTTGTTGTCATGGCAAGTCAGAATAAGAAGAATAAGTGCAAGCGTACATATCTTGACTGTGGTGGTGAGAAAGGTCCAGTATTTCGAATGAAACGGGATATGATGTACCATAAGAAAGAACGTGTTGCTTGGAAGAAGGGGTTTCGTAAATTCGGTATGTTAGATTTTTAAGTTGAAATCGTTATAGGATGTAGAATACCAAAAACATACAAAATATCAATAGTACAAGGAGTACACGAGTATGCAGAAGAAAACAACTACAATCACAACGAAGAAGATTCAGTTATTCCCGGTAGGTGATAAAGAAGAACGGGATAGGGTATATCAGTACCTTCGTGATGGGATCTACAATCAGTATTGTATCTTGAATACTTATATGTCACAGGTTGGATGCCTGTATTATAAGTATGATAAGAATTTCAACGATCCGAACTTCAAGGAAGAGATGAAGATGATCTTCCGGAACACAAATACCGCCATATATGATATGAAACAGGCAAAGGGTTTGGGTATGGCTGGTAACTGTGGTATGAAAGTAAAGCAGGATTTCTCCATAGCATTGAGGAATGGACTTGCAAAGGGTGAGCGGAATCTACCATTTTACAAAAGAGATTTCCCACTTATGGTTCCAAGCAGATTCATTACTATTTATACTGGTGATGATACATACACTACAGATGATGGAACGGAAAAGACAGTAAATGCCTATTTCTTTAAGTTTGTAAACGGAATCCATTTCAAGCTGTATCTTGGTGCAGGTAAGAATAAGAGTCCGGATAAGTTCCTTCCATCACTTTTGGAATCTATTGTAACCGATCCAGAACATTATAAGGTTTGTGGTAGCACGATTCAAATCACGAACAAAGGTAAGATAATTTTAAATCTTTCCGTTAAGATTGAGAAGGATGCAGAAGAATATATACCTGAACATGGTAAGATCATGGGACTTGCTCTTGGATATGATAAATGTCTTGTTGCCGCACTTTCTACAGATGATGATGAACATGAGATTGGTGGATCAATAAAGAATGATCTTGTAGCAAAACGCAAGGACATTCAGATCCACTTTGAGAATCTTCAGAGAGCTTTAAAGTATTCCAATGGTGGGCATGGTCGTGGAAAGAAGTTGGCAAAACTTGAAACACATAAATCTTACGAGAAGAATTATGTGCAGACATATAACCATAATCTTAGTAAAATGGTTGTAGAGTTTGCAAAGGAGAATAAAGTATCAGCTATCGTTGTAGAAGACGTAACGAAGTCTGATCTTGATGATTACCCGGTATTGCTCCGGAATTGGTCTTATTATCAGTTGGTGCAGTTCATTACCTATAAGGCAGAACGTGAGGGTATTGTTGTAACCACAAGTAAGATGGCTGATAAGACAGATAAAAAGACTGATGTTCTTCGGACAGTCCGGAATGTATGTAGTTCATGTGGAGAAGTATTCTGTACAGAAGAAGTCATTCCGAAGGTATTCGAGTGGACACAGGAAGTATCATTCACTTGTCCTCATTGCGGTAAAACGATAAGTCATGCCTATAATAAGGCTAAAAATATGACGGTAATTGGTTGATTTGACAGCCTTATGGTGTTGCATAGCAGATTTTTCTTGCTTATAACGCACTCACCGAGTCTATGTCTAAGTAGATATCAAAGTTATTGATGGAATACAGATAATTACATAGATATCAAGCGGCAGAATTGTTATTATACTAACCGGCTGATTTGACAGCCGTAAAGTGAGGCAGGATGGTCTCAGCATTGTCTGTAACACACTCACTAAGCTCTTGCAATCCTACATGATTCAACTATCATGATTGCATAGGTGTCAAATGTTGAAACTATGGATAGCATAAGCATCAAACCACTGGCCCTGGAGGTGTATGAAAATCAGAAGAATCTGTTAAATTCAAATATAAAATTTAATATACAGGGCCGATTTGACGGCCTTAAGGTGAGGTATGATTGAACATCCAATCTATAACACACTCACCAAGCCTTTGTAAATATGCTCTGTCAAAACTGAATACGTGTGATTTGAGGTTTTGTTGGACTGTGAAATTACACGGGTGTCAAACTTTCTGATAGAACTGTTCCAGCGCATATTCGTTTTGTTGAACTGTGAAATTACACAGGTGTCAAACGTTGGCGGCTCCATTTCCCATGCATATGTTGTTTTGATGAACTGTGAAATTACACGGGTGTCAAACTAAGCGTAATTTGGATAGCGGTTCGGTTTGTTGAACCATGAAGTTACACAGGTGTCAAACGAAGGGGTATTTCAAGTCAATCATTGTGGAGTTTTGGTAGACGATGAAATTACACAGGTGTCGAACAGGTATTTGTCTGAGGATTTTGTTGGACTGTGAAATTACATAGGTGTCAAACTCTGAGCGGCATTTTCGTCTTATTTGCTTATCAGTTTTGTTGGGCTATGAAATTACACTGATGTCAAACTTCCTTGATGGCATCGACAGGAACATCTTGGTTTTGTTAGACTGTGAGTTTACATAGGCATCAAACCTGTGGAAAACGGCTTAGGTAAGATACCGGTTTTGACAGACTGCAAAGTTATATAGGTATCAAACATAGTCAAACTCAATGGTAATACGTTATAGTTTTGATAAACTATGAAATTACACAGGTATCAAATCATGACCACCAACTGCATATTTATCAGAAGTTTTGATTGATGATTAAATTACATAGGTGTCAAATGAGAGGATGATTTAATTGGCTTGGAATAATGTTTTGTTTAGGTATGGAATTACATAGGTATCAAAAAGAAAACAGAGTGTGCTACACTTTATCCAATTTTCGGCAGAATACCACCACTTCTAAGCAAAGCAAAAGTGGTGGATGAATGCAGATTGTTTTTACTGAAACTATTGACAATCAGTAAAATGTATGTTGTAATAGATACATGGAAAATGTCCTAAATCTAAAAGGAAGGAGGAAAACTATGTATCTAACGGTAAAGCAAAAAGTGAAACATCTGTCAAAAGAAGAATACGGCATTTTGAGAGAATTGTGCCACACAGCAAAAAACCTTGCTAATGAAGCAATTTACAATGTCCGTCAGTATTACTTCACAGAAGGAGAATATCTGAAATACGAAAAGAATTATGCATTGCTGAAAGACAGTCCAAATTACAAAATGCTCAACTCTAATATGGCACAGCAGATTTTGAAAGAAGTAGACGGATCGTTCAAAAGTTTTTTCGGACTGCTGAAACTTGCGAAAAAAGGAAAATATTCTTTTAGAGACTGTAAATTACCACAGTATCTTCCTAAAGACGGATTCACAACACTCGTGATAGGATTTGTCCGATTGAATGGGAACAAACTGATTCTTCCATATTCCAATGCATTCAGGAAAACACACAAGCCTGTTGAAATCAAAATGCCGCCGATACTTGCTGACAAGCATATCAAGGAAATCAGAATCATTCCAAAATCGGAAGCAAGGTTCTTTGAAATTCAGTATACTTACGAAACTGAATGTACTCAAAGAAATCTTAATAAAAACAATGCACTTGCTTTGGATTTAGGTGTGAATAATCTTGTAACCGCAGTATCAAGCACTGGCAGATCATTCATTATTGATGGGAGAAGACTTAAATCTATCAATCAATGGTTCAACAAAGAAAATGCACGGCTGCAATGTATCAAATACAGACAGGGTGATAAAAGAAGAACAACAAATCGTCAGAAAATCTTAGCTGATAAAAGAAACAGAACAGTCAACGATTATATGAGCAAAACTGCAAGAAAAATTACTAATTATTGTATTGCTCATGATATTGGAACGCTTGTAATCGGATATAATGAAACATTTCAACGTAATTCTAGTATGGACAAGCGTAACAATCAGAACTTTGTCAATATTCCATATGGTAAACTGCGTTCCAAACTGGAATATCTTTGTGAACTGAACAGCATTATTTTTGTCAAGCAAGAAGAAAGCTATACTTCACAAGCATCATTCTGGGATCATGATAACATCCCCGTATACAATGCAGATAATCCGCAGTCATATGAATTCAGCGGAACACGTGTACGCAGGGGGTTGTACAAAACTGCTGACGGAATATTACTTAACGCAGATGTCAATGGTGCGTTGAATATTTTAAGAAAAAGTAGCGTTGTGGATTTAACAGTCCTATACGGTAGCGGCGAAGTGGACACGCCTGTAAGAATAAGGATTGCCTAATTTTAGGTGGAAACTTAAATATCAACCTTCTTACGAAGCCACCAGCCTCTATAGGTGGTGGAGAGTTCACCAGAAGAATATGTTGTTACATACAATTAAAATTTAAATATTTATATATGGGGTTGATTTGACAACCTTATGGTGAGGTAGACTTTACTCAGATTTAGTCGTAACGCACTCACCAAGCCTTTGTAAAATATGTTATCAAAACTGAATACATGTGTGATTTGAGGTTTTGATACAGTGCGAAATTACATAGGTATCAAACATAGGATACTTGCAGCTGAGTTCTTATACAGTTTGGTATACTGTGAATTTACATAGGTGTCAAACGTGGACAATGGAAATTGATCTACTATCAGAGTTTTGATAACATGTTAAATTGCACAGGTGTCAAACTTAAGGTTGGACGCTATTCAATCATCAAAGGTTTTGATATACTATGAAATTGCATAGGTGTCAAACTAGCGTACGGTTTAGGCGTATCCGTTTTGGTAGACTATGAAATTGCACAGGTGTCAAACATAAAATACATTTGTCAATAGTAAGGATTTGAATTTACGACATGTAACATTACATAGGCATCAAACACACGGACAAGCCACATGATGTTTTTTATAGAAAGTAGGTTCGTATGGAACGTTCAGAACGTAGAAGACGTAGAACTAAAAAGATAAAGCAAAGATCAAGCCTAATGAAAGCATTGAATAGGTGGTTAGATAAGGACGAGTTCTACTATGGAAAACTTGCAAATAACAACGAAATGAATGCTGTAATGAGTAGAGGTAAAAGTGTAAAGACCAATACACGAAAGGGACATTCGAATTACCGGAGTAAGGGCGGGTATGGATCTGCAACTAACTATTCTCCAAGAGATGCTAAGCAGGTGGAAGATATGCAGTATCAGTTAAAGGACATGTGAATCGTTACAATACTTGTAGATTCTATTCTATATGGAGGCAAGAACATGACAGTAGAATTAGTTGGAAGACAGATTAAACCATCTTATGGCGAATCTGATAATGTTATAGATATGACGCATATTGATTTGAAAGAGGTGTCAGATGTTGAGAGATATTATTCCTTGTTGCAGGAACTCTCTACAATAACCGGGCGGCCTATTTTATTGACAATGCAGAAGTAATACTTGGAGGGTTTGTTATGGGCACATGGGATACTGGAATACTGTGTAATGATAGTGCGCTTGATCTGATGTATGATATTGAGAAACTGAATGTAGAAACGGAACTTGTTCCATTCATTGATAACTACATTAAGAATATAAAGGATAGTAGCTACATCTCCTATAATGATATATTCTTGATCATAGAACTTATTGATATGTCTTTGAATGGTGTGGATTTTGAGATTCTTGTAAATGATGTAAATACATTCACAAAGGATCTTTACGGATACGGTGAGTTGTTTAACAGTATTTCAAAGCATCCAATGCCACAGTTTCTTGATTGGGCGATCAATACATTTACAGAGAACCGGAAGTATGAAGAAGAGAACCTTGTTTGGAGACAGGATTCTGTTGAAAATCGTAAACATATTCTTGATAAGATTTGGGACAGGTTAAAGAGTTATGCTGATATGCATAAGGAGGTAGTCTAATGAATATACATATTCCAGTATTTGGCACAACTAAATATTATAAGAAAGATTATTTAGTTGAATACAATGGACAAGTGTATGTCTGCGACAATCCAAATGCTACAGGAAATTTTAATCGGTCTGATTGGCATCATGCTATAGTTGACATCCATATTGAGCATTCAATAACTGATGGTTTCAATATCCAATGTGTGTTAGTTCCGGATAATTTTGAACTTATGTCATTCTGTGAGTTTTCTGGAGATTCTATCGTCGGTATGTTATTAGATGCAGTGCAGAATATTTCCGATAGATTCTCCATACGAAATATTTATTTGGATCGGTATAGTACATCCTGTATTCGTACAATACTTACAGATATGGGGTACAATGTTCTATTTGGACCGCATAACGGTGAAACATACATTGATCGGGTTGTTAGAATCACTAAAGAGAAGTCAGGACTCAAGGATGATGAGAATCTTGTTCGTCTGTATGCTTTACTCGCTCTCGTAAAGGGTGATAATGTTACTCTTGAGGATGTACATGATGCTTGGGCGATGGATATGAATTTTAAGAAGAAAAATCACCCATACTGTTATGGTCACGATCATAAGAGTATTGTTCCGTTCGATCAGTTGAGTGTTGAAACGCAGGAGCGTGATAGGGATTACATGGAAGCTATCAAAGAAGTGGCGAATACGATTTCTAAGTGATTTACAAAACAGATTGAGGATATTCTTGGAACAGCATCAATAATGTAAATTTTATTTACATTATTGAAAATTAATTCAAATTATGTAAAATTCTCTTAAATACTTAATTAAATTTTATGAACTTTAAGGAAATTTAATTAATTTCACTAAATCAATACAACTATTTCACAAAATAAACTATGACCCATTGGTGTTATGATTCAAAATTTAATACTTATGTAGAAGCATTTGATGGGAGCATATTTGCTGCTATTGACTATGTTAGTAAAGTAGCAAGACATAGAGCGAAGTCTGTCCATAATTGTATAACGGAATCACAGGCAATATCTTGGGTAATTACCGGGATAGAACCTAAAACATTAAGGAAGAATCTTGAGTATAGGAAGATTCGTAAAACACTTGATCTCCGTTATGCAGAGGACAGGCTTTTATATATTGAAGATAAATTAGTTAGAGATGCAACAAGGGAAACTATATTGGAGTCAAGAGAGAAGAACCACCTTATATATAAGTACAAGGACATATTTGATGAACCTCGTAAAGCCCGTGTTAGAATACTGTCCAACATAATCTGGGATGAAATGAGGAAGATTCGAATTGATAATATGATATAAATTCAGGAGGAGTTAAAATGAATACAACAGTAAGTACACTTCAAGAACTGCTTGAAGCGATTGCTTCCGCAAATGATAATGACCGTATCCAGTTAATTGATTCCATTTCTATTACATCTTCTACAGAATTTTCATCTGACAAAAAACTACATATTGACTTAAATTCTAATACAATATCTATTTCCGCAGAGAATGGTATTCTCATTACAGGTGGTAATTATACTATCTCAAATGGTTTCATCACAAGTGCTGTACCAACTGGTATATGTATAGATGGGGCTGATACTGTTCTTACATTAGCAAATGATCTTACTGTAACTGGTACAGGAACGGTTGTCAAAGTTCAAAAGAAAGCGAAACTTAATATTTCTGGTGCATACATTTCTTCCACCACAGGTGATGGTCCTGTAATTGATGTAGAAGGTTACACTATTGCAACTGCAAATAGTAAGGTAGAAGTTTCCTCTGGGTTGATTGATGCTGGTGATGCCCATGCAATTGATGTGCATAAACGAGGTATAGCAGTAGTAACTTCCGGTGTAATCCGTTCTGAAACTTCTGCAATATCTAAAGAAGACGATTCGGCAACCATAGTAACAGTCACTGGTGGTTCATTCAAAGGCTCTATTCCAGACGGAGCTGTTGATACTGAGAATTACGCAATTTCTGGACCCGATGAAGCCGGAATATATACTGTAATTGCTATTGCTAATGATGCTGACAGTGATAGTGATACAGATAGCGATGCTGATGTTGACACTGATGTAGATTCCGACACCGATACCGACACAGATGCTAATGATGCTAGTGACGTAGATGCTGATAGTGACGTAGATGCTGATAGTGACACGGATACAGTTGATGATGCATCAGCAGATACTGAGTCGAATTCGACACCTACAACTGATCCGACACCTACAACGGATCCTGAACCTATCACTGAGCCTGTAACTCCATCTGCATCTAATGATGAAAAAACATCTGCAGCTTTAAAGAAAACTACAAGAGTTTATGCTACTCCAAGTATCAAGCATCCGATTGATGATATTATTGGTGCAGTGAGAATACTTGGTGGTGAATATTCTGACCCAACTACTGGAATTACTTTCAAGAGAATTGAATATACACTTCCGGGAAATGGTAGAAAGGCAGTAGGTTTCGTATTTGCATCTACTGTTACAGGTGAATGATCCTGATGATTATCTATATTATTGAGGAGGTGGTGTAATGGGACCAGTATTAACTATAATACTATCAATCCTAGGTAGTTCAGCAGTGTTCGGATTCATTCAGTTCCTCATAACTAGAAAAGATACGAAGAATTCCAAATTAGAAGAACTAACAAAAGAGATCAAATCTGTAAATGAGAATGTAAACACGATGAAAGATGAGATGCATCAAAGCATAAAAGATTTATCTGAAAAGATGAATGCAAATGATGAGAAGATTCGTCAAGAACATCTTAAAACAGTCGCTGACACTCGCAGAGTTCGTATTCTTAGAGGTTCGGATGAAATTAAACTAAAGGTGCGTCATTCTGAAGAGTGGTTTGACCAAACGAATGAGGATATAACAGAATATGAACACTATTGCGATGAGCACCCAGGATACAAGAACAACAAGGCTGTTCATGCTATAGCGAATATCAATTCTGCATATCAAAAAGCACTGAAAGATAATGATTTTCTGTAAAGGAGTTAATTTATTATGAAACGGTATATTAATAGACCTATAACATGTTCTATACAACCTGAACCTGATTCTGGTGAATATTGGGAAGCTGTAGGTCGATATGATGATGGTACAGAAATTGTAAAATACTTCCCATATTACGAAGATGGAAATTATTCCGCAGAAGCAGATAGACAGTATTCATTAGAAAACTGGATCATCGATGCTCATCCTGGATGTAATTTCTATAGTGTCAACTATGTAAGTTTTTAGCAATGGTTTTGTAACTTTGAAAATATATGTTGAGGTGGTGTGATATGTCAGAACCACAAGATTATGAATTAGTAAAACATTATTATGTCAAGTCAGATCATCTTCCTGCAGATATAAACCAGAACGGATTATATTTCATAGAGAAGACAGGTCAAATCTATTTAGGTACGCAATTATTTGGCGGTAGGGTCTTAATTGACACTACCGCTAATTGGAATTCCACACCAACATTAAAATCAGTTAGAGGTACCGTATATGTATACTCTGACCATCATGATTTAAATGGTACACTTATTCCAGGACTAAAAGTCGGAGATGGCACAAGCTATCTGATAGATATGCCATTTATTGAAGATTACTATCAAGATCATGTTGATAATAGTGTAATTCACGTTACACAGCAAGATAAAGATAACTGGAACAACAAAGTTCGTTGTTATGTAGATGACAATGTTCCAGGAAAACTGATATTTACAACCCACTAATGCGGAGGTATATAAAGATGCCAAATGATCCGAATATCATAGATAATGATTCTGAAGAACCTATCCTGAAACCTGAGATATGGTGGTTTCAATTACCCTCTGGGAATTCGTATTGGATAAAAGATGAGGAAGCCAGACAAGCTATTGCCGAGTTGCAAGAAATGATTGCACAGGTCATGCATTTCCGTGGTAGAACGCTAACGGAACTATATGATGGTGCAACTACTTCTCCAATCATTTTAGTAGATGATCCATCTACTCCATACTATCCTGAAAATGGAGATGTCGTTACATACCGACCAGAACAGGATTCTGATTCAGATAGTGACTCAGAAGAACCTGTTCGTGAATTAGAGTTTGCTTGGACTGGACATCATTGGCAAGAGTATGGTTCTTCTGGAGCACTAAAAGCACTTGCATTCAAAGATACTGCATCTACACAATACACTCCACAAGGTTCTGTAAATGCACAAGCATTTACAGGTACCGAAGCAACCATCGGCGTAGATGGTACGGCTGAGGCACAAGTATTTACAGGGCATCCTGTGGATTATACCCCTGCTGGTGTAAATACAGGTGCAAATGTGACACTTACACATGATACAGTCAATAGTATCACAGATGTAGGTACGCTTCCTGTACTTCCAACATTTACTGTACAGGATGGAAAGTTAATAATTACTGGAGGCAGTCCTGGAACACTTCCTACAAAGGGTGCAGATCAAACTGTTGCCGTTGATGTTGATACAATCACACAGCCTACATTTACAGGAACGCTTGCACAGATTACTGCGGAGGGAGAGAATGCTACTTCGGCAGTATCTGCATCTGGTCAATATACGCCGGAAGGTGATATTGAACAAGCTCAGTTCACAGGAACACCAACAACTATAACAGTTTCTTAATTTATAGAAACTTATTTGTTTCGGGAGGATTGATCCAATGCCGGATATGCAAAAGCTAAGTGAACTACAACTCCCAGATGGTTCAGAATACTATGTACAGGATAATTCCGCTATAGCGAGTATAAGCCGTAGCGGAAATACATTTACTGCAACAAAAAGAAATGGTGATACTTTCACATTCAGTCAAAAAGATATCACTATTTCCAGTAATCCGTCAAACCCAAACATAATAACTATAACCGATAACGATGGAAACACCTATGATGTTGACATCGTTATTTCGGATGCTACACAGTCTGCGTCTGGTTTAATGTCAGCGTCAGATAAGACAAAGCTGGATGGTGTGGCAAGTGGCGCTGAAGTCAATCAGTTTGCATTCAGTGCTGTCGAAGTAACTCAAGGACAGACTGTCACCACCCTATCCGCAGATAGTAAAACAGACACACTCAGTATTGTTGCAGGAGACAACATAACACTTACTCCAACAGCAGTATCAGATCGTGTAGTGTTCTCTGCAAAAGATACCACCTATACACTTATTCAGGATTCAACCGATAAACATAAATTTACTTTACATGACAGTGATGGAAATGACACTACTATTACTATTCCCGACAATGATACTACTTATACGCTTTCAGCAGATCCTGCAACTGGGAAGATAGTGTTAACACCGTCTTCTGGTTCGCCCATCAGTATAACTGTCCCGAATGCTACCCATGCAGATTCCGCAACTGCCGATGAAGATGGAGATGACATTCGGACAACCTATGCGACAAGCCTTGGTCAGAATCCGTCTGATGGGCATGTTCTGCAGCTGAAAGACAAGAATGGTAATGTATTGTCTACCGCTACGGTACCGGACAATAATACCACATACACATTTGAAAATGGTACTAATGGGTTTTCAGTAACTCCAAGCGGTGGATCTAAACAGACAGTAAAGGTTACTCCGAGTATTGCTGATGCGACACAATCAAAATCAGGTCTGATGTCTGCAAATGACAAAAAGAAATTAGATGGCGTTGAAGCTGGTGCAGATGTTAATGTTATTGAATCAGTAAAGGTGAATGGTACTGCACTTACTCCGGATGCAAACAAGGCAGTCAATGTTACTGTTCCTACCAAAACGAGTGACTTAACAAATGACAGTGACTATGTATCTGATGCAAGTTACGTTCATACGGATAACAACTACACTTCTACGGAAAAGAGTAAACTTGCTGGAATAGCAAGCGGTGCGGAAGTTAACCAAAACGCTTTCAGCAACGTAAAGGTTGGTACTACGACTATCGCTGCTGATGGAAAGACGGATACATTGGAGTTATCTGCCGGTAGTAATATCAGCCTAACACCTGATGCAACCAATGATAAGGTGACTATTGCAGTAACTGGTCTTGGTACGGCGGCTGCGAAAAACTTTACCACATCTGTAACGAGTGGAAGTGGTGACTTGGTTACATCTGGAGCGGTAGCATCTGCAATTTCAACTGCGATAGATAACTTACCGGAGCCAATGATATTTAAGGGAACGCTTGGTACAAATGGTACTATTACTTCTCTCCCAACGGCTTCATCTTCTAATGAGGGTTGGACTTACAAGGTAATCACGGCTGGCACGTATGCTTCTCAAGCTGCTAAAGTCGGAGATATGTTTGTCAGTACCAAAATAGATTCTGCATATCAATGGGTATATATACCTTCTGGCGATGATGTGGAAGATACATGGAGAAATATTAAGATCAATGGTACAGAGAAGCTTGGCACAGGCATTTCTTCCGGTGCTATTGATTTTGTGAACGGAAGTGCTACTACTGTATCCTTTAATGCTACGGGAAATAAAGTTAGTATATCACACGCAGATACAAGTAGTCAGGCAAGCGTTAATAACTCTGGTCGTACATATGTCCAAGATATTACATTGGATGAATATGGTCATGTAACTGGAATTGCAAGTGCCACAGAGACGGTAACAAACACAGATAGGTATGTAAATACTGCATCATTTGCGGATGACACAACGGCTTCGGCAAATAGTCCGGTCAAGATGACTCTTACGAGAGCTGGTAGTGATACCGCTTCTGTAACTGCCAATATACCAAAGGTGAGCGCATCTTCTGCCGGTGTCGCACCTAAAGGAAGTGCAGTATCAAGTCAATCTCAGTCTACCAAATTTCTTAGGGAAGATGGTAGTTGGGCTGCACCGACATATACCGTAAACACAGATACTAAAGTTACGGCTGTAGGTAATCACTACACTCCTGCTGAAAACACCGGATCACAGTTGGACGCAGATGCAAGTAGTACCACAGCAGCAACATGGAATTCCACATCTCTTGTTACCGGAGTAACGATTAAACGAGACGCTAAAGGGCATGTAACCGGACTTGCTGTAGATTCTATTAAGATGCCAGCGAATCCAAACACGAATACAACTTACACATTTGCAGAGGGATCTACGAATGGTGCATTCTCAGTAACACCAAGTGGTGGATCTGCTCAATCCGTTCCTGTGCATGGATTAAAGAGCGCAGCTTATACAGAATCCTCGGCTTATGCAACAAGTGGGCATACTCACGCAACTTCGATTGCAACATCTACAGGTACTAACCAGATCACACTTGCGCATGGCGGTAAGTATGCAATAACTGCTGGTGGTACATCCTACATATTTACTATGCCGAGTGATAATAATACAGACACTTTAGTAACACAAACAGCAACGAATACAAACGCTACATATGAGGTATTATTCTCTGCTACTGCTGATAATACAACGAGGACGGAAACAGCAAGGAAAAATAATAACCTCACATTCAATCCTTCAACAGGAACGCTTTCAACCACAAATGTTTCTGCCTCTTCTGCTATTGCTACAAATGATCTTGACACTAATTATCTTACAACAGGATCTGCGAGTATAACAGAAGCGAATGTGGGTAATCTCATTGTGACCGGAGCGGCTAGATTCCTAAACACAATCAATGGTAGTATCTCCGGAAATGCAGCTACTGCATCTGATTCCGCTAAATTAAATGGCTATGCTTCAGATACTGCGGCATCAAATAATACAATAGCCAGAAGAACTGCAAGTGGTTATATATTTGCAAAGTATTTTAATCAAAGTAGTAGTGCAGAAACACCTACCTCAGATAGTTTCATCATATATGCAAACAGTGACGGATATTTTAGAAAATCAACTGTTGCAAACATGAAAACCGCTATGTCACTCAATAATGTTGAGAACAAATCTTCTGCTACTATTCGGAGTGAGCTTACTTCTTCTAATGTTACTACTGCTTTAGGGTATACTCCTGTGAATAAGGCGGGGGATACGATTACTGGAAGAATTGCTTACAATAATGTGTCAATGCCTCTATCTGCCGGGAAAGTAACAAGTCTTGCGGCAGGTACTACTGAAATATTCAAAGATGGTATTGCTATATCCAATCCTGCAACATTTTATGATGTTGGTTGGATCAGAGTTACAGGGACAGGTGAGTCAGATACTGTTCTAGAGATTGCAACTGGTGATGACGGAGGAATGACTAATTGTGAAAAAACAGTAGTTCGCCAATATAATACATCTAATGCTGTTGCTAGAGAAGCAGTGCTATTAAATACAGATGGCACATCAAGTTTTCCAGTGAGTGTAACCGCACCTAAGTTTATTGGAAATCTACAAGGTACAGCCGATAACGCTGATAAAGTTGACGGGTATCATATTTATTATGACAGATACGTTTCGAGCACACAATTAGCGCAACCAACTGCTGATACAGTTTGGTATGTAAAAGTATCTACTGCAAATTGGAATTCACATATTGAAGTAATTCAAATTCGTACTGGCGGAAATAATCGAGTCGGATGTCATGTATTGTACACGGGTTCACGAGGTACTAAGTGGTGGGGCTATGGTCAAGTATATTCTCATAGAGGATTAAGTGGTGTATATAAAGTTATAAGTAATAGCGATGATGTATATCTCAGATTTGATGCAGATTGTACTTCAGCAACCATATATACATCGTTTACGCCACAAACCATTGCGATAGTTGATAGTCCATCAGGTGCTTATTACACCGAAGTTCCAACTTACGGTGGGTGGTACGGAAATCAGATAACAGTAGATCATATTCAAACAAATAATTATATTACTATACAGAAACCAACTGTCGCATCCAGTACATTTGCAGACAGTAACCCAAAAATAGTATTCAAGAATGCAGATGGAAGTCAGAGTGGATCACTGACATGGACTGACTATGATTCAGTTCAATCACCTGCTTCACTTACTCTAAATGGTACTCAAGGTGGAGAATATTTTATAGCACCAAATATTAAGGCAACTGGAAGTTTCTATGGTAATTTATCTGGTAATGCATCAACAGCAACTTCTGCTACAAAAGCAACCCAAGACAGTGATGGGAATACAATCAAGTCTACATATCTTAAACTTGCAGGTGGTACGTTAACTGGTACATTACAACTCGGATCTTCTACTCAAAGCACGTTACCTACTTGTGGAATACACGTGCATGATGTTAGAAGCGTAGATATAACTACAAATTGTATGCGATATCAATCTAATTTCTTTTTCAGTAATAGATCCATGCCTGATGGTAATTTTTGGAGTTTGCTACATGTAAGAGGTTGGAATGAGGATGCATATAATACATGGGAACTCGCAGGCCCTGCTAATGCTGGAGATCAGAGGACTACACCGTTATATGTAAGATCTAGTAATGGAACAACTTGGGGAAGTTGGAGAAAGATTTTTGATTCTAGCAATAAGCCCACAAAATCCGATGTAGGTCTTGGAAATGTAGATAACACAGCAGATGCAAATAAATCAGTTAATTATGCGACAAGTGCAGGAAGTGCAACTAAAGCAACACAAGATAGCGATGGGAATGCTATAAATACTACCTATTTGAAGAAATCCGGTGGGACATTGACTGGTGCTATCAATACTGCTAATAATACATACAATAACATAGGTGATGATGTAGCCATTGGTGATATAAATGTAGCAGGTACATTAGGTGTAAAGGGATTAAATGGTGCTACCGGAATACAGCTTGTTCCGTATAGTGGATCTACTGCACAGAAGATAAGTATAAATGGTTCTGGTACAATGACTATCACTGGAACAGTTGCAAGTACATTTAGCGGTAATTTGACTGGAAACGCAGATAGTGCAACATTATTGAATCAAGACACGACTTATAAAGAAGGAACGGCTTATGTATGCCAGACTTCGGCAGGAACTGTTAAAGCATTTTGCTCAAGGGCAAATAATTCTAATATAGGATTGTCTACAAGTGGTTATGGTTGTATGTTACTGTCAGCTACTTGGGGTGGTGGTACCAATTATAATGGAGAATTGTTCATGGGTATGGGTGATTTTCCGAATCTGTATTTTCGTGGAAAAAATAATGGTACTTATACATCTTGGAATGCTATAGGGCAATTTACTGCAACACCTACATCGGGTCAAGTAGTAATCACTAATGGCACAACAGGAGGAATGAAGTCTAGCGGTTATACAATAGCGACTTCTGTACCATCTGGTGCAAAATTCACAGATACTGACACTAAAAACACTGCCGGATCTACAGATACTTCATCTAAGATATTTTTAATCGGTGCGACAAGTCAAGCAGCTAATCCGCAGACATATTCACAAGATACCGCATATGTTGGAACAGACGGATGTTTATATTCTGGTGGAACTAAAGTACTTACTGCTCATCAAGATATCAGTGGTAAAGTAAGTAAAACTGGAGATACGATGACGGGATGTCTCAGTATAACTTCAGCTAACTCTTCATGGGCAGAAGGTATTCGTATTAATAGAGGTAATGGTGGATATTGTTCTTTTGTTATGGGTGGAGCAGCTAATTCTACTTCTGGTACAGGAGATAATGTATGGTGGTTAGGGTGCAATCCATCTTCTTATAGTCATAAATGGTTTGTTGCTCATAATGGTTCGACTCAAACGGGAACATATTTTTATGTTGATTCATCAACGCAACAATCTCCTCATTTTAGAGTCGGTGGAGATCTTGCAGTTGGTAGTAAAACTACTACAAGTAAATCTTGTACATTACGTTATAATGATACAACATCAAGCATGGACTTTATATTTACAGCATAATTGCATTTGGAGCTATATGTTCCCCATAAAACAATCATTTTATCAGGCATACTATATATAGTGGATATAGAAAAATAATAACTACTATATATAGTATGTCATTAGAGAAAAAGGAGGTATAAGTTATGAAATACCTTAAATTTACTACCCCCAGGTTAGATTCAGCTAACTATTTTCTTCTGGGGGATGGGAATTTAATATTTTCTTCATATCAGATTACTATGTTAGGTGGTGATTTGGTATGAGTTTAGTTGTATGGATGCCGTTGAATGGTGATGTAAATAATCAAGGTGTCGGAAAACTTAACTACATTAGCGGAACCCCTGTTTATGCAAATGATGGTAAACTTGGAAAATGTTTAGACCTTAGTGTAAATCCTACATTAAGTTTCAGTTGTGATGAACTTAATGGATTAGACGGTTCAAATATTACTATCGCATTTTGGGTAAATGTGTTGACTGGAGATACTAGTTTAGGTGACTGGAGAAGAATTTTATTCTTAGGTGATGCTAATGCAAGTGGTACATCTGGAAGTGGATTCAGATTTGAAGCATGTTTTAATTCTAATCTTCGAGCATGTTCTACACATAATAATACTACAAATAATATCTGGGCTGCGAGTCACACAATTATTCCAAATGATATGAAAAATCAATGGCATCATGTTTGTGTGACTATGGACGGTTCTAGTATTAAATCATATAGAGATGGTGTATTGATTGCAGAATCAACATCCGGTAAAGGCACAGGACATTTCAATGGTATAATTCAATTTGGTCATGGTGGGGCAATACGAGGTAAATTGAATGATTTCAGAATTTATGATAGCGCATTATCTTTACAAGAAATCGAGATTTTATCAAAGGGATTAGTGGTGCATTATCCGCTGAGTTTACCTATGCCGAATCTTGCAAAAGGATCTAATACTGATTCTACATCTACAAATGCATTTGGATTTTCAGAAGCAACTGGTGGGTCTACGAGATCAATAGAATATGATGGTGGTATCCCATGTGCTAAGATAACAAGAAATTCTACAGCACATAGTAGTTGGTCATATCTTCACTATGATAATTGGGATAGAGCGGCTATTAAACCAAGTACAACATATACTCTATCATTTGATGTTATTGGGTCTGGCTCTGGTAGTATAGGATTTGCTGGATTTTTGCAGGGAAATGGAACCAATAGTATTAATGCAAGCGTAGAGGTAATACAAAATACATTTAATGCAGATAGATGGTCACACATTGTATTTAGAACAACTACTATTGATGATTTTACAGGTAAAGGAACGAGTCAAACCATATATATGAATTGTGGTTATCTACATAATACTAATGTATGGATCATGATGAAGAATATGAAATTAGAAGAAGGAGTTAATGATACGCCTTGGATACCACATACATCTGATGTCGGATATTCAACTATGGGACTCGGATCTACTACAGAATATGATGTAAGTGGATATAATCATCATGGCACTAAAACAAATGTCACTTATGATAGCGATACTCCAAGATATGTAACATCAACAAAAGTAACTACTACTTCTGGTGTGTTTGGTAGACCTTCTATAACTCTTGATAAATTTACTATAGCATTTTGGGGAAAACATACTGCATCCAATAAGATACTTATGGGAAGTTGCCCAGATATTTCAACAAACAATACCACTTGGTACTGGTATGGTGATAATAGTTTCAAATATCCTAGCGGTGAATTCTATTATGAGCATAATGCAGGAACTTATATATTAAATACATGGATGTACTTTGTAGTAACTTATGATGGTTCTAATATTAAGGTATATAGAAATGGTGTTTATGAAGGAAGTAAAGCTGCTACAGGGACTATGACTTTAGATTATTTAAGTGTTGGAAGAGGAATCGGGTCGAATTATGCTGAAGCTGGTAATGTATCCGACTTCCGTCTATACGCAACATGCTTATCCGCAGACCAAGTAAAGAGATTATACAACACACCAGTATCTTTATCAAATAACGGAACACTACTAACACAAGGGGAGTTTGTAGAAACATAAGGAAGGAGGTGTGCTTAGGATGAGTAATATTACAAAACAAGGAATTGTGTATAGTGGAAGTTTTACAGAATCATTCCAATCTATATATGATACGAATCTATATGTAGAACCGGATAATTCTGTGTGGATAAGGATCTGTCATCACAATAATCCTGCATCTGTTCGATTTGCACAATCAAATGATTTTACTAAAGCATTTTACACAGATGCAGATCGATGGTGGAATATGCCTATAGTAAACCTTATTACAAATGGGCAATATGAATTTATGATTAAGTCCATGTACACTACAGGATCTACTGAATATAAGTTTCGTTGGATACAAACTGTAAACCCATATAATGCAGTATATTCTGATGTATCTTCTGCGAATGTAACCAAAATAACCACCTCAGGATACACAAATTATAGTTGGGGTGGATTATATAAATTTGGATCAAGTACATATTTCTGTACTAATAATGGAACAAACGGAAATTGGTGGGGAGCAGTTGGTGCTTGGAATTCCCATCAAGGTGGTATTCCTGGATGGATAGCTGTTATTACAACTGGATATCAAGATGTATATTTAAGAGTTGATAATCAATCCGCACCATTCTTTTCTATTTTTGACACGCATATCCAAGCAACCGAATTCATTGAAATCTAACACACAATAATAAATCAGCAACTTATTAACCAAGGTGGGGCAGATCAACTCCACCTTTTATAATAGTGTGGCAGGACGCGTCGTCACACTAGTTTTAAGAAAGGATGGTGATGACTTATAAAAGAAGAAATCATCATGGGAAAGGTAGGTGATGGATCGTGGCACATGTAGGGGATCTGATTTGTACGGGGTCTGCCAGGGTCTTGAATACCATATATGCATCCGGAATAACTTCATTAAAATACAGTGGAGCACAAACATCTGGAGGCTATGTAGGAGGAACACTTAAATCAAACTCTACTTCTGAAGATGACGCAATAACAATAGAAGCTGGAACTAACATGACACTAAAGGCATATTCTTTGACTAACACTTTAGTGCTATCTGCGGTAGATACTACTTATTCATCAAAAGCAGCAGCTTCTGGAGGAACTGATGTTTCTTTGGTTACTACTGGAGAAAAATACACATGGAACAACAAAACTTCTAATACTGGAACTGTTACGTCTATTACCATTAAAGCAACTTCTCCAATATCGATTGACAGTTCTTCTGCAATAACAACAAGTGGCACACGAACACTATCACATGCGAATTCAGGCGTAACCGCTGGAACATATCAATCTGTAACAGTTAATGCAACAGGACACGTTACTGCTGGTTCTGCTTTAACCAAAGCGCAAGTTACCACTGCACTGGGGTATACACCTCCTACATCAGATACAAATACACACAGACCGATTCAAGTTAATGGTACAGAAATACTTGGTAATAACACGACAGCATTGAATCTTAAAGCTGGATCTAATGTATCGGTAACAAACTCAAGTGGTACGGTCACTATTGCTGCTACAGATACAAATAATGCTGTAATTCAAACTGCAACAAATAGCACAGATGCTAATTACGAATTACTATTTAGCGCAACAGCTGATAACACGACAAGGACAGAGGGTGCAAGAAAGAGTAGTAAATTATATTTTAATCCATATTATAATTGCATGAGTATAAATGGTGATGGAACAATAACGCTAGACGGATCTAGTGGACAGATATATTTAACAGGGCCAGACACTGCACTATTAACTATTAGAAGTACTACAGATGAAACTAAAAGATTAGCTTTATCTCATTTTGACATAAATTGTTATGGAACTACTTGGGATGGAACTAATACCTCATTGAAAACCGCGCTTAGTAAAAAAATTGGAAACACCGGATCACAAACAATTACTAACGGTTCTATATATATATCAACATCAACTATTACAACCGGAGTTGGATTTTTTGCAAAAAATAGAAATAATATACAATGCTACTTATATTGCGGTGATGACAGTATGGGATTATATTCTGATAATGGTCATGGCGGTATTATAAGAAAATTTTTACCCTCCAATGAAGTAGCAATCAATGGTGCAACATATAGTATTGCCAATCCTGCTAATTTCCGTTCTGCTATTGGTGCTGCCGCATCTTCCAGTAGATTAACCAAGAAAAACATTGAAGATATTACAGAATCAGAAGCTAAAAAGATTCTCGATATTGATGTGAAATCCTTTGACTATAAAGATGCTTATATACTTGAAGGCTATCCAAAACGTGATAAGTATTACGGTGTAATTGCAGAAGATGTATTAAAGCAGATTCCATTTGTAGTAAATGTACCTGATGATTATGACGAGTCTAAAATAGATGAAACAAAGGGACTTCACCAAAGTCTCCTTACAATCGACTATGACAAGTTTGTTCCGTATCTAATTAAAATGGTTCAGGTACAACAGAAGGAAATTGAAGATCTAAAACAACAACTAAATAAAATCACGAAGTAATTCAATAGTATCCTTATTTTTTTTGGCTTAGATGGTATGAGTTTGTAGAACAGTAAAATATACTAAATATTCTAAATATTCTAAATACTACTAAATTATACTGTTGGAAGATCCATAAACTTCATATTACGGCTTTCAACCTTATGTATAATTAGGTGATTCTTTGTTGTAAATCGTTATTATAAAGTGAGGTACAATATTATGTATAAATTGACAGATCGTGGTATGCAAAAAGTTAAAAGATATTTAGCGGAATTAAAAGCAAAGCGTAAAGAGATTCTTGATGCCGGGAAAGACACTGCTGATGAAACAAATCTTCCAACAGTTGATGATATTATTAGTGATATTGAATGGACTGGTGTAGATGAAGATGGTTCCTATCTTAATGGATGGGGAGTAACTGACAATTATGATTCAGACTATGCCCTTGAACTTAAATTGGGCAGGGATTTTATAGAAGCATCTACATCTATTAACTGTTCGGAAATTTCAGATGAATCATCTTCTAAATTAAGTTCTGGGGATTCTAAAGAAATGTCTGATATTATCTTTGACACTCTGTTTGGAAATACACAATTCCCACAGTTTGATCCAGACCTTTGCACCGAAATTGATGATGAGACCGGAGATACGCAGTACGTAGATCGTGGTAAATCTGAAATTGTGTTTGGATATATGGGACATGTGTATAAGGTTAAAGTTAGTTGTATAGATTGATATAAAGGAGAATAATTATGAAGAAATATATAAAATCAATGGAATCTATCAAGTGTTCAACCAGAGATCCTTATAAGGCAGATTTGTTAAAGAAAACATTACAGAATATGCAGGAAGATGAATACTTTGTTCCAAAACTTAAAGTAAACGATAACGGACGTTATATTGATCTTGATGAAAGTGCAATACAAGTTCTTATTGATTATTATAATTAACCGCTTTATAAAGGAGAATATTTATTATGAGAAAATATGTAAAGTGTTCTGAAAATGATTTAACCTTTGAACAGATTGAATCTGTACTTGATGATCTTGGTGTTGGATATGAAATTGAAGGTGATTATGGTCTTGTAGAATTTTGGACAGATACAGCAGGTCAAGATATACCTACTGAATTTGATTTTGATGGAACACCGGAAGGGTTTATTCGTGAATTTATCCGTAGTGCCGAAGCATACGATGTTGATGAAGAATTTGAACTTTATGCTTCAATGTTAGGAGAAAATGGTATACCATCATCTGCACGTACTCTTCTTGAAGATTTAGAAGAAGCAAAAGGTACACTTATGGAAATTGCCAATGCATTAGAGTCATTGCTTTAAGTAACATATTGTGTAAAGTGGAGGTATAACTAATTATGAAGAAGTATATTAAAGCAAGTTCCAATGAATCAATTATATTCAAAAGCCTTAATATAGATGGAGATACAAGAACATGGCGATTCGAATCTGTTGATGATATTGTTGATGCTTGGAATAGCCCAGATGCAGATGTACCTGCAAATGATGATCCTATTTGGGATGTATATGTAGGTGACAAGCATGTATTGCGAGAAGCTGTTCCGAATAAATCCTATGAAGATTCCGTATGGTTCGAGGATTTGCTTACTTATCTTGGAGTAGATATTTGGGGCATGTAATAAAATAAAGGAGAATATAATTATGAAAAAGTATATTAAAGCACATTCTAATTACTATGAGAATTTACCGGAAGAATTTACTGTGGGAGAACCTAAAACAGTTGATGATGCTAAAGCACGTAGATCCGCAAAACTTAATTCTAAAATACAGCGTAAAAAAGATGAACATGGTGCTAAACAAAGAGCACTTCAGGAGGAGTATGCACAACTTAAAGAACAATTTTTTGATATAGATAGACAAATACAGTTATTAGTACCGGATGCAGTTGACATACTGTCTACAGCAAAAGAAATATATGATGTTGAAGGCGGGTATTCTAAGGTTAGCAAATATATGGAGGAAGAATTTTGCTACTGTGATAATGTAGGAACTATTGATGAACAGTTTGGACTGAGTTATGACCCATTTGCTGAATATATTACTTTCTATGATGTATATATATATCCTGATGGTAAATTCAAGTATCGACGTGCTAAATATAGTTATAGCACTACTTCTAGCTACTTTGATGATGTCAAAGAAGTGGGTTACAGTAATGAGAATCTTAGGGGTTGGATTAATTGGTATGAAAAATTTTTAGAAGCTTTCCAAGAGTTTTCAGATAAATTTTATGCATTTATAGATGAATATGCGGATGATGCTGAATAATTTTTCTAAAATAATTTAGTATGGAGATATATTGTCTTATGAAGAGATATATAAAGAATTCAAGTGTATCACATAGTGCCACTATTTCCTGTGCAGAACGATTCGATCCTGTAAACAGTTCACCAGAAGAACTGACAGAATATATCTACGATGCTCTTGATGAAGCATTTGATGAAACCAACTTTGTTGAAGAGGATTTGGAACAGTATAAGGATACCTTCACGAATGAGTTGATAAAGGCATTAAATCGGTTAAACCTTGGTGATATGCAGGTAGAAACTGATTTTGGTACATTAACAGGTGATACTAAGAAGATTGCTAATGCAGTAGTTAAGGCATATATGCAGGCTTACAAAGATGATAGGCTTGGGTAACATAATATATTATAAAGGAGAATATAATTATGAAGAAGTATGTTAATGTACAGTCCAATTATCAGAGTGATATATCTGAAGAAATTACAAAGGAAGAGATAACTGAGTTACTTGAGGAAAAAGTTGATGAAGTTCTTGGATATTTTCAAGACAAGATGGGAATAACTTCTGGAGATGTTTTTCCAGATGACTTATTTGAATTGATTAGACAACTTTCTGAATGTATGCTTGGAATATTACAGGGTCAACTACCTTATGATGAGGATGATGAGGATTGGGGGGTATAAGTAATTATGAAGAAGTATGTTAAAGCAAGTTCCAATCAAGTAGACTGGGCACAGGTTGCAGAAGATAACTACGACAAGATTGCAGATGTAATGGAGAAAGTGCATCTTCAGAATCTTCCATACCCAGTTGATATTTATCTGTATCCCAATGGAGAAGTTTCTGAGTTTGAAAATGTTGGAAGAAATTCTTGGTTAGATGATGATCATGTAGTTGTAGCAACGATAGATCATTCGTTTTGGGAGATTCCTGAATGGGAATTTGATGCGAATGGAAACTATTCACCAGAGAACATAGACGATCTTAGAAGATCCATTTATGATGATATTGACCAATTCATTGAAACTGCTGAACATGATAAAGAATTTAGAGATTCTTATGAATGGTAGGAAAATACAGAGGTATTATTTATGAAGAAATACATTAAATCATCATTTAATTATAAACCACGGGTTCGGTGCTATGGTATTGAAGATAAGAATATTTTTGGTGAATATGAGTTCAAGAAAGTATATCCTGTGTCCATTTTTGAAGATGCTTACAAATTAGCAAGAGAGGAATTGGATACTTATTCGGATTCAGCAGTAACTTCATATGTTACATTAGATTTCGATGATCCGTTACTTGATGATTATCGTGATAGATTAAATGAACTCATTTCTTGGGGATATGATGTATCTACTTATGATTCTTTTGATAACAAACCAAGATATTGAATTTTATAAGGATTTGCGACATATGACGAAAAAACCTAAGATCATTCGTGTCTGCGAAAACTGTGGAAAACCACAGCCGATTCTTGAAGAGAAATCCAATGAGAATTGGCAGGCTTACGATCCGAAATTGAAATGTGAATGCGGTGGTAAGTTCGTGTTCAAGCAGGCTCAGTAGTGAATCAATGATTAAGTCGGAGTAAAATCCGGCTTAATTTTTTATTTTCTTCATATATCAACAATGTTGTTGACAGTATTGTTGTAATATGCTATACTACTATTAAGGAGGTGTAAATATGAAGAAATATATAAAAAGTAATACCTACAACTTCCCGGATGTTAATACCATAAGGGTAACATTAAATCTATACCCACTCATTTATGATGATACTGCTGATGAATCTAAGATATCTGCATCCGTTTCGTTTGATGGTAAGCGATATCATACGGATGTAAATCCAAGCAGACTTATCAATGGTCCACTTTCAGATGTAGATGAGGTTCTATCTTCGGATCTTGAGAAAGAACTTAAAAGTTTCTACGATGATTGTGAGTTCTTGATAGAGAACCGTGGTCTTAAGATTTTGGACAGGTATCGTAGTAATGATTCTAAGAAGTCCGAATACTTTTTCGTATTTGGAATGAACGATGATCCATGTGGTGTACTTATCTTTGATGTAAGAATATCCGATCATGGGTTAGATGCAACTGTACCAGATGAAAAGAAAGCAGAGATTTATGAAAAGCTGAGATTGGATAAGATAATAGATGAATCCATTCTGCCGGAAAATATCAATTTTAGGGTAGAGAGTGTCCTTATAGGTAATGTTGAAGAAGATAGTTGGGATAGGGCATTTTATAGAGTAGATCTGAAACTAAGACAAATCCGTAACCGTATACGTGCAAAATTAAATGAAATGAGGAATAGATAATAATATGGAAGATATAAATAAGAAAGAAAAATTTGATCCGTTGAAATACGTAAGTGAATATACAAAGGAACATTATGACCGGATCACAATTACTGCACCAAAGGGTACAAAAGCAAGTGTTATGAAAAGTGCAAAAGACAGTGGTATGTCAGCATCTAAGTATATTTTAGGTGCGATTAGGTTCTATGAGAAGAATTCAGATTCAGATTCAGAGAAAGATAGGTGATTTGTTATGGCAAAAGCAACCGTTACGTTTTTGAAATCTGATTTCATGAAACCAAAGAAGAATGGTGTGGTATACTCCGAAGAATGTTGGAATAACTTTGTTTCTATGGTGGTTGAGAAATTTACTGCCGGTGAGTTTAGTTCTGTTAATCATTATGCCGATCCGGAACGCATAGAGTGTACTGTTGATGTACAGGATACTTTAATTGTAGATACAATACCTGCAAGTATGGAATTGGTTCACTAAGAAAATATTCTACAGGAGGTCATGTATTGTGAATAAGTATGAAGATTTATATGGTATGTTTAAGCAGGCGCAGGAAGCAAAACAGAAGAGGAATTTCAATGCATTTATGACAGGATTGGAGAGTGGTCTTGTCGAGGATCTTGACAAACACTATAGATTGAGCAAAACCGATCCTGCTGAGAAGCAAAAGTATGATGCACTTGTTGCCCGTATTAAGGGCATGAACATGCGTATCTTCCGTAATTCTGATGGTAAGCATAAGTTAGGCTTTGTAAAAGAAAATTACGAACCATTTGGTGGATGAGTATATAGGTCAACGCTACGTAACAATCCCAATGATTGTTCGTGTGGAAGTGCGTGATATACTTATGAAACTTGGATACAAAGTGGAAACATTTACATATCCTGATCTCACTGGAAACACATTTACGCAAGAATTTGTTTGGATAGAGTGGTGATATTAGAATTAAAGCAGATGCAATGGCATCTGCTTTTCCTTTGTCAAAATCGTTATAATATGCAAATATGTAATGGAGGATTGTCTTATGAAATATAATCAGAAACTAATTGATACCATTACTGAAAGATTTGAAGAGATTGTAAGCAAATTTAATACACCAGGATACCTGGATGAACATGATCTGTATAGTTTAGTTGCAAGCATAATGTATGATAAGCCATATGAATCCTGCTTGGAAACTACTACAGAAGGTAAAGAACTCCGAATGAATGCAAAGCATTTTCTGCTACAGGTTGTCATAGATTGCGGTGGATATCTATCTGAAGAATATACGAAAGACGAAATTTGACTACCTACATAGTATGATAAAATTATTAAAAAATTTATCTTAAATATGTTGACATATTGTTCTTAATATGATACTATACTTATATAGAAACCACATACACATAGTACATAATATTGGATGATACTTGATGATGACTATATAATGGAGGTAATAACTATGGCAACATTTGATAACATTAAAGTAGGAGATAGGGTGCTTTATTATCCAAATTTGGGTTTTGGTATAGTTGCAACTGTAACAAAAGTGACTCCTGCCGGTAATTTTGCAACAGATAAAACATATAAGATTTTATGGAATAAAGACGGAAATGCACGTGGTGCAGATATTTGGCAACGATCCTGTATTAGACCATATTCAGAAGAAGAATATGAAAGAATCATTGCAGCAAAAATTATATCTAAAGCAATAGATATGATGCGCAAATGTAGCAAGTCCGATCTTACGGTAGATCAGGCAAAAGCGATTATTGATATATTGAAAAATGAAAAGGACTGAACATCAGATGTTCCAGATACCGAAAGCTAAACTTATCTGATGTATTATAGGCAGGTGATTTTAATGAAAGTAAAAACAATTAAGATATCGGATATACGTAAGTGGCTTGATAATTATGAGCGTAAATTCTATGAAGAAAACATTAATAGTTGGCCTGAAGGGTCTCCAGGTAGAGAGATAAATGAATGTACACTGTCTTATGTAAAGACACAATTCATTAAGATGATTAATGATTTAACTACTACAGAAGGTGAGGTAACAATTCATGAGTAATTGGACCCATGTTGCTGCAATCGTGAGAATTGATTGCATTCGGTTTTCCGATACAGATCATATGGATTTTGATAAAATCTTTGGTAAGGAACGTCTTTGGGGAGCACCAAAGGAAGTTTGGGATGAGTATGAGGAACATCCAGATCATTTTCTTCCCTCTGGAAGTGAGGGAACTTTGCATAAGTCAGTATGGGAGAATCCGGATATTGGTAGTATAGCTTCCTATACTGTGTCAATTTTTGGGGATCTTCGTGATCATGATGATCCGAATGCAATCATTGAATGGTTTAAGCAGAAAGTTGATCCACTTCCTGTACGGCAGGCGGTTATAACTGTAATGAATGCATACTACGGAACAGTAAATTGGACTTATGAAAACTCGGAGAGTGAATAGTTATGAACGAAATGAAGTAGGATGAAACCAGAGGTATTGAAGAACATGGACACAATTTGCTATATTCTATTCGGATTTGCACTTACTTTCTATTGGATTGGGTACATTATTAAATGTAGAAACACATCCAATGTTGACGGGAAAGAAACATGGAACAGTCCCATATTTGAATTTATATATTACAAAATAATCATTCCAGGTGTATATATTTCTATAATTTTAGAAGTGTTGTTCTATGGAATAGGAGTAATTTATGAATGATGAAAGAGAAACACGAATCAAGAGATTAACTGATTGTGGATTTATCTACAAGCGAATATCTAAACATTGGTTTTTGGTAAGGATGTATGCAACACATAAGAAACTGCTATATCATTTGATATTCCCGATATATATCAAATAATCAGATAACTGCGCTATCTGAGCCATACAAAGCAGAAAGTGAGAAAGATGGATGAAAGAACAATGGATAGTAGAAGCGGAACAAAAAGCAAAAGATTTGGCTGAAATGCTATATTACGAGATTGCATATGAAGCTGATAAAATATGTGTTGATAGCAAATGGTTTTTTGAAAAAGTTGTTCAATATATGAAACAAGAAAGTGAGGAATAGATTATGCGTAAAGTTGTTATGTATTGTGATAGATGTGGAAAGGAATTTGAAAAGTGGAATTATAAAAATGAAAAGCCTGAATTGTTGGGCGTTGCAGAATTTGTATATGATGATGGCGATCCATATCTTGATGAACACAAAGATCTGTGTGAATCATGTTATACAGAACTTGAAAATTGGTGGAACGCACAACAGGCAGAAAGTGGGGAAATAGAATGTTGAAATGTCCAATATGTGGAGAAGAATTGAAAAGCGAATCGTATGGTAATATGCCAAAAATCGGTGCAAAAACTGTTCAATCATGTGTTTATTGTCCAAATGGGGATTTTGGAACAGATTACTACGCACAGCCGTCAAAATTGTTTGCAGAACTCCAAAGCGCAGGAGTTGTGGTTTCAAAATAAGAAGCGTTTGTGAATATGGTATTGCATAAACTCATAAAAGCGTTATCAATTATCAATGGAGGTTGCAGTATGAATGAATTGGATAATATTTTATTGAATGACGACATCAATTCAATTACAAAAGTTTACAGCATTGCAAAGAAGTTGAAAGAAGATAATAAAATACCTGATCAATTATGGTATGCAATTCTTGAAATGAAGGATGACAATATAAAGAATATTATGTTTTCTTCTGAAAATTAAATACCATAAAATCACATTTTGATTGAGTAAGGAGGTATTCGGATATGAACATTTATAAACTGACTGTTACAAAATTCATTGAGTATGAATACGAAGAGGTTGAAACTCATTTTTACCATACAAAGGATGAAATGGAACAGGATCGTTTAGCCATTGAAGAATCAAACAAACGTGACGGTAAGTGGATTCCAAACATTACATCCGTGGATTTTGATTCGGAAGAAGTTGATCTTGATGATGCAAAGGAAGACATGACGGTTGCTCAATTTGAAAAATTGTTTAATACCACTGTTACCCCGTCTGAGATTAGAATATGGAGGAACATATATGCGAATAATTGATAAGAACACAGATTACTATGATTACTTACAAAATTCCGAGGACACTATCGTGTTTGACCGGAGAGGATCATATCTGTTGACGAAGGCACAACTTTGTGAAGTTCTTGAACCTGCATGGTACAATACAATCTATACCAAGGACACGAGCATACATGAGAAACACAGATACAAGTATGTGCTACTTCAGTGTGGGGCTACTTTCTGGCTAATACTTCTGTACGATGTACAATATAACAACTACGGAAGGCCATCAGATTATAAGATGGAACTGTTGTCCACATGGAAGGACTACAGTAAATCTAGAGAAGTACTTAAACTTACCGAAATTTCGTTCATGTATGACACTCTTATTCGACAGAAAAAGAAAGAGACTTACTACGAGTTCATCAAGTCGAATGTACCTAGGATGGTTGCAGCTATACAGTCGAATAATCTTTCAACCACACAAAACCTGAATGGTCACGAAGTTAATAAGGACTATAAGAATACATGGATTCGTGAAGTCAGAACAATTCCAATCTTGACAGCTTGTGGAATTGCAGAAATTATCGACCCTGTTTCAATATTTACTGCAATTGAAGAGCACTTTTCATTACTTAAGACAGAATCTGAAAGAATTGATCCTATCGGTGCAACAAACAACGATAAGATTGAAATGCATGGATTTGATACTAAGACTTCCTTCCGTGGAAAGCAGAAAGGAACGGCTGTATGAAAGTAAAGAAATTGCGTGGGTTGATGAATACTAATTTAAAAGTTCGTATAAATGATCCTGAAGATATTGCGTCGTGGGAAGGTAAATGTTATGAGATTCCATATAAGTATCTCAATCGAAAGGTATTTGCACTTAATCCATTTCATATCCCATCGGAGTATCGTAAGGAATATGATGATTGCTTGGATGTTTGGGTTGAATCTGAAGATAGGGTGATGGTGAATAAAAATGAAACTGATGATTGATATACTTAGATCTGAATATGATTACTATGTTATGAAATCAAAGAATAATTACGCAATGCGTATGGCTGAATCTGTAATAGCACACGGTACACCGATAGAATATTGTAGTGACTGTATCAGCCGGGAAGAAGCTGAGCGTCAATTCGATATGGTACAGCAGGATGATCTTGCCATGTCCTATGATGATATTGCGAAGTATCTGTCAAGACTTCCATCTGTGTACCCAAATCCAAGAGCAGGGAAGTGGATCTATTATCAGAGAGATAGTGAGAATGGAGAGTACAGATGTTCCTTATGTGGTAATCCGTCAGGCTATCCGACTAAGTATTGTAATAACTGTGGAGCAAAGATGGAGGTGCAGGATGTACATGATTGATGAAGAAAGTGTCCATGCTATACTACATGAATTATCCAAAATGTCACCTATGGTTCTTGGGGTTGCTTATTTATATGCAAAGAACTATGAGAAGTATGGGGTGGATATTACAAAGGAATGGACTACTGCAACAAGTCAGACAGCCGCACTTGATATAGCATATCATAAAGGTATGAAGGATGCACTTGATTGTTATGCTGAGCGGAGTGTTGCACGTAGATTATGTGACGAAGATGGTAATATCTCTTGTAGCAGGTGCGGAAGCGGTAACTGTTATGATGATTACTGCGGTAACTGTGGGGCAAAGATGAAAGAAGTGTAATATGGTTATAAATGTTCCGGATTGGTGTATCATAGGTAAATATGTAGAAGTTTTGATGTATGATCCAGATTATGGTGAGTATCATTGGTTCGAAGAAAAGATATTATCATATAGTACAGACGGATTCTTTCATCAAGCGCATAATTGCCCAGTGTATCACAATTTATTTAGTGATTATGGATTAACTGTACGAGAAATTCTAATAAGTAGATAATTCGCATGAATGATGGGGAGGATTGATAATGGGTCTATTTGAACAACCACACGAACTATAGCATATAATAAAAATGCAAGGCGAAAGTCTTGCATTTTTTAGTTGAAAATCGTTATAATATTCAAAGCGAACAATTCATTCAATAAGATAATTTTCTTAATAAATTTATCATAAGTATATTGACATATGGCAACATATGTGATAATATCAAATCATAGAACTGTTATCGATAATCCAAAAGGAGGATACATTATGGAAGCATCAGAGAACTTACTAGCGAAAAAAGTTATAAAAGAAATGAATTTTAATTGCGACATCATCATAACGGATCCTTGTTACATTAGGAATGGTGATTATTCTTTTATCGATGTAGATTCTATCATAAATGATACCTTGTATGGAGATTGGTCTTGTCATGTGTGGAAAGCATCTGATTATAAGGACTGTGTTGAATCTAGTGTAATCGGTGAGTTCTGCGCCGATAGTGGAATGGTCATTGTTGCAAACTATAATCAACTTCTTAAAGTAAATCCGGAAGCGGAAAAATTTGTTAATGAACATCCGTGGTGTGCAACTGTGATCAAGGGCTTCAAAGGAAAAGTTCAGATGATTCAATTTGATCGTGAATATACATATGATGAGGATTTTGAACCCAATACACCTTACGGATGGAATAAAGGTGATAAATATATAGACAGTTCTTTGGAATTATTTGGTATAGGCAACATAAACTGGATTGGTGCGCAAACAGGATTGTAATTGTAAATTGTTTGATTAGGAGGTATACAAATGAAAGATTTAGATTTCAAAACATGGAATGGTAAAATAACAAACGTATCATTGTCAATGGCAGATTACGGATGCCTAATGTTCAACATTGCAATTGATGGTAGCGGAATTGGCTGTAACTTTGGTGGTTATGTGCTGGGACATGGTTATGTTGGCGCAGATGAATTCAAAGGTTCTGCATCTGGCATGGAGTGCATCATGCGGATCATGGATACATTAGAATCTGATACATGGGAAGGATTAGTTGGAAAATACGTTAGAGTTCGGGATGCGGGACTTGGTAGCACTGTTAAATGTATAGGTCATATTACGAAGAATAAGTGGTTTGATATTAAGAAGTTTTTCGAAGATAAAGAAAAAGAAGAACCTAAAAAGCCGATACCTAAAAATGTAGATGAATTAAGGGAATTTGTCGGAAAAGCATTGAAAGAGAAATATGAAAAAGTACATATGCAGCATTCAGGTGATGACATTATAGTTAATGTGGAAGAATACAATAACGGACGAAATGATGTGTGGATTCAGTTCCCGTATTTTCATAGTAGATAAGGAACTAAGTTTGATTGGAGGTTGATTAAAGATGGATGCGGCGAGAGCAAAAATGCTTAGTATTACAAACGATGAAAAATGGAAGAAAAAGAAAGCTAAAGCAGAATTAAAAGAAGTAAAACGCTTGATTAAATATAGTGTAAAACACGGTAACAGTTGTTGTATCTATGACAGGTATGCGGCCTCTTTATATGACATTACTGAACAATGGTTAAAGGATAATCATTATTCTTATGAGCGTTTTATTGACCGAGATTATACGAAAATCAGCTGGAGGTAGCTTATGAAATCCAAAGTTTTGATTGAATATTTAGAAAAAATTGATGACATTTCCTCAGATACCGAAATAAAATTCTTTGTTAATGATAATGTATATGATGTTGGTTACATCAGTAGTGATGGAATGATTTTTGGAGTAAATCGTAATTTACTCAATGATACTGCTGATAATACAGACAAACTTATGAAACAACTTCACAAAGCCAGGAAGAAAGCAAAGCGTTGGAAACGGAAATACTTGGAGTTAAGGTATAAGTTGGATAATGAGGAAAATGGTTATATGAAAGGTGGGGCTAATGATGATGGAGATCAGAAAGGAGATGCGAAGTGATGAATCAAAAGTTATGTGATCTTGTACATAATATACATGAGGATATTGAAGATATGTGTATGTCAAATAAACGGTGGGAACTTAATGCTTCCTGTCTATGTGCTTTGGAAAAGTTATTGAAACTACATACTGTAATGGATAGGATGATTTTAGCCAAGGATGCAGGGATCATGTTTGAAGATGTACATATCTCTGACAGCATTGATATGTCTGTACTTGAAAATTTATTGAGAAAAGGTTTTACACATGATATAACACAGCAGGATATTGATGATCGGATTAAAAACTATGAAAAGACACTTGATGTAGTAAAGGACATGGATCTTGGAGAGATATGATGAAAACAGATATAGCAAAGATTATAAATTCTATAACTGCGGTTATGCCATGTGAATCCTGTCCATATCCATGTGATGCAGGTGCTAATAGCAGTAGAGCGAACTGTAACAGACATTGGTTCAGTATACTATCCAATCTGAATATGGAGCCATGGGATATAGTAAGTGATAGTCTATTTTGTATGTTTACAGAGGGGGAAGATTATGAACAACCGGCAGAAATTGAAGAAACTGAAACGTGATAACGAATTGATGCATAAAATTATAAATGATTCGGAGAAGATGAAGAGGCTGTACGATGACTTTAACTCACCGATCCGGAATGTTGTTCATACAACTATGCACTTTCAAGAGTTTAGAAGCAAACGGAAGATTTTATCTACGCTTCCGAAGGATGACATTACCATTGAATATTACAAACAGGATCTTGCAATGGAACTATCGCATCACATAAGACCGATGATTAAATTTACATCATATGACGATGTAATTGAGGCAAGTATATTTATAGGGGAGAACAGAAATGAGATTAGTAATTGATATACCGGATGGGTATGAAACTAAGTATAAATCCATAAACAATGGTAGTATTGCAGCAAAAGTGATCTTGAATTGTGTAGCTAATGGTACACCAATTCCTAAAGATTGCGGCAGGCTGATTGATGCTAATAAATGTGTAAAGCAGGCTTGGAATGACTTTTACAAACACGAAGATGAGTGGGAGAAGAAAGACCCGGAGTAATGAACCATACAAAGCAGAAAGTGAGGATGTATAATTATGTATTACAAATTAACGGCTATTAAGGATCTTCCAGGTGTAGAAAGTGGGTTCAGTTGGACATTTGTAGCAGATATGCCGGATGATTACGATTTACTTCCTCTTATGCCTC